AAACCCCGGTAAATACCGAAAAATAATTCAAGACCCGAAAGGGTCTTTTTTTATCCTTAAGCTTTCCGGATTCCGATTATATAAGATCATAAGAGATATATTAATAAAAAAAATAAGAATTATGAAAAAGATGATTGTAATATTGGTTCTTGCTCTGATGACAAGCTGCGTTCGCAATGTAAATTCATCAACAAGTGAACCTGTTGTAGAGTATACTTCTGTTAAAGGAGATTCTCATGGATTTATCACACCGGAAGAACGCGGAAAAATTGGTACGGTGAGAGAATTTAAGTACAATGGTCACCAATACATTCAGTTTGATATCATCTCCACACACGGAGGCCGCAGTGGGGTCGTACATGATCCGGACTGTCCCTGTCACAACGGTTCTAACGAATAATCTGCAGCTATGGAAGTCGCAAAATACTGGGTCATTCAAGACCAGAACGGACACTTTTACCGCATGACTTCATACGGAAGCTGGTTCTTTGACGAGAACTTCTCGAAGGCAAAGCACTTCACCAGCAAAGGCAGAGCAGAGTCCGGAATAAAGCAGATCTCTGGCTGGGCAGAGGCAACCAAAACCACTATGACTGTCCGGTCCGTAACTGTAACTTTAGACTAAAAATATAATCCGCAATAATATGAACAAGACAGACGTAAAAAACATTAAAAGCTTGCTCAAGTGGCGTGAATTGTCCCGTAAAGTGAGCAAAGGCGCCGACTACGACACGGCCGGCGAGATCAAATTTGATGTGCTTTCTGAGTACTCAGATGATGAGCTCAATCAGAAAATGCAAGAGTTCGAGGAAGCAGAAAAGAGAAAAGCTGCTGACAAGTTCCGCAGTCTCGTTGATGCATTCTTCAAGAAGTGGGGCGATGAAGGCGACAACATGATAGTGCTGAGCGGCGCATACGTCCCAGAGAGAACGACCTATGAAATGGAAGATCCAGTGAACGACATCTACTGGGACCGTAGCGATTACAACAAACTGTACCACGCAGTCGGCAGCCAGCAGCCGAGCAACAGCTATTTTGCTGTCTGTGATCTTCCCGAAGCGGAGAGAGCAGATAGAGAAAAGCTGTGGGATAAGTTCTGGACAGACATGGAACCAATCCGTAAAGAAGCAAGAAAGCTCAAGATTCCGACAGCAGAGAAATACTGGGAGGACGACAACCATGCTCTCAACGAATGCTGGTACGGCGTAATCGGAGTCATGAAAGACTACCGCATCGTATCTTTCGTCATCCGAGACGACGGCATGCTGTGCGACGAGGAAGGATACGAAACCTTCTACAACTCTGTAATCACACAACTGTAAAATCAATAAAACATGAAAAAATCAACAGCATTAGCAATCATCACCCTCCTCTTCATCGTATTCATGTCCGTGATCGCCCTGACGGGCTGCACCGAAGGTCAGAAAAGAGGCCTGAAGGACATCAAGTCAGACTGGGGAGGAGGAATCGAACGCACCGCCGTTCTGATGGACTACAACGGCGACACAATCAAGACTTGGCACGGAAAATTCGACATCCGCGACTCTGGATCGGACAACCAGATTTTCTTTGATCTCGACGGAAAGCGAGTCTGGATCCAAGGAGGCATCTTTGTTTCGGAAGAAAAATAATGATAATGAAAAATAATCAAAGACCCGAAAGGGTCTTTTTTAATCCTTAAGCTTTTCCGGATTCCGATTATATATGATCACAAAAAACATATTCAATAAACTACAAAAATAATGGAAAACTCAATAACTCTTGTAGGAAAATACACCAAGGCCGAAATTTTCGCTAAGACTATCGAGGAAGGCGTATATACTCAGGTGTATGATATCATCAACAATCCGGCATTCTTGGGTAAGAAAGTGGTATTGATGCCGGACGTTCATGTGGGGGCAAGCGGACCCTGCGGGCTGGTAGCCGAGATCGGAGACTGGATTTGTCCGGAACATATCGGAGTAGATATTGGGTGTTCTGTGACTATGATGATGTTAGATGGATTTATTCCTGAAGATAAATTAGTTTTATTAGAACATCGAGTCAAACAAGCTGTTCCTATGGGATTCAATCTTCATAAACACACTGTTATAGAGGAAAAAGATTTCTTCAAGTTCTTAGGCACGGAATTTATGAAAGCCAGAACCCTGTGGCCGGAAGTTTTCGATATTGAGCATCTCCCTAACATAGTCACGGAAAAATGGATTGACAAACAACTTAAAAAACTTGGAATGGAACCTGGGGTTTTCTATAAATCATTGGGGACTATTGGTGGAGGAAATCACTTCATTGAATACGGAGAATCCAAATTAAACGGAGCTATCACTATGCACTTTGGGAGCCGGAATCTTGGAGTCAAAGTCTGTAAATACTGGATGAAGAAAACCACTAATCCTATGACAAAGGCGGAAGCTCAAAAAGTTGTAATAGACTTTAAAAAAGAATGGAACCGGACTCATAAAAGTGATATGCACGGATTCAACGAAGCTCTTAAAAAGGAAATGCAAGAGCGCAAGAATAATTTTATCAAAGGTTACCTTACTGGCGAGGACATGAAAGGATATTTAGCGGATATGGTTTTTGCTCAAGCTTATGCTAAGTACAATCATAAGACTGTTAAAGACATTATTTCTAAGATTCTTTCAAAAATGCATCTTCCTAAGATTGACAAAGTGATTACCTGTACGCACAACTATATAGATTTCCGGGATCACTACATCAGGAAATCATCTATTTCAGCACACGAAGAAGAGGAAGTTATAGTACCATTGAATATGAGAGATGGAACTATTTTTGGAGTAGGAAAAGGAAATGAATATTGGATGGATTCTTGTTCGCACGGCGCCGGCAGAAAGATGTCTAGGAATGAAGCTAAGAAGAACATCACTTTAGAAGAATTTCAAAAATCCATGGAGGGTATCGTCACCACTTCCGTAGATCAAACTACCATTGACGAATCTCCAATGGCCTATAAGGATACGGATGAAATCATCGAAGCCATACAAGACACTATAGATATATTAGCGGTATTCATTCCTAAAATATCTTGGAAGGCTTCCGAAGAACCTCAAAAATAAAAGGTCCCAAAGGGGCCTTTTTTATTGCTTAAGAATTTCTTCTATTGAAGTTTTATATGGTACCATGCGCTTTTTAATAGTATAGAACGATAACATATCTGCAGTGACCTTAAAGTCGTTTGGATTCGTAATAGTATATATCTCCGTAAAATGTTCCCATCTAAACTTCGAAAATTTAGAATATATATCTCTTATCTGATTTCCGGTCAGTATAAACCACACGCCCCCTTCTTCCGTCTGACATCGATCGTATTTGTTCTTGCTAAGAAATTCAAATATTTCTCCTACCGACCATATGGCGTAATATCCGGAATTATTACCAGGTACACCTCCCCGTTTCCCTATTATAGATTCGCTGATGTGTTTCATTGTCTTAGAATTTTGTCTTAAATATTTATTCTACCACTACGTATTAAACTAAAATCATCTGGATAATCGAGCAGTTCATAAGGATATTTTATATTGTGCTGAGATATAAATTTCAAAATAGTCTCATTATATCCGTTTGGTGTCCAATAAATATCACAATCAATATGATTGGTATTTAATTGTAATTTTGAAAAATCTCGGCCAGGACCAGTAAATATTAACGCCCCTTTCCCATTATTTAATTCGCATTGGTTAATGAAATGTGTATTGGATATAGAAAGTATAGCATTATCAAGCAATTTAATATCCCATCTTGTATGCGGTATGATTACGTATATATTGTTTTTATCGGTAAAAATTTCTTGAAATTTGTCTTGTTTGGTCGGGATTGATCCTTTCCGTCCTATTATAGATTCTCTTATGTGCTTCATTTTTCTTCTAATCTTTCTCTTAATTTTTCTGGTGTGTATGTATCATAGAAAATATCAAAATTTTTATCAAAAATAGACTTCCAAAAATACATGCCATCTTTTGAGTCGGACCAAGGAAATGCACAATCTAAACCGAATTTTTGCAGACTTTCTAAATCAAAATCTTTTCTAGTCAAATATGTTTCATACAATGCTAACGTGATAATCTCCAAAGGATATCCTTCTATTTTCCCTTTAGCATCTTTCTTGGTTAAACCATATGGATTTGGCCACACCAGCGCTCCTTTCCGTCCTATTATAGATTCATTTATGTGTTTCATAATCTGCTTATAGTTTCTTCGGTTAATATCTTAAATAATAGACCATTTTTTTGGCAGAATTCCATAGCCGCCGCCCACTTGCTCCGGTTCCGGATGTATTCCTTCCAGGCATATCCGTTAGGATCAAATGGAGTCTTCGGAGGTAGGGTCTGGTTCTTGGGCTTGATTTCTATCAGCACTTGGGATCCGTCATCCATAATCACAAAAAAATCCGGATAATAACGATGAGATTCTCCGTCGAGTTTATTTATATATGGTATAGCTAGGCATTCCGATGCCCAGCTTTTTACTTTAGGGGTATTTTCTAGCCAATGTATGAATATCTTCTCATAAGAACTTCTATATATTATAGGTTCCCGAGATTGAGATTCTAAAAGTTTCTTGCAAGACCCCGGATTGATGTATCCTTGTTGAAATCTCTTTTTGGATGGCCGGACTTGTTTGATATTCATATTCGATTACTGATAAATCTGAAACATTCGAAAAGATTCTTATAAATGTCAATATTTACAGTTCCGATTCGCTTTACGATTTCAAAACGATCAGGACTGGTTGCGTAATTTTTGGCTTTTAGAGGAAGATTCGAGATCTTATTTACACCATATATTAACTTCATACTCTCGCAGAAAAATCTTGGTTTCCCCATACCATCTTCTTCCATCCACATTATGACATCTCCACCGATTCTTATAAGACTATTTACATATTCTTTTGCTGTATCTAATCCAGGCAGCTTTAATATCTCATCTATGTGATTTGCATATTCTTCTTGAGTCAAATACAAGACAGTATGGTCTTCTATTTTTGGATTACCCTGCGTATGATCCGATCTCATAAGATATATCGGGGATGTCGTCCCGCCTACACCTTTTCTTCCTATTATAGATTCGTTAATATATTCCGATAGTCCCACATAAGATTCGTTTTTACGGGCGGTACGAAATTCGGATTTAGTAGCATATCCGACCTCTTTACCATTCCGAGTCCGGACATAAGTCATACCATGTCCCGTTTTTTTCCGACGAGCATGGATTTCCGATCCGTCTTTAGCTTTAACTATCTGTTCCTTGGGTTCTTTGTTAGAAATATTATCCTTTTTTATGAGATTTCGATCAAACTCTAAAAATTCCGAGCCGTTTTTCTTTATATATTCTTTTCCGGTCTTTCTCAGATCTTTATCTTGCATAATTTTAGAAAAGTTCTTTTGAAAATCTTTATCGGAGACATCGGAAAAATCGGGATCGATCCGAATCTTACCTTTCTTGTTATACATAGATTTCATCAGATTCTCATAATTCTTTTCCAGCTCTTTTTTCTTTTTCGGATCTTTTTCTGCTTCTATAGAAGCCTTCATGCCGGCAATGGTAGCTTCGTTTCGTTTTCGCATGATATGGACGGTGGTAGCGGTAATAGCAGCGGCCGCAATAGCTACTCCGGCTATTATAGCGGTTTTTTTAGGACCATCGGAATCTAAATATCTACCCCATCCCGTCTTAACGGTATAATCAAATGTCTGATGATATTCCGTACCGGTTGCCACAGTCTCAGCTTTCACTGGACCAAACCAGGCCCAATCATTATCCTGCTTAGAATAGGTATGGTAGACGTGGCGTCTTCTTTTCCATTCCGATCGGCTGAGTGGTTTGGATGATATTTTATCATATTCATTTTTTGATACCTTCTTAGTCCTGCCTTTACCCATATCTATGGTATAGGTATCCTTGTGAGATTCGGCATCTTTCTTTTCTTTATCATATTCGGCTGCTTTGCGATCAGCTTCTTTCTGAGCCTCCTCATATTCTTTCCGCGTATCTTCTTCCCGTTTGGCTATAGCATTTCCGAGTTCCTCAACCGTCTTATATCTCTTTCCGGTCTCCCAATCGCAATACGGAAATTGCGACCGCTCGCTCACCGGGATTCGACGGTCCTCTACATGGCTGCTCAGACGGCGCCCTTCTAAATTCATTTCTAATATATTAGTCTTCATCATCTTTGTCGGATATTTTTTCTAGATGGGATTCCGTTTTCTTTAAAGTTTCTTTACATAGTTCTATCAGATTATTCAGATCCGTCTTAGACCAATGACTGTCTTTAAGCTTGTCTTTTACAAATTCCTCAATATCATCGCCCCCGTCACTATAAAATCCTTCTATTAAAGAACTTACTATCAATATTAATTGATCTTTTTCTTTTTCCGGAATATCCATTTTGGTTTCAAATATAAAATTTTTTATATTTTTCATATTTTAGAATTTTATTTTCCCATCATATACATTGTCGATTATATCAGAATATTTAAGAACATCGGACATGTATTCTATATGATAATCCAACCATGTTATGACATCTCCGATTTTATGGGGAAATATAGAATATATACAACAATCTACCTCTTGATTTATATGAACCTTTTTAAAATCCTCTCCGGTCCCCACGAATATTACTTCCCCACCAGACAGATATACCTCCTCTATGTTTACATTTTTCACATCCATTATAGTATTTGATATTTCGTCATAATCTTCATTATTAACTGGATATACTATAAATATGTTTTTAGGATTCCGATATATGGCTTTAGCAAATGCATTATCCTTATCCGGAATATTATAATTTCCTCTCCGTCCTATTATAGATTCATTAATGTGTTTCATCATATTTGGTTTATTTATAACTCCAAATTTCCTGACCTGTTGTTCCAACAGAAGCCATTTTTAGAATTTCGATATCAGTCTGTATGTTTTTTATATTTTTACGATCAAAAATGTCGGATATATGACTTTTGACATATTCCGGATCCGCCCGCCAGATGCTCACCACATCTAAATCGTATCCCCGACCAGCTTCATTGCTGAATTCTAAATTATTGTCATATTCATAATCCGGAATATATCCTGATCCGAGTAAAACAAATTTACTATAGATGTCGAATTTATTATCAGCATATTTCTTTCTGATTTTTTTATCAAAAACCACTATCCAGAACTCTCTATTCGCAGTTTGAACGATATCAAAATCCTTTAATAACGATTTCGGATTTGAAAATGATGCGCCCTTTCTTCCAATTATAGATTCATTAATGTGTTTCATAGTATTACTTTTTATATAGATAAAATGTTCTTCCGGCCATATTAACAAAAATTATATCGGCTTCCATTGGTTTGCAAATAGGTGCCTCTCCAAATTCTTCAATTTGAAATGCACCGCATATATATTTTTGTTGTCCTATTTTTTCATAAAGTTCATCAAGATCATTCCAAATTTGCATCAGAAAATTTCTATCTTTAATATAACCTTCATAATCATTGACATTCACCGGTCCAAAATCTAACAAACAAGATGCAAATTCATTAAAATCTAATTTTTGCTCAATTTTTTCTAACCACTTATCAAATTTATCAAAATTATTATACAAACCCTTTGATTTAAGTTTCTTATCATCGAATATGAGTTCCGATATGAAATATTTATTTGGCGGATAATTTCCCTTCCTTCCTATAATAGATTCAGTAATGTGTTTCATGAGATATTTAATTGATTAAAAAATACAATAAAAAACAAGCGATCTTCCGGTCAGATATATAAATGGTCATCCTACAGAAGATCGCTTGTTATACGGAGGATATGAGTGTTATATCCTAGATATTTGCATGTACATGTACGGCACTATCCTGAGATGCGGATTCGGATCTAGGATATCCGGAAAAACGAAGTATAGGTATATTGAATATATCGATCATGCTTTCTAGGTCGTCGCCTGGGATGCTTATATAGGATGCAATATCTTTCGCTTTGTTGGCGGATGGCCTGCCTACTATGAAGTAATCGAATTTTTCTTGTTTATGATAGTAATACAAATCAATTACGCCGAAGAATCTAGATATGAGATTGTATCTTTCTTTACTTTTATTTCTCAGCACATTCATGTTTCTCTCAACAAGTTCTTCTATCTCTCTCCGTTCAGATATAGATGAATCAAATTGAGCTAACAGGAGTTCGGGCAGTTTCTCTTCAATATCATCGGATATGATATCGAATAAATTGTCTATTACTTTCTCATTGCGGAAAATACCACCTTTTTCACCAAATACTGATTTGTAGTCGATATCAGGATACATCTTTTTAAATTTATCGTTGATTGCCGCCGGACTCTTCATAACCGAAGACCGCACGCGAGCGTCATCACCCTTAAATTCAAATGCTAATCCCCCGGCATGTACATCCGCTTTGCCTTTGTCGATATCTTTCAAGATCAGACGGCAAAGGATCTCTCCCGCACCTCTGGTAACACTATTTCTGGCGGGTGCAAAAGCACATATCTCTTGTAATGTGTCGAAAGAAAATACGTTTTGGAAGTGGTCATATATATTCCCACCGTATCTTAAAATGGATGAATCCGGCACCGGAAGTTCTCCCTTTATCATCTGGATAAAGTTATTATAATCCCGATTGTTATCCTTTATGATCCGTACTACGTGCTTCCATACATCATCGATTTCCCGATCTTTGAAATATTGTATAATCTGATCTTTATCAACTCTTTCCTGAGAGACAAAACGGAGAACATCCATTAGGGCATCATCCGGAGTTATCTGTAACTTAGAAGATATTTCCGCTATAGTACTATCTCTATCAAATGCTTCGATTGAATACTGTTTTAAATTCATATTCGTTTTATTTTATATCGCTATATAATCGGGGTATAGAAATCTTAAGTAGTTTTTTTAGAATCCAAATTTATTTCTATATACACCATGCAGCTGATTCAGGGCGGCAAATGTGCCGGTAAGCTTCATGACTTTTCCTTTATAAGTGAATACCACGCCTTCGGCGGCACTCAGATTCTTATCTCCAATTCTTTTGATCTGAACCAGTGTCTTATTAATAGCATCTGGATCGTCGCTATCCATTATGGCGGTCCAGGCATGCAACATATCTTTTCTTAGCACATCCGTCACATAGCGCTCGCAGTTGGCATTGATAAATCCATCGCATATCTTCATAAAGTCTATACCTATGCCCATGAATAACTCATCAAGCGGTTCCATGACTTTTTGGACATATTCCTTTCCCGGTCCCTTAAGTTCTTCATAATGATCCGGATATACTTTCTTCAATTCGGTAACTCTAACGGTTTTGTCATCATTGAACCATCTGTTGAAGATCACATCCGTCATCTCGGTCATCCATTGGGGTTTGACTTCTTCAAATTTTTTCTTCTTCCATTCTTCTAGTGTTGCATTAAGATCTAAATCTAAATCTTTATATAGTTTTTTAATACCATCAATATACTTTTTCTTATAGCTTTCCGTATCCTCCATAGTTTTGATGATAATGTCTGGGCGCGGAGCTACCTGACTAGCATATACCCCGTGATTCACAATATCATATATGTCGTCTACATGCCCTTCTACTTTCTTATATTCTTCCCAACCCTTTTCTCCTCTCTTATAGATCACATATCCATGGAAAGCTACCATATCGCTAGCATATATCATTACATTGGTCTTGCCGGAAGTGATGCATTCGCAGTTGATAACCTTTCGGGTATCCGGTCTTGGATTGAAATATCGGGTTCCTAACTGTGAAAATATGCCTCGGATAATCTCTCCAGCCTTTATGAATACATCCCGGACTCTCGGATTCATAGCCCATTTGTTAGCCATATCTCCGATAGTCATACCACCTTGTTCGGAATTCAGGTCGGACTTATTGCGGATAAACACTACCTCGCCATCTTCATTCATAGTAGCATAGATATTGGTACCGTCTAGTTTCTCCTTGACATGTTCCAGTTTACCGGAGAATAGGGTTCCGACAAGATTGCAGAGTTCCTTGCCTGTAAGTTCCGTGTAATCATAGGGGTGTGCCATATGTCCGGCGGCTCCGCCTTCTAAGATCATATTCAAGTAACCTCTCAGGCTCCGGGATTCTTTCACTCCTCCTTCCAGATCTCTCAAGAACCTTCCGAAAGCATCACAGAACTCTCCGAACATACCTCCGGTGCCTTTGGGCATCATCTTCTCGAATGAGGATTGATTTTTCTCTAATATAGATTTTCGGACTAGTGATCCGCTTACTCCGGAGCTCCGCCCATTGCCTATATTAGGCTCTAGTTTGCCTTCCAGATCCGGAAAGCTCTTGATAAGAGTCTTGTATTTCTCTACCCGGTCGTCTCCACACATCAAATATTGTGGTTCATATTCGCCTTCCTTGACTTTGTTATTGAAGTCTTCTATGGCCTCATAGGCATTTTTGACATAGATAATATCTATTATATCTTTCTTATAGTTCCGCTTGACTATATCTAATTCTTTTTCAATAAGTTCGTTGGAAAAAGGTCGTTTCAGGATTTCTTTTTCTCTCTCGGTGAGATCTCCTTTGCCGGTCCTAGCAAATTCCGATACTCTTTCTAGTTCTTGCTTGGATATTTTTTTACCTTTGATCTTAGAAGGATCCCGATCCGATGAATTGATTCTATATATAATACAAGGCAATTCCCCTTCCAATATCATATTGAGATGGCCTTGAGTAAACGGCTGAAATCTACCTATAGTTATATTGACTTTCTTTGACATATAAAATAAGTTTTTTTATACCTTCCCGGTTTTAATAATTCTTTCTAATTCGTTTTGTGTATATGTGGGGAACTTCAAATATATATCAGGTAGTTGTGAGGTTTTGAATATCTTGATCACATCATTGTCCCGGTCAAATGAACATTTCAGATTATCATCGAAATGCGCTATATCACACAAATATCTGTCTTCATAAAATCCTGTGCGCATCTCTCCATCCTGGTCAAAATCAGCAATTAGGAATATTTTATAATCTCCACTCCTCCACAATACTATATCTCCCTCTTCAAGATTCTCTTTCCGGGGTAGAGCTTGAGAGACCCCGATAATGCCTTTCCGGCCTATTATAGATTCGGTTATTGATTTCATCAATGAATTTTTATTTGATTAAATAATATATTATATATCTGAAAACATATGCCCAGTAACTGTATTTTTTATACATAAAACACTAATAATGAGAGATACTTTTATAGATATTCAGGCAAGCCGCCCATATAATGGAGATCCGCCGTATATATTTAGATTCGATGAAGGACAATCCGTGGGATTGAATTATATTAAGAAAATCTGTATGGTTTCCGATAGCCCTAAGGCTGTTATCCAAACGGAAAAAGACCAGACTATATTCCGTATTTTAAAAATGTCCAAAGACCTTCCGAACGATATGGAGACGGTTAAGATGAATCTTAAAGTATATGCTGATCTGGAAAGTCTTATTGCCGCAGATAATGAATGGGAGTGCGAGGGATTCCAATACAACCTAGCTTACGACATCACACAGGGCGATCCTCCAGGCGAGCCTACTAAGTGGGTATATATCTATATGTTCTATATTCTCGGAAGATCAGAAGATCCTGGAGAATATACGGGAGCGTTTTGGATTAATGGAAGTGAATATCGCATATTAGCGGATTTTTATGCAGAAAATGAGATTTTAAAAGAAAATTTAAAAAATTTTGAAAGCAAACTTCCCGAAAGTATCCAGAAAGCGATTTATGAAAATGATGTTCACGAAGAACTGAATGATAATATCCTCATCAACCGAAAAAACAAAGAACTGTTGATGAACTATATGGATATTATGGGCAACAAAGGTTCTTATGATTCTATTTTGAATTCTATTAATTGGTTTGAATGGGGAGAACTTTTGAGATTGGAAGAATATTGGAAAAGATATCTTAATGATAACTTGGATTATGATTATTTCGCTACGGAACTCAATCATCAGCTCACTCCCGAAGACCTCCATCAGCTTGCCAATCATGTAAAAACCACGTTTATAGGAATACATTGTGCATTAAATCGTCTTCAGATGGTTGATGGAAAAATGGCCTATCAAGATAGTTTCGGCCGTACTAATATCCAATCTATGACCAGCTGGCAGGACATGGATGCCTCTCATATGTATGCCCCCGGAGACATGTATCGGTTATATGTCGAAGGAGATCATCTTATGGAACCCGCTATAATCGCTCCGATAAACTCCTTGCCGGGAGAGGAATGGGATGATTTAAATTCCTCCGACTTGAATCCTGAAAACATCGGACAGGGAACTCCGGCGGAGATTGGTACGGAAGAGGTTATGACAAGTGAGCAATTCGATCAATACTATCCCGGCACTATGAAACCAGGAAGCAATACTCCGGGGAACTGGGCGGAAGTAGATAATCCTGACGGGACCATAACCTGGATAGAAGTAACCGAGGGCAATACCGGGACTATACCTTCGGGTGCCAAGTTTTGGGAAATAAATTTCAATTATGTATATAATGAGCAAATGCCTAATGTATTAAGACAGTTTGCTATGTGGTCGGGACAGGATCTTTCTTTGAAGATGACAGTATTAGGTAATTTCTTTTCATCTTTCTTCATGCCTATACATCTTGACTTGATTCATTCTTGCATAGAATATTGGGCTTATGCTTATGCCCTGAAATTGATATATACCCAATCTTCGGATCAAAAAGGATATATAATCGGACCGGAAAGCTTCGATATGATATGGGATAGTGATCTCAAGATAGCTCCCCATCCCGAAACCAGAATATATAAAAATACACTGTTCAAGAATTATAATACGGAAAAAGTGTTCGGATTCTCTACAGATGTTTCGGATCACGAACTACCGGATTCCGGAGAGGATATTAAAAAATATAATGAAGATATTTTAAAATATTTTTACGCGGGAGAATGCTGCCCGATAAGATTCATAGGCAAGATATATTCAAAAACGGACGATCCCGATATATCTATATATGAACAGAAGCTGATATGGATCAGAAACGGTGGATCTAGCGAATTTATAAAAGACGATATTCCTTCTTATCACGAATATCATTTCTTCAAATACCTCAATCAGGACGACCCGGATGCCGATGAATATTATAAAATTAATGATTCGAACAGAGATTTATTGATAGAATATATTCAAGATCCGACACAAGGCATACCTAACGATGGGCATACATATTCAAAGAATTTCGGTGGCATAATATCAAATGTGAGCATAACTCCGGATGAAGAATATGTAAAAGACAGCATTACACAATATACTCACGGGCATTTTTATATGGAAGAAGATGGAAATATGTCACCTATAACGGATTCTAATAAAAGTGCTCTTGAAAAATCCCGTGCTAATACCTATTCGAAAATGGGGGTATTTAATTTAGATTTCAACATAGGATTCAAAGAATCCGGAAAATTCGAGCTCCGTATAGAATTCAAAGCTACCAATGGCCGGGTTTATTGCAAGACGTTCCATATAGATATATCGGACTTCATGCACAATAAGGTAGAGGTCATGAAATTAGTACCCGCGGAATATACGGATTGGGCCTCGGTAGAATCTCCGTTGAATTTATACCAGTATGCCGGTTTGCCCGAAAAGTTTGAAGACCGGGATGTCGCACTACAAAGTCATTTCTTCTCCACCGAGCATGCTGGAGATCCCTCTATGGCGGGTCTTAATCATACTATTATAGGTATTGTTGAAAAAGATTACCGATTCAACGGCGATCCGGAGTTTGATCACGATATGAATAAAACCATATGGCACAGGGAATCCGATTTGGATATGGCGGAAGGTATTTCGGGCCCGCGTTCGGAATCTCCGTTTGAGGGAGTTGTGATAAAATGGATGAGAGATGGGGAATCTGCTGTATGGAGATCTGATGATGACCCTAGCAAATGGCCGGAAGAATGGGGCGAGTATACTGAAGCAAAATCTGATGAGTATGCCGGTGTTAATATCCCGGATACTTATAAATCCGGAAGATTAAACAAACTAGTTTCCGATTTAGAAGATGTTTTTCCCGATTATTGGTGGAGTTGGGACAGAATCCAGATATCGAAAAGAGGTGAAATAAATGTTAAAGCATATCCATTTGATCCTTACCCAAAAGGAGAGGAGAAAGAATATCCGGACGAATATCCGGCACAATAAATAAGTTATCATGGCGAATCAAGTAATATTATTAGATTGGAACGGCAATCCGTTCACGGATATATATGAAGTTAGTTATATTGGCGAGCGATTGGCATTTGTGCCGCAGATTACAATAGGCGGCCAAAATCAATTAGAAAAAGATTTCTGGGTTAGGTATTATACCCTAAACGATGATAGTACCGAAATAACGGGGTGTGTTATGGTAGGCCCCGCTAGCTTGCCGGAAAATGATCCGCGACGTGTAGGAGAGAAAGGATTGACCCCAGACGCCATGCACGTGCTAGGATTGACGAATATCTATGATGAAGATGGTTTGATAGGCAGTGCCGGATCGACCAAAAAACTTATAACATTCGAGATATTCGACGACATGGAAACCTCCCCAGGCGTTCATGAACCAGATTTAAGATCCCCGATATGGGCTAAAGGAGGATTTACCTGGAATGGCAAGCCCGTTATAGATGAAGGTGTATTTGAAGAGCCGATTCCGATAGTTGCCGAAGGGGAAGGCCCGAAGCCATATATTTTTCAATTAAACCCGGCAAAACCTACCGTTACCTTTATTGGCGATGTAGAAGAAATAGAATTTGATCCTAATAATCCGGATGAAGTATATTATGCATCCGGCTATGAACTGGCTTATTCTAATGACTATCGGTTTTTATTCAGAGATGCTATAGAACGGCGGATCATAGCCATATCTGCGGAGAACCCCAATGACCTTGTGGTCTCCGGAAAAGGAGCCGAATCGGAAACAAAAACATATACCTCGGGAATACGTCCTTCTGATTTGCGAGTTGTTATGGGAGATAATCCCGGAGAAAATCCGGATCTTTGGAGAAATTTTGCTCCTTTATTTAAAATCAAAAGACAGATCAAACTTATCATTCGCGGACAGGTCGCGGAAGGTTCAGGAATAGGAATACCGGTATCGGCTACTAAAGTATATGATGGGAGGCCATTATGTCCGGTTGTTGAAAACAGCCAGTCCGGAGTAACCGTAGAATATAGTGAAGATGGCATTAATTTTAGCTCTTCTCCAATATCTATAACCGATGCCGGTACAAAATATGTCACTGTCCGGGTATCCGGAATTTCGGAAGAAGCTTTGTATGGATATTATAGTATCACCGTAACTCCCCGTCCCATATACATAACGTCGGATTCAGCTTCTTGGGATTATAATGGAGGAAAAAATACGTGTGACTGGGTGACCGTGCAAGGTCATTATGATGCGGAAACGAGTTCTCTCCGTATACCATCAAGATTCGAACCAATGGACCCCGAAGATCCGGATTACGACCCCGAACATCCTAGGATGACAGGGGATATCCCTCTTATAAAACCCGGGGATTATATGAAAGTGGAATTTAAAGGAGGACAGGCAGAAATCGGGTCTTCAAGCAATGCCTTTGATTTTGAAGTAATATCCGCTAAACCTAATAATTATGATATAAGGATAGAATTCGGCTTATTGAAAGTCAATCTTGGCTCGCAAGATATATATGTATTTATCCGTGGTAATACCAAGGGCACTTGGTATGATCCGGACGATTTTTCCGACCCTGCTACTAAAAACTACATCATCTGGGATAATAGTTTTATTCAGGAAAAAGATAAAGTCTGTACATATAATGGGGGGATCTGGACGACTACTGGCTGGCAGGTAGTGGCAGTAACCGACGATTTTTTGGTTTTACCTGATCCTTTTAATTTACATGAAGAAATATCCATACCCACCGGCAACGATTTGTCCGAAATATATGGAGTTAAAGATTTTGAATTTATAGGTAAAGAAACAGATGCGGAAGTTTCGGGTGTATATATTAACGATATCGTTGATAATGAAGATGTAAATTATTGGAAATCTGTAGAATACCGTTCTTTGTTATCCGCCGACAATTTTAAAAATATCAATACAGGATTTTCTTCAAGATACATTCATTTTGTAGTCAGTCCTAATAGGTTGCTGATATCTAAAAATCAATCGACAATATCCATTACCGGGCACCATAATACATTCGACTTCAATATGATCAAACCTTTGGGTGGAGACAATTGGATTCCAGAATTCAGAACGGTTGAAGGATGCGATTTTGTTGCGGATAACCCGATCTATGATACATCGGATATAATTTATCGCAAACCTAATCCCCGCGGCGGCAAAGATTTAACCAAGCCGCTTATATCGGCCGGTACGGTGAATGAAGAGAATGAAGATCCCGAAGATGGAAAATGGTATATGAATCTTGAAAACGACATTCATGACGGAGAGTCCGATAAGGACGCACCATTTGTTCCGGTTCCGCTAGAGGATCCGGATTATCCTAATAAAGGAAGCTTTATTAACACTAATAAGAATTTCGAAGTTTCATTTGATGTTGCGGAAGACGGTTGGATTTTAATAGAACCTATTGATGTCGAGGTATACATCCGGGGCACTCAAAAAACAGTGGTTTACGATGCAAATGAACATGACATTATCGGTACCCGAGAAGTTCCCGAAATTTGGTGGCGATCGGATTGTGTATTTTACAACTGGGAATCTATGGCGGAGGCTGTAGCCAACGAAGATACTTTAGAAAGTGGCGTGCATTGGATATGGCAATACAAAGAGCAAACCGAAGAATCCGAAACGATAGACAGTTCTACCCAAACTCTCAAATCTACCGAAAAAGAAAAAAGAACCACGTATTACCGGGCTATTCATGAGATGAAATATTTCGAGTGGGATGAAGATGGAGATACCGGAGAGCATACAGATATCAACGAGACGGACACAACCCCCGACGACTCTCAGTATTGGGAATCTGCGTCTTATCCTATGGAAGATTTGATTGAAAGCAATTTTTATGCAGATGACGAATCTGAATTCAACGAGAATCTGGATTATCCGAATCATATTTATAAAAACATCATACCGGAATTCATTATAATCGAAAAAGGTTCATTGACTATTACACCATACCCGGATACGGTATCTGTGTATATAGCTGGTGAGACCCTAGATAATCAAGATTATACCGGAAGCGAACAAACTGTATCCGGATATAAGTCTAAAGATACGGACACTCCGATATATGATCCGGAGAGCGATGAATATGTATCCGGACCTGAAGATCCCGAAGCCCGCGGTACTGATCCCGGAGTTTATGTAATGGGATTAAGTTCAAATGATTTTAAAAATATTAATAAAAATTTCTCTAAAGTCGTATTTATTGTAGTCGATGGATGGATCCAGATTGGAAATACCGATATAGATCAGGAAGTCACTGGTGAAGAGGCAAAATATAAAATATTTGACAATTCCGCTTTAGAGATTGAAGATCCTGCTGGCGTATCGAGTCCAAAAAGATATGAACAAAATCCCGACTATGACCCAAGCGACCCGGATTCTTCCGAATGGATCGAAAAGTCCGGAAATCTCGAGGTCTATGACAGTGGGAATTATCAATTCAAAATAGAATCGAACAAGACGGGCAGTGTTCTGGATATTAAGACTTCCGGAAAAATAATTCCTTTATATTTATCTATTTCATCAGCTAGCGAGACTTGGATATATGATGGAGAAGCTCACCACAACCATGATATATCCATGAAATTGATTAATTCCGAAAATGCTCTTAATATAAATTCTGCTTTAGATTTTGCTAATGAAATTACAAGCACGATAGAAGAGTCCTCTATGCCCGAAATCCGAGAGACTGGAACTATTTCAAATGAATTTGCAATCGGAAATGTGAGTGATCTATTCGATGCAAATGTCCAAAACAAGAAATATGTCATTAATGGATATCTATATGAAGATGGTGAAAAAATCGGAAAATGGGATCCGAACAGTACACCGACACCTAATGTGATTATTACTACATATTTCGGCACATTAGAAGTATCTACAGGAATCAATACGGTAACCATCAAAGGATTGGAAAAAACAATCTTGTATGATGGAAGACCGCATTCCCTCCGAGGTTATACTGTCAATCCTCCTATAAATATTCCTTTAGCGGCGGGTATAAATCCGGAAGAATTTTATGAAAACACTATAGATAAAATTAAGGCTAGCGACGACCCATACAGGACCGTGCTCGCGGAAGATAATTTTGATTGGCCGGCTAATGTCGTCAATCGCGTTATTGATGGAGATGTGTTATTAAAAATAGACAAGCGTCCGCTTCTGATCACAACAGGTTCGGATACTTCGCATTTTGACGACGAGGATCCCGAGCATGTGGCAAAAAACGAAACCTTTAATGCATACGGATTAGCGGATACGGATTGTATATCTCCTAGTGCATGGACTAGCATAACTTCCGGTTCTTCTCCAAATGAAATGACCTATGAAATAATAGGCATTGAAGACGGACAAGATACTTCTTCTAATTATATTGTTGCCGAGAAGTGGGGACTGCTTAAAATCCGACATGCGTCCGATGCTTCTATGTATTATAGAATATTGGGTATTCGTAAAAATATAACTTCGCCGGATACCGATAAAGTCAAGATTTATGGATTGAAACATATAGATGGCATTTTGCGGATGGTTGATGAAGATCGTTTTTACCCGGCCCTCCACAAACTCATGCCTATTTCCGAAGACGGGTCCGTGGATCCGGGAGATGTAATTTGTATAGTTCCGGTATTCAAACATGGTAAAAAAATTGAAAATGTGACTTGGATGTTCGAAAATAAGAGCACCGGCGAAAAGATATTCTCTAAGGTATATGACAGGCCAATATTCCCGGACGGAAATTATGGTGGGGCTTGGATGAATTATAAAGATTATGGGGGATTGGCGGATACTCCCGTGTTAAATGTAACTCCTCGCGAGATGAAACCGGGTTATTATGATATTACTGTTAATTATAGAATGGATAAGACTGATTATTCTCAAAAATTCTCTAGCGTATTTGTCGTTGAAAAAAAGAAAAAATCATGATTTATGTAATAAATATACTAACTCCCACACGCCAAGGCGATGCTTACGATTTAGTAGCTATTAATAAATTTCCGATAATCTACCGGACTTCCCGGAAGCCGGATGAGTTCCTGCACGATTCGTGTATGATAGAACAGATGAAATCCTTAATTCTTAATAAAACTACATATAATCATTCCGTATTATATATACGATGTATAAATAACGACATGACATTTAAGGATTACGAATATCCGGTCAAGGATATTTTGAAATCTTTTGAAGTGTCCGATAAAAAACAAGATACAAAAAATGGCAAAGAAAAGTAATTATACTCCTAAAGACCTCATGGATGACCTTTTTGGTGGAGATGATCTTCCGATCGATGGTGTAGAAGACGTATATACCATAGATACCGATCTTATCAACAAGGAAAGCAATATTATGGCTACCTCCCTGATATCTTCGGTGTTGAGGCTTTATAACAATAAAGATTTTGTGGACGAACATCCAGATTTCAAGAAGAGAATAGATACAGAGATCGAATCTTTGAAAAGAATGTATAAGATGATCAAAACGGATGAGATTGTTCATGATCATTTAGTGCAAGCTATATCTAAAAATCCCGGCAATGCTTCGCTGTATATGTCTATGACCAAACTTCAAGAAAAAATTTCTTCATTAGACGGTGATATCAAACGGATCTTGGATGGTTTAAATAAGATATGTGCTAATTACCAGATGGAGCTTAACTTCGAGCAAACCCGCAAATCCACGGAAGACGAGTCATCATATGATGAGACGGGGGTGGTTACTCGGGGCAACAAAGCGTTTATAGATCTGATGAATGCGGATCTAGAGGATGATGATGAATTTGATGAAGAGGACGAACTTGGAGAGTTCGAAAAAGAATAAAATTATTATACATGGGTTAAGATTTCTCGAAATAGATTATATAAGATCAAATATCAAAACCCTTATATCTATGGAAGAAATTAAAAACATCCTGGGCGATTCGTTTGACGACTTTATGTCGGAATTTAAATCTATTATTCATAGTGGACGTCATCCATTCGATCAATATTCCGAGATAGAAGAACTTTTATTTGATTATGGATTAGAATTAGATTATTTGGAAGTATTGCTTCCAGTCACGATTTAATTTCTCGAAAATTTTGTTTATATAAATTCAAAATTATATAGTTATGCGAATTAGAAAACAATACAGCATCGAGATGGGGCATCTGGTTAGGAATTGTTCCTCCGAAAGATGTGCTTTTTCCCAGCACGGACACTCCGCCATTATAGAAGTAATTCTGAGTGCAAGTGCATTGGATAATGCCGGAATGGTTTATGACTTCGGCCTAATGAAGGGCACTATCAAGCAGTTTATTGATTCTTTTGATCACTGCTATGTCTTCTGGAACAAGGAATCCGATGAATTTAAAGATTATATTAAGAAATTCAATCGCCGATGGATAGAGACAAACTTCAACCCTACGGCTGAGAACCTGGCATTGTTTTTCCACGGCTGGATAGAATATATTCTTTCCAAAACCGGAAAGCACAACAATGAAAGCCCGGATTTACACGTAGCTTCCGTTATCTATCATGAGACCGCTACCGGATATGCTCAGACGGAGTATGATGATGTGGATATGATTTTTGATGATTCTTTCAAATACAACCATATCAGTCCCAGATTGAAGATATCCGATGTTTCCGAGCATGTCACCAAGGACTGGTCTAATGATCTTAAATCAATCATGCACCCCACCAGCATGGATTCCGATGGTGCTATTGTAGATAATCCGTTCCCATTCCATCAAATTGAAAATTAAAAAACGTTAAATTAAATTTTATAAAAAATGAGTAATTTAGATAATCCTTTATTTGAAAGTGTGTGTGATCTTCTGGGTGTCGATAAAAAAGCCTTTGAAAAGCACTTAAAAGATTCCATGTCTAATATGACTTTTAATGCAATGAAAGAAGCTCCGGCGGAGACTCCGGTAATTAATCACGATGATCTACCAAATCGTATGAACCCTGGTGGTAAGTCAGATAATCAGCTGAAGGCTGAGGGTTGGAAACTATCCGAAGATTTTGAAAAACGCGAGGATGGTGCTTATGTCTGTAAGAGAGTCTGGACTAAGTCCGAAGAAACCCCTAAATGCAATTGCGAAAAAGAAACTCCTGACATTTCGGATAATCATCTGAGATTCGATATGCTAACGGTGGACGATTGGATGGATACTATGAACTGGACTCTGCTTGATAATTGGGAGCCTATGAAAGCGGCTATGCTTGCCAAGCTTCCCGGTGCCGAAGATGAAATTGAATCTATTCTGAATTTTGTAAAATTCATTCTTCAAGGGTCCACACAAAGCAATACGACTTCGGTTTCGGATCTATGGAATACATTTCCTTCTAAGAATGCTTATTCTACAGCGGAGATTTTAGATCATATCATTCAAGATATTATCGAAACCGCCAAGGAAAACGAACTAGACGTTGTTGCCCGGATGAACAATCTCTGTCCCGAAGCTTGCAATGCTTTTATCAAAAGACTGTCTAACTATAAAAAATACTTAGAAGAAGAACTTGAAAACGTCACGGATTCCGTTGATTATATTGAACCTCAATATCATCACGCCAACATAGTAACACCCTATTTTGAATCTTCATTGTATTCTATGATCTATTTGTGGTATTCTCTCATTACCGAATATCTCGCGGAACTGATCGAGATTGCTAACAAGATTCTTTCTGCTAACAAGGTCCTTTAAGGACCTTTTTTAATATCCGACGATAATCATATATATTACATTATAAAATTTTATAAGATATGAAAAATGACATTAGTTTTGACAAACAAGCGGTAATCAGTTTCTCCGGTGGCATGGACAGCACCTGCCTGATGATGTATCTTCTCTCTAAAGGATATAAGGTCAATGCATACAGCTTTGATTATGGTCAGGCACATTCCGTCGAACTTCGGCTTGCTAAGAAGAATATCAAGTATCTGCAAAGCCTGGGATTGCCGGTAGAACACCAAGTTATAAATCTTCGGGATGTCTTCTCCGGGGATACCAGCACGCTGGTGAGACATGAGAAGTCTCCGGAAGGAGACTATAGAGAAGAGACTATGAAACAAACTTTCGTAAATAACCGCAATTGTATATTCAGCGCTATCATCTTTGCTAAAGCACTATCATTAGCACGTCCGACACATCAAAACGTCCTGATTTCGATGGGATTACACAGTGGAGATCATTTTATTTACCTTGACGCGCGGGAAGAATCAGTCAATATGGCCCGCGAACTGTTCCGTATTTCCAACTGGGACTCCGAACTGGTGGAATATGATGCCCCATTCGTGAATATCAGCAAGTCCGAGGTTCTCGGTAAGGGCCTGGAAGCTATGAAGGCACTGGGCATGACCAAATCTCAGATCAATAAAGTGCTCAAAAATACTATGACTTGCTATAATGCCACACCGGACGGGAAAGCATGTGGTAAGTGCGGATCATGCAATGAAAGACTACAAAGTTTCCAAGATAATAATATGAAAGACCCTATTCAGTATGTATAAGTAACTGATTTTTAATTTATTAGCAGAAATAACATTTCTATCAAAGTTATTCTAAACCAAAATCCGGACGACCCAAAAAGAAATAACCTATTACAAGACCTCTTCGGAGGTCTTTTTTTTATTATTAAAAAAATATCATATAATGAAAACACTGCAAGAATCCATAATTGGAAGAAAGGGATCTTATCGAAAAATAAAAATATCTGATCTAAAACCCGGTGATGTATTAAAAATTGAAGGCGATTATCACCCGTATGAATATTTCTTATTAATATCAGGAGATGACTATTATAAATTATTCAAAGACAGATCCGCAGATTTGGTCATAGTGATGGATTCTAGCGGGGGGTGGTTTACTCCGTTATGGGACGAGCATTTTAAAAATACAGATAAGGATTTCCTAGAAAATGGGGATATCCTCGAAATATTTCCGGATGCATTGGATGAAAGAAAAAGAAGGGCTAAAAAATTTTATAGCTCGGTAGAATTGGAAATCATGTGCATGAATCTTCCATCAATAAAAGTAAATTAATATGAAAACGCTATCTGAAGCTATAGTAGGTCGAACGGCAAAATTTACACCGGGTTATAATAAATATTTTAAAATACCCGGAAAATTAGAATGGCACTTTGAAAGCCGGGATAATGATTTTACTGGAGATCTGAATTTGACCTCCGAAAAATGGCTGGCTTTTTATAGTAATGAAGTTATATTATTCTGGGCTCCCGATGTAGAATGGTATCCGTTTTTCTTCATAGAAGAATATAAAAAACTCAAAGATCGTGCTTGGTTGCTGACGGGTCCGGCTGATTTTGATCATGACTATAAAGACCCGGAATTTATATATAACGATCTGGTATCATATATGGACGCACAACTCCAATACATTCCGCTGATTTCCGACATGAGCAAGGTGGATATTCCGAAAAAAGCTATTGACGCTATTGAAAGAATTCTTAGAAGAACATAAAATTTATAATATGAAAACGTTAACAGAATCTATAATAGGGAGAAAAAATACTCAATCTCGGTCAATCTGGTATAATAAAGAACCCAAATTATCCCGAGATGAAATAATCGGAGATATTGAAGATTGTATAGGCAATGTCCGCGACAATAATAATTATCTGCGTGGATTGAAGGATCCGGAGGTTAATTATGCCGAATACGTTGCAGGTGTTCTAAATATTGCAGCCAGATGCAAAGATAAGAAAATATCCGATATAGCTAAAAAATACTTACATAATTCTCCCGATGAAGGACTTTTTGATGGGGTAATCGCCATATCGCAATTACTAGGAATTTAAGCTATAAAAAATCATGAAACACATTCAAGAATCTATAATAGGAAGCAAAGGAACTCCTCTACAGGATTGGCATACCGGGGATCTTGTGTATATGAACATCAATGGCCCCAATAGGCCCGGACACCTGGAATATGTTTGGGTGTATTTGGATAAATTTGAAGCTAAAAGACGGATAAATGAATTCGAAACAAATAACAAATTGCGAGGGTATATTCTATCCGGAAAATCCGTATTTGTACAGCCCAGCAATACCGCAATCCAGAATGCCCACGGGCGCAGTGTCCGGTGCGATTATGAATATGTTGGGCAGGATTCGGAAAAATTTTTATCCAATTTTGCACAGGAACTGATCAGGATGGATCGGCTGAATTTGGATCCTAAAAAAACCATACTAGAAAATTTAGAAGAAAACAATTACGGACTATGAAGACATTACAAGAATCTATAATAGGAAGGAAGGGATCTTATCAAAAAATGAAAATCTCTGATTTAAAACCCGGAGATGTGCTGAAGATTAAAAGTGATTATGATGGTTCACGTGAATATGATTATCTTTTATTAATATCCGGTGATGATTATTATAAATTATTCAAACGAAATTACGCCGATTTAGTTATAATAGTAGATCCTTATAGTGGTCGTATTACCCCGAGTGAAATTTGGGATGATCAGTTTAAAAATAAACGCAAACCATATTATCTCGAGCACGGAGATATTATAGAGATATACCCTCAAGTTTTAAATGAAAAAGAAAGAAGATCTAAGAAATTTTATAGTGCCAAAGAACTAGAAAGAATATGTTGGGGCCTTCCATCAATAAAAGTAAATTAATATGAAGACATTACAAGAATCTATAATAGGAAAAAAGGGATCGAAAAGCAAATTTCTCCATATTCCTGGCAAGATAATGCTTAAATATGAAAAGGATGACGGCAGCTGGGACGGTAAGGATTATTGCGATGGGTGGTATGTGTTCATCAATCCCGAAGAACAAATATTATTATTGTGGTCTCCGGAAGCGACATATTATCCATATTTTTACTATGATACTAGATCTAGTTGGGATCAAATAAAAACAGAAACTTGGGATTTATTAGAGGGAGTACCTGATATAAAAACACCGGAAGATATGTATGATTTTATGACGGATGTAGATAAATGGAATGAGGTTACTGTATATGCCACTATTTTTAATGTTTATATAGATATACCAGGTAATGTTATACGAGATATTCGTAGATATACCGGATTATAAAATACATCATATCAAAGGACTCCAGCGGAGCTCTTTTTTTCACCTTAATGTCCGGCGGAATCGGATTATATATAGCTATAAAATCATATTATATGGAATTAGCTATATCCGACAATCACCGGCATGAATATCCTATAGAGAAGTTCTGGTATACCAAACATAACGGACATTCTATAGAATATATTATAGATCACGATATCTCTTTCTTCGAATGGGCGGTAAGAGTATTTCAAGATGTCACCCCACATCAAGCGGAATATTATTATAAAAAATCCGGAAAGAAGGTTCCGGTATCCTGTATAAAAGCGGTTGTTCCATATGTATGGGAATCCGGAGATCCGGAAAGATTATATATGGAATTATGCGAGTCCGGCGATCTAGAAAAAGTGTTGTTCAAATATCGCTCCGGAAATCAATTAGATTTATTTTAACGCGATATTTTAAGCGATATCTATCTTGAATATATACTTATATCATTTTGATACGATCGCTTAAAATATCAGTATTTATGCGCGATATAAATATAAATTTCAATATATGGCAAAACAACAACCAATAGAAATAGATGCTACCGTAACGGAGGCATTGGGTAATGGAATATTCCGATGTGAACTAGAAAACGGTCATGAAGTGATCGCTCATCTCTCCGGTAAGATGCGAACCAAATATATCCGGACCATCCCCGGCGACCGGGTGAAATTAGAAATGTCCCCATATGATCTGACCAAGGGGAGGATTTCTTATAGATATAAAACAGGGTCTTAAAATTTCTTAAAAAGAAACTTGAAAAGAATCTTAAAAAATCATAAAAGAAATGTTAAAATATACAGATACACAAGTAGTATTCAGAGAGTTTCCAGGTGAGATAACACTGGCTATCAATATCTCGGGATGTCCTAACCGGTGTCCGGGGTGCCATAGTCCGGAACTACAAAGAGATGTTGGGCAAGAACTGAATTGGGATACTCTGAAGGAACTTATCGAAAAGAACCCAGGTATCACTTGTGTAGGTTTCATGGGGGGCGATAATGATCCGATATTGATTAAATATCTAGCATATATGGTTAGAACCCGAACTGATTTAAAAGTAGGGTGGTATACCGGTATCGGACATGCATATACTATGAGAGAAATGGATTTTGTAAAAATCGGATTATATAAAGAAGAATTCGGACCTTTAGATAAACCTACTACTAATCAGATATATCTTGAAAGACAACCTAATGGAGATTGGAGGGACCGGACTGACAAGTTTTGGGTTCATAAAAATTCGGAGAATGACTCCGATCAAAATTCTTAAATAATATTCATTGAAATTTTATATATTTTCATACTAAATATCAAGAAATATGCCAATCAAGAAAAGTGAAATCAAGACGGAGCTGGATCAGCTCAAATATGACTACATGAGAGCCTATCAACGGATGTGGGAGGCTCGGAAACGCGGAAAGGATCTTAAAGAATATGAAAAATGCCTAGCCGGAATCAAAGAGAAGATGGATAAGATCACGGGACTGGCACCCGGACACAGAACCGTACACGAGCTCGATCGTAGCGAGTATAAAAAAGAGTTCGTGCCCGATAAAGACTATCTAGAGTCTATGCCGGATCTTCAAAATTCTCAATTCATCGGAACTCCTATCGATTTTGTGGGTATTGAAGGAATGAGAATTCCTTTGAAGATCAAGCAGAAAAAGGGAGGAACCCAAGAAGTAGTCTGCGATGTCACCGGTACGGTCTCCCTAGATGCCGCCAAACGCGGTATCAATATGAGTCGCATCCTCCGCTCTCTGCAGAAGACCACTAAAGGAGCTGCTACCTTCGACATCAACGATCTGGAAAAAGTCCTGAAAGCCTATCAGAAAGACTTGGATACCTTTGATGCCCACATCTTAGTGAACTTCCCATACCGTCTTTGGCAACCCAGTCTGCGCAGTGTAGATGAAGACGGCGAACCCAATGGAGGCTGGCAATATTATAATGTCACCTTTGACTGCAACCTGGATGTCGATGGAGAATTCAAAAAGATCATCTGGTTCGATTATGTATATTCTTCCGCCTGTCCTTGTTCTACGGAGCTTTCCATGCATGCTCAGGAGACCCGCGGAGTGTATGCCATCCCACATTCTCAGAGAAGCGTAGCTCGCATAGGTATCGAGATGGGCAACACACTGGTCTGGATTGAAGATATCCTGGCTATGTGCAAGAAGGCTATCCCTACAGAAACCCAAGTTTTTGTCAAGAGAGAAGATGAGCAGGCTTTTGCTGAGATGAATGGGGCCAATACTATCTTTGTGGAAGATGCTGTCCGGAAGCTGAGTGTTATCTTGGAAGACAATGCGGCGGTGATGGATTATAAGATTATCTGTTCTCATGCGGAGAGTCTCCACAGTCATCAGGCCACCGCGGTTATCACCCGAGGTCGACATCGCACTGGAGCCGCTTCTATCTTCAACCACCATGTCTCATTAGAGGAGTGGAAGTCTATAAGTCATAATTGATAGGTTAAATTTTTAAAATTTGTTTTATTATATAAATTGAAACAACAAAATAAATGCAACCGAAACTCGGACATATAATGGAAACCGCCGGATGGCAACAGGAAAGCTCTTTGAGAGCTCGCATGAGTGTGCCATGTCAAAATTTAGGAGATAATTATGTTTCCTTTATTGACAAATCCGTCGAAAATTCCCGTTGAAGGTCCGGGAAAGGAAAACAAGATATACGCAATATAAGATAAGGCCTTCATTTAGAGGGCCTTATTTTTTTTTGACAAAAAAAGCAAGAAAATACCTTAAGATTGGATAAAGTGCGTTTATATAAAGATGCAAGATTGAGAAACGCGAGAGTTCATTGACATATTGGAAAAGATCATAGATATAGTAAGATCTATAAAAGCCCCGAAAGGACCTGTGGGTTCTTTTGCGAGCATAATAAAAGATCTTGGAAGAATCGGAGCGAAAAGGCGAATACTCCGAGATAGGGAGATCCTCTAATCGGTTATAGGAGACCGGTCTGATACACCGGCAATCCGAGTTCGAGTCTCGGCCTCCCTACAAATATGACCGGACATTCGGTGCACTATGTGAAAGTGTCATTATTGTCAAGGTGGTCTGTTTGCCAGCTTTGACGAAAGGATGGAAAAGATGAAAAGCACTACGAAGTTGCAAATTCGTTTGTGTCTGAGTAGTAACCGTGAGGAGACCTGATCAACCTCCAAAAAGTCGGCTGTCTGTTGGTATTAGTAATATATCGGGTTCGATTCCCGACCGGCCACCCATGGTCCCTTAGCTCAGTAGGTTAGAGCGGCTGACTCATAATCAGCGGGTCGGGGGTTCAAGTCCCTCAGGGACCACTACTAAATGATGATATGCTTCCAAATATCTCGTATAATATGAGGAGCTTGAGCTGCTTAGGGTAAAGACGTTTGGTAGAACTAAGCCATCATTTATTAAATACATTGCGGGATGGACTGGAGATGGTTCCAGCTCGGTCTCATAAGCCGAATTACGCGGGTTCGAGTCCCGCTCCCGCTACTGATCAAGTCCTAAGTGAATAACAGGCACTAGATGCTAGCATACCATCACGGACACAATCCGGTGAAGTCGAGGGTCACGACGCCGAGGGTCGGACAGTATGCTTTTTATATTGGGGAGTAGCTTCAATTGGTCAGAGCTGCGGCCTGTTAAGCCGATGGTTGTGGGTTCGAATCCCACCTCCCCAGCAAATATGAATCTCACAGGGCCCGAGATCAATGGTGAGATTCAGAAAGATCTCAAATATGCCGACGTAACACTAACAGACTGTAAATCTGTCCTGCCTTATCAAATTGGTGTACTGGACTCTGGCAGTAAGGGAGTTCGAATCTCTCCGGCGGCACTAGCAAACTTCACATGTGATAGCACGTTCCCTACCGGGTGATATAAAAGAGAAGGGATTAGCCGTCTTGGTAGAAATAGGCGGAGGTATGTTCCTGACCTAACTGGTGGAAACAGGGTTATTCGTTCTCGAAAGAATGAAGTTCCGTGAGAATCGGAAGTGGATATGTAGCTTAGTGGTAAAAGCGGTCCCTCTAGGGGATTGACATGAGTTCGAGTCTCATCATGTTCCGCAATTTGGAGGAGTAGCTCAGCTGGAAGAGCGCCAGATTGAAGATCTGGGACGTTAGCGGGGGTTCGACTCCCTCCTCCTCCACAATAGGTTGACACTGAAGTACAAGGTGCAAGCAATGAGGTGTAATGGGGAGAGCCTCACGTTAAATAAAAACCCTCCCGGTCACGGGCTCGCATGTTCCAAGGCTGGCGGAACTCCCTTGCAAGGAGATCGTGGTGAGTTCGATTCTCATCGGGTCCACAAAAGTCCGAGTTGGTACGGTTCGACTCCGTCGTTCACAGTGGTTTGTGACAAATACAGGTTCGAGTCCTGTACTGTCTTTCGGGGTGGTTGATGAAATTGGATAAACATCCGGACATAATATACAGGTATCTAGTTCAATGGTAGAATAATGGTCTCCAAAACCATAGATTGAGGTTCGAATCCTTAGGTTCCTGCTAAAATTATTACAATATGGTGTAATGGTAGCACACTCCTCATGCGGGGATCGGATAGCGCACCGAATGAGGTTCTTAAATGAGCTAAGAGATGTAGGTTCGACCCCTACTATTGTATCAAAATGGCGCGTTCGTCTAGTTGGTTAGGACGCCAGGTTTTCAACCTGGAAACCTCGGATCATACCCGGGAGGCGCTACTATTATTCCCGTAGTTCAATGGATCAGAACGGATGACTACGGATCATCGGATGGGGGTTCGAGTCCTCTCGGGAATACATAAAAGTCTTGTGAAATGCGCGTGAGTAACAAGAATCGTACCAATCTTGGATAGGCGATGCGAAAGCGTCGGATAACAATGATCCGACACCGGATCGTAAGTGCCGGTGGGAGTTTTCTGGTATAGTTCTCCGGTGATATAAACTATACCATCTATGCGATAGTAGCTCAGTTTGGCAGAGCGTCTGCCTTCCAAGCAGAAGGTCGTGGGTCCAAGTCCCATCTATCGCTCACATTATCAAGTAGTTATAGGGTAGTAGCGCAGCGGTAGCGTACTTGATTTGGGTTCAAGTGGTCGTGAGTTCGATCCTCACCTACCCTACTGATTATCAAGCACTTATAAGAAATGGAGAGTAAATTCTACGGGGTAGGAGCCAACCTGCTAAGTTGTGCGAGCGTAACAGCTTGTGGATCGAGACCACTGCTCTCCGCTTATCGGAATATACAGTAAACGGGATAAACACAGGCAGCCGTGTGTTCCTTCGCCAACCATGGGAGGTGGGTAAATATCACCCTGTATATGACCAGCTGTGATAAATTAAAAAGGGGTTATATTAAAGCTTCCAAACCAGAACCCCTGAGCCCTTAACTGTGTGAGACGTCACCAGGGCGACAGTCCATTGGGTAATTCCATAGGAGCGCTGTTAGGGAAGCATTTATTGAGCTGTGGTATAATTGGTAACACGTTGGGTTTTGGTCCCAAAGTTCTGGATTCGAGTTCCGGCAGCTCAACAAAGTGAGATAGAACAGAGATTAGATGGTTCGAATCCTCCTGCGACGGGCGTTGCTGTAGCTCAACGGATAGAGCGCTGTTCTATAAAAATTCGGAAGGTCCGGAACTTCCGGATGCTCATTTCTCTTGTCCGAGTGTCCGAATTGGTTTAGGTGACGGTCTGCAAAACCGTCTATGCGGGTTCAAGTCCTGTCTCGGACTCTTGAAAAAAAAATAATTTTCTTTCCTTAAGATTCTCTAAAGTCGTTTATATAATATCACAAGAGAGAAGTTCTTTGACATATTGGAAAGATCATAGATAAGAAAGTTACGGGTTAAAATGTCGGTTCGAATCCGACCCTGTCCGCCGTTGAGAAATGTCTTCGGAAAATCATCCGAAGGGTGCGGGTGGGTTGACAACTGGATAGTCTGGCCCGTATTTTGCCCTGATAGCCCAATTGGCAGAGGCCTATGACTTAGGATCATAACAGTGCGAGTTCGAATCTCGCTCGGGGCACAAAGATCAGCAGACTGAATCAAGAAAAGCATAGAATAACAAAACAAAGAACAGAACGGCTGCCTCTTTACAAGTTTTCTTGAGCTGAAGGCCGTTTTAGCTGCCGATCCGAATGAGGTGAAATGATATATCCTCGCAAAGCACGGATAAGATCTCGTGAAGATCCTAATCTTATTGGAACTAGTAGATTCCGGCTTTGAAAAGGCCGCGATAGCGGCAACACCACATGGTATTATAACACACTAGTTCTGTGCAATCTGCTCGAAGCACTTAATTAGAAAGAGAGAGCTGGAATCTTGGGCGCCAAACATAGACAAAAGACCGAGCGATGCAAGACGGAGCCGAAGCGATAAATTATCTAAAGAGGCTGTCCAGGTAAAGAACAATGCTTGTCCCTGGCAATAATGTAGCCAAACAAAAATCCGATGTGCCTCGAGAGAGTGTACCATAAAAAAGGGAAAGCCGTGAACAGGTGTGCTGAAAATTTGCGAAAAGACGCAAGCACCACGGAATGTAGCATTGGATTGGAGCAAATAGGTCTCGTGAGGTCCCTTATCCTTGCATGGCTGAAAGTTCATGTTCTTTATTTGATATCCCGGTAGCCCAACCGGTAGAGGCACAGCGTTGAGGACGCTGACAGTGGCAGTTCGAATCTGCCTCGGGATACTAGTCAAGAATAGGTTACCACCGAGTAGTGTTCGGGGTAAATTGAATGGGGATGTATACTTAACCAGTCAATGTAGTCTTGGGTGGTGTGACCCCCAGCCCGATGAAAGGTGTTGGTTATCGTGAGGTGCCATAAGGTGCAACGCAACAGGAGGTAAAACCGCGTGGTAATGCAATCCTCGTAATGAGATCGCCCTATGTAATGGGTAATGGTGAGATCGCCCCATGTAATGGGTAGCGGGTTCAAAGCCGAGGTTTCTCCAGTCCGTAGCTCGTAAATTTTCTTGACTTTCTATATTGTCTGATAGCTCAATGGCAAGGGAACAGAGCACCTCGGGAACATCGGGGCGACGGAGGTTCGATTCCTTCTCAGACAACAAATAATATCAGTTAACAGTAGGCTTGAAAGCAGCCATCTGATAATGAGTTGCGAGAGGAAGTTTGCGTGGAAGTCATGACTCCGCAAGAGAACAAGGCGCATGTGAGTAACTTGGCAATATACATGTGAGAAACACCTCAGGAATAACAAAAATGGAAATCCCGAATGCAAAGAAGGTAGCATAGCTGAAATGCTATGTGAGGTTCCAGTAGCGTGACGGTGTATAGAAGTGATGTAGTTAAGTTTTATGTAAGCCCCAACAGTACGAGAGGAACCTGGGGTTAATGGATGCCATTAAGGTTTCTATGCCGTAAGTGATTCGGTAAAGAACGCGAGAAGTATCAAGTGAAGGCTCGCGGCCAAAAGCATAAAACAGTCCTCAGAGCATTTGGCGTGATAGCACATAATTGGTATTATACAGGGAAGTAGCTTAGCGGTCTAGAGCGACAATGGGTGCGACGCCCGGAAACATTGGTTCAAATCCAGTCTTCCCTGCTATGGAGAGTAAACTCGGAAGGTCTGAGCGCTGTCTCGAAAACAGACGGAGTCTAACGACTTGGGGATCGAGACCTCAGTTCTCCGCAGATGGAGAGCTAAGCCGGCGGGGCTGGCCGCTGTTTGGAAGACAGTCGGAGTCTGAAAGATGGCTTGGGGATCGACACCTCAGTTCTCCGCAAACAATGGAGAATTAACTGCAGCGGCCTGCAGGCCGGTCTTGAAAACCGTGGGAGGGTAACACCTTGGGGATCGACACCTCAGTTCTCCGCAAAGGCTTCAGTAATGAAGTTAGGTGTCCTTGGGAGGCTTAATTACCCTCCGACCGTGTGGAAACCCCACTATAGCGTACCGAGGATCGTGGGCACCCTCCGTCAGTGTAGTAGCGCTGTAAACTGACGGAGATATCCAAGCAAATAATCAGCACGAAAGTGCGTCAACATATCAGGTGTGTGCTGGAATTGGTAGACAGCTGAAGGAGGTTAGATCCTCACAGGGTGATAATGTAACCGTACAGATTCAAATCCTGTCGCACCTGCAACACATAATTGGACCTATAGTCCCAGTGGTCTAGGATGCCTGACTGTCTATCAGGAGGCCCGGGTTCAAGTCCCTCCTAGCCCACTATGAGGAGTGTACATAAACCTCAGACGTGCGCCTATGGCTCGCAAAAACATAGGTAGTTATCCGTTTATAGGTAAAACGGCGGACGGAAGCGGCCCAACCGTAAGAGGCCGCAATATGGTGATATTAGTGTAATGGTAACACGAGACACTGTGGATGTCTTATTATCGGTTCAAATCCGGTATATCACCCTAAAGGATTGGTTGATCCGAGGTTCAAGAAGGCCCCCGTAAGATGGCTAGTCGTTGGGGCAATGCTTGAGATGGATACCGCGAAGGGACAGCCATAAGTCTTGAAGTACGGTTAGATGCGGAGCTGGTGAAAGTCCAGACTATGTAGGACAATCCAATCTATAGCCCGGTAGCCCAACCGGCAGAGGCAACAGATTCAAAACCTGTATAGTGTGAGTTCGAATCTCACTCGGGCTACAAAAAAAATGGAACAATAGAGTAGAGAATCGGTCTGTGAGAATAAATTGCCTGCGCAGAATCCCATTCTATTCTTAAGGAAAAGGTATATTGTGGCAATTCTGATACCGAAGTACTGTTCCATTTAACGGGGTATGGTCGAATTGGTAGAGATACCCGGTATGGACCGGGAGGTTTGTGAATAATTCCATGGTGAATAGCAAACAGAGATTCTTCGGAATCCGAATGGTGGTTCGAGTCCACCTACCCCGACAATCGTTATCTAGTATCCGGCAACCTATATGAGCCGGGAATTCGAGAATATCTCGTTAATAGGCCAAGGCCATGCCCCTTGCTAGTGGGGGTTGGAGTCCACACAGAAATGTGGGAATCACTAGCGATAATGTCGGTATAGCGGAGCTGGTTTCTTGCGCCTCTCTCATAAGGAGGAGACGGTGGTTCGAGTCCACCTACCGGCACTCATAAAAATGTTATAATTATGGAAAAGAAGATAAAGGATCGCAGATATACAATTCTCGGAATTCACCGGAACGGCACATTATACGGATGGGCCGAAAATTCATTTTCATTCTCCCCCTCCGAGGACTACACTAGGGTTTGGGGTGCTGAATACAAAGAATGCGGCAATCGTCAATATTGGAAACCTAACAAAAATCAATCCACTTGGAATTATCTCAAGAAGGTGGCGGACGATCTGACCGCAAAGAAGTATATGGGGTGTGTATGGAAAGTGTATAGGGTCGGTAGTAAGCACTGTCCGGTCGATATAGACTTCAGAACCTGCGATCTGATGAAAACCGGAAAAATAAAATACGACAAATATCAGGCGAGAAACCACAAATTCACGTCGAAACAATAACGGGCGACCCGGATAATGGGGACTGAACAGGCGGGTTAGCTACCGCTTACGCAGCGGCGCTTCTGAGACGGATCTCAGAGACAAGCCGTAAAGTGCGGAACCGAAAGTCCAATGAGCTGTAGACAATCGGCACAAGCACCAGAACTCAGGCGAAGACAGTTGCAATAGAGCTCAATAAAGAGCTGCCAAGTCTGAGTCATTCTCTGACTGGACAGGCCAGTCCAAGAAGAAGCGTTCAGGAGGTTCGACTCCTCCTCGCCCGACTAAGTTGGCCGAGTGGTGGAATTGGTAGACACGTCAGACTTAAAATCTGGTGCCCGTAAGGGCGTGCGGGTTCAAGTCCCGCTTCGGCTACAAACAATGGATATTTGGAGTGAAATTGTTAAAACGTTGTGATTCACTCATGGAAATATTCTAACAACGTTACGCGTCAGTAGCTCAGCAGGTAGAGCACATCCCTTTTAAGGATGGGGTCCCGGGTTCGAGCCCCGGTTGACGCACTTATAAAAGGAGAGCTAAATCGGCGGGGCCGATCGCTGTTTGGAAGACAGTTGGAAGATGACGCTTTGGGGATCGAGACCTCAGTTCTCCGCACAAGCCCTTGTAGCTCAATTGGTAGAGCAACGCACCTGTAATGCGAAGGTTGCTGGTTCAATTCCGGTCAGGGGCTCTTATTATAATTATATTGGGAGTTTAGCTCAGCTGGTTCAGTAGCGTCTGCCTTACAAGCAGAAGGTCGTTGGTTCGAATCCAACAACTCCCACAAAGCTGGTATCGATGACGCTCTGGTGAAAGGATGTTTGGACGAGGGGTTCGATTCCCTCTACCTCCACTATTTCTCAGCTGACCAACCATGATGTTGGAACAGTTACGGTGGCGGAAACTTAACATGAGATCCGTCACTTGCTTATGGGGGTAATTGGTTTTGACAGCATTTGAGTAAGAAGAGAAGAGATGCTGGTAAGTGAGAATAAATCACAACACAACTTTTCGTCTTGCCGCTTAATCTCTAGGAGATTTAGCAGTAAGGGTCCGGGCGGAACCAAATCCGCCCTTTATGCTCTTATAGCTCAATGGATTAGAGCACGGGCCTCCGGAGCCCGGAATCCGGGTTCGAATCCCGGTAGGGGCTCGAAAAATATCTATGATCTTTCCTATATGCCCCGATAGCTTAATTGGAAAAGCAGTACCCTTCTAAGGTATGGAGTGGGGGTTCGAATCCCTCTCGGGGTACAAAATTAAGAATTATTATGACCGATCAAGAATTGTCTAGATATATCGAGATATTCGCTCTCACTCATCCGGAATATGAGATGGATGAGGTTTGTCCTATTCCAAAGAAAGATCTTAAAGTGGGACATATATATTTAGGAGATTGTCGCAATGCAGATAAAGCAGTCTGGATTGGTGAGAAGTTTGAATATCAAAGAGATAAATTTGGAAGCACCCTCTTAGAATATATCAACCATTATGAAGATGATGACGGTTATGACGTATTTGTTCCATTTGTAGATATTTCGAAATTTTCTTCTTAACCTTTCCGGAAATCGATTATATAAAATCATAAAAGAAATAATCGTTATGAAAGAATACAGAACTGAAGATAACGGATATCAAGAAAATGCGGAACTCCGCAAAGATACTGATGAGTATGGCAACTGGCTTCCGGAACGCGACAAATCTGGGTATATGGAGAACGCCGCCCCGTGGGATAGGCCCGATACCTGGGAAGATATGGGAAGATAACTGTAAAAGAAGATAATTAAAATTTATAATAGTTAACATTAAAAATCGCAAAGAAATGAAAGAAACTAAGTATTATGTAAATCCGGAAAAGAAAACGGTGGTCTGTGTCATCACCATCCAAGACGATTATTTTGGAGAAATTCATCGTTTTGAAGGCAAAGCCAAATGTTCCCCAGAAGATGATTTTGATGAAAATGTCGGTCGAGAGATTGCCCAAAATAGAGCATTCATCAAAATGAAGACACATTTTCTCAATCTGAAGAAATCCGCTCGTCTGGGTATTGCGAATCGAATTAAGGATCTTACGAAGTATGGTACGAGAATAGACGCTGGCATTCTCAGGAACGAAGGTGAAATCAAGACCGCCAAAGCTCGCATCCGCGAACTCGGAACTTCTAAATAATTTTTTCCATAATATATCTCTTTTATAGAAGGTCTCTCCAGAGACCTTTTATTTTTTATAATATGAAGATACAAGACAATGGTACATATACCGGAAATTATTACGTATGGGAACGCAAATTGCACCAGCCATATGATTATGAACATAATGGATTAGTCAATCGGATTTTGTCTCATAAGATCCATGACACTTCGAATCCGTTTTTGAAATATATGGTAGATGTTTATGAAAGGTCCTTAGTATATTGCATGAAATATATCGATATGTTGGCTAATTTCATTAACTATAACAAATGGAATAGATAGCCTGGATCTGTTTATTATAATTTTGCGTTTTTTGCAGGATTTGCTGTGATTTAACAAGCGATCTCTTCGAGAATGATATAACTATTCATTTAAGAAGAGATCGCTTGAATTTGATATGGTTTTGCTATTTACCGGTATTCGCTAGATTAGTACCTATGGAGGACCATCCGCGTTGCGCCGCTTTATCATCGTTAGAGTTGCTCGGAGAAGCGGACCTGCCTTCCGGAGTCGGAGTACTTGGGGGAGGGGTACCGACTGCAATACTTCCGAGTTTTTCAATTCCTTGATTGGTTATTTCGTTAAACTTGTCATTTATACCCCCTAGTGTTTTGCCGATCAAACTAGATCCTTTGTCGATCATCTTATCGAAAGGCTCTAAAGTTTTATTAGTGGTGTTTGCCGTGAAATCTTCAAGATTTTTACCAATGCGGGCACTAAGAGCATTTGCTGCGTCTAGGATGCTTCCCGTTCTAGCAATACTCTGATTCACCGCAGCATCCATAGGATCAAACACCCGGTTTACGGCAGCATTGCCGAAATCCGCAAGCTTACCCCCGACAATAGATCCCAGCCGCGTGCCTATGGTTTTGAATCTTTCACCCATTTCTTTAGAACTTTCCGCCACCATCTGAAGAGGTTTCCATACGTTTTCGGAAAGATTTTTAAGTCTTTTTTTAACACTATCCATGCCGGATTTTACCCCGGCATTGACTCCTTTTAGAAAATCTTGGGTGATTTGGTTAATAACCCGGGGTTTATACTTATCTATTATTTTTTGACCGACTTCTTCTATCTTGAGTGGTCTTTTTTTATATACATTCCCCCGTATATTGGTTATATCCCAACGAGAAATCATATCTTGAGTTTTAGGCAAGGGAATGAGTGCTGAATCCGCGGTTAAGATATGACCGGTGGCATCTCTTGCTAGAGATTCATCTCTCATCATATTTTCATCAATCATGGATTGATATTCATTCAAAGCGCTGTTCGGATCCTCGGTCTGATATAGTTCTACGGGATTGCCGTCTTCATCCGTTTCATCTAGCAATAATGGTATTTCGTTTCCTCTTTGATCTGAAAGAGTTTTATATTTTTTCATAGTGTCTTCAAAATCCTTGGCATGAAATGCGACATCGGCCTCTCCCCAGACATTCTCTTTGCTTTGCCGATCTTCTTTATCCATATCCATGAATATATAGTCTCCGATAATTCGATTCAAGTGGTCATTGAATCGCTGTTCTATTATATTCTTATATGTAATTTTAATTTCATGCACCATATGAAACGGCTCATCAGATTTGATTTCGGTATAGGCACTGGACGCGGAATTGGCATCTATCTCGCAGCCTTGGAGCTCTATGAGCTTAGCGGATGAAAAAATGTTATTAGACCCTGAAGCCCATTCCCGGTAACTAGGTATATCGAATATAACCTCCGGATCGCCCATATCGGTCAATGATACGGGAGGGCGCCCGCCTAATCCATGCCTTTCTTTTTCCCTATCCACATCTCCATGCCCATAATGAACATAAGCAACAGGAGTATTGATAATATATATAGACATATCAAATCTGCGAAGGTTAGCCGGGAGAATTTCTTTATGCTGGATTTTAGAAAAAGACACCGCTTTATATAAATCTAAAAGAGTAGATATTCTATTATCATAGGGATCCTCTAAGGTCTTGATAGTTATGGATTTCGGCTCTTCATCGATTTTGAATTCCCCGGTATATTCGGATCTCTGCAGTGCTTCTTGCAGGCCTTCTATACTTTGGAAATACCATGGTGAGTAAGTATTTATATTGGAAAATAAAGTTACAAAGTCATCTAACATTTGTTTTCTTTGAAGCTCTCCATTGACATATAAATAGCTAACGGCTGTATTGGTATTTTCGGTATAACTCGTCCTGGTGGAATCTAAATCTATAAACTCTTTTCCGGTATTTAGCAAACCGTACCCCGTATTGAAATGAAAAAACAACCGGAAATAAAGGCTTGCCGGAGTTTCCATCTGGTTGAACTCTTTAGCGTAAATATCGGAATGACCACCGGAACGCTTAAATGCCTCCCGGAGTTGATATATACTATTATATGATTTTATATTTTCTTGCATAGCTCTAATTCTTTTCTATTTCTTCTTTAATAGGAGGATTATATTTTTCGAATCCAATACCGTCTCTTGAAAGCAAAAACTCCTGAGACCATTGGAATTGGGTATGATAACGAAAAGACATTTCACTTATATAATATTGGCCGGAAATCATCTTGTTGATAACCCACCCATTAGAATCATCTAATATCACCGAATCCGGCAGCTCGATATTTGAAGATATTTCCTCATTAGCCGCTTCCGTTATAGGCCCTGTAACATAATTATTTTCATCATACCACCAAAGATTGGCCTTGCCGCCTTGTACTAAACCTAATGTCGGTATGCGAATAGATACCTTTATTGTCTGAGCATCGATTTTTGCCAACATCATATTTTTAGCCGCCGCCCTGGAAAGGTAGTCATAATCCCCATAATATTCTCCGCCATAAATATAAGATTTCTGAAGATTGTCTTTTGCGTCTCCGTTTTCTATAAGCGTAGTGGTCTGCTCTAATTTATCCATCGAATATGTGTCAAAAATCTGATCTGTGACACCCGGAGAAGAATATACCGGAACATATTCGTTTATAAATAATTGAGAATTTTTCAGGATCGGATGATTATTAAATGCTGCTATCATTTTCACAGGGATTTGAGTATTGTCGTCTCCGCCGATGCTAGGCGTATTGTCCACTACCCAGATTTGTAAATTTTCATCGGAAACCTTTTCTTTATATTCTGTATATTTATCCACCAATACCAGATTATTCCAATAGTCTATCCACCAATCAAATATAGATTCCTTATTGTTATTATGGGCATAAGATACTGTTTTATCAATATGGCTAACTATATTCATCATAGGATTGTATATATATCGCTTATCATCTGTACTCGTTACATTCGAGGCAAATCCTAATCCAAAATTCCGGGCGACTGTTTCCATATACTCATAGGTAGTGATTTCACCATAAGCTTTCAGTTCATGATCCCAAAAATTAGGAATATGATAGGTGGCGGACATCGATATAATGCTTCCTTTAATGTTCACTTGCTCCACATAGAATAATAGGTTGATTTTCTTATACGCGCCGTCGAATGGCGGGATTATCTGTAATTGCAGACTGTTGTCCCAGGACGGAGTATCTAGATTCTTGATCAATCCTAATTGATCCTCAATGGTGATGTCTAATTTAGGGACTTGGTTTATGTATAAATGCATATCTACAATTTCCGAAAAGAAAACCGTTTGATTGCACATTCTAACCAAAGGCACCATGACTCCATCCACCTTGGTCTGTTTTAAGACAGTAGTATCCCCATCGGAACCAAATTCTTTTCCGCGAGGATCTGCTTCATCATCTTCGGAATAGATCGGCATCTTGATATCCGGTAATATTAAGGTAGGATCAAAACGTACTTCTATCATATTAGTAGATTATAACTCTATTGGTTTTATCTATTTTAAATCTAGTGTCTCCGATAATAGCTTCATTAGGAGCCCGTTTTTCTTTAGGCTTCTTATAAGAAGGCTTGTCGTTTCTTATGTCTTCATCGGTGTCTTCAATATTGTCTTCTTTGTTTGCTGGGGTCAGAAATTTGTCTATATCTTGTAGCTCAGGCACGTATAGTACATCCCCTTCGTTTAATTCAAACGGATTCTGCACACCATTAAGCCTGCAAATTATATCCCCGTACATTGTAGTGCCATATAAAGACTTGGAAACTAAATCCGGTCTGGCGACATGTTCCGGAGATACCTCTATGAGACGATAAGAAAAATTTTCGGGCAACACGAAAGATTCTCCGAAAAAATCCACCATATCCTCGCCGAATCTTTTCGAAAATCTATTTTGCTTGTTTGTCAGTATGGAATTAATCAGCATATCCATTGATTTATGTTATAAAAAATAAATCGGGATATGCTCGGATAAATGAATTATTCTCCTATAAGGTCTCCCAGTCGAATATCTATTTCTAAAGTACCCACCGGGAAATCAATTATTTCTTGTGGGGTGGCTCCTTCCGTAATCATAATCCTAATTCTTTTATCATCTCCGCAAATTGATCCGGAGAATAAATTATTATAGTAAATTCCTTTGAAAAATCTCCTTTTATAAAACGCACATCCCATTGGGTGGTCTCTTGATGATCGGAACCGTCCATATTTTCCACCCAGCCATCTCCCGTGTATTCTACCTCTATCTTAGTAATCTGTGGAGGGCCATCTATCTGATGCCCATTAATTATCATAGTGCCTCCGGAAGATTGTATAGTCTTAGAATAGTATCCCACCCAGCTTTCTTCTATCATCTTGCGAGTCCATCCTAAGGATTCTAATATCTTATAACATTCTTCTACCATAGAAATGGTTTATTTCGGAAAAATATCCAAAATCTTATATAAATTAAAAATTATAAGAATTCAAATCTCAGATCATTGGTATTGCTCCCTACTTTAGATATTTTGCCATTATCCATGGTGACATAGAATATGATTTCCCCATTATGCCATTCTATATCGGATACAAAACCGGAGACATTTATGGGGATCGCGCAATCCGCCACAAATCGGACTTTTTTGTTCAGAAATTGTTTCTTAATAAAGTCTTTCCAGGTTACCATCTCATTTTTTCATATAGATAAGTACTCCAATCTAAAAATGCGGAAGATATAAAATTCCGGTTGCCGGATACCTTGTCTTCTATAATATACCCTAACGCCTTGGAAAGTCTCTTCAGGACATCCGTCAGTACATCGTGTTCATTTACATCGATATTCGTACAGGTACAATCCGAAAAGTTATCATATAATGAAACGGAAGCTAGAGTCAGTCCGGTTTTTATAATATTATCTATATATTTTTTCATTTCACCACATATCTCCACCTGCCCCAGCCAATAAGTAATATCTGAAAATATTTCTATCATGTACTTATATATATTATGACGATATATAAGAAGAGGGTCGCACATGGTGAGCCCATTGGATGTATAAGAAACAAAACCATTAGAGCAGCCGCATCCGGATTGCTTGGATATACTATTAATATCAACAAAATTATTAAATTTCATAAGAGATCTAACTACTTGATCGTACATCTCTTGGATATAGTATTGAAGCATATATCTATGTTTATCCGGATCTTTTGACCACTCATCGATCCATATTTCGTTGGCATACAATATTTCGGCCAGCCAGGTCCGGAATTTTTTCAGTTCTTCCAGGGTAATGTCTTTATCCGTAGTGAAATTATTGAGATATATATATTTTTGGATATCTCCGAGATCTTCAGCATAAGAACCATAGTCTTCGAATAATACGTAATCGAAATCTCTGTCTAAATGAAAATCCTCCCCGTCTATTTGGAAATCCAATTCTCCGGAAGGTAATTCTTCAAGTTGTTGATATTCTAACTCTATAATATGAGAAGAATCATCCGTGAGCCCGGTTATTCCTAATGGAATTATATATTTGTAATTTACTGCTAAAGCATATTTGCCTTTCAGGTTCTCATTAAAAAACTCCGATTCTGTTATGACATCTTTGAATTTTACTATATTCATATTTATAATTGATTTAATAAATAATTCCTAAGACCCACGGATTCCTTCAAGACCATGAATTCCTTAATTTCCTGATCGGTCATATCTCCGTCCACAATATCCAGGACTTCTTTAGATACTTTAGATCTTTCTAATTCTCCTTTTCTGACAGCCCAAGCCATACAGAAAAGTCTTTGTTGTGATTTTGATTTACTCGGCATATCATTATTTTAGTTTTGTTCATGTGTAAATATAACATGTGAACCTCCAGATCTTCCGACGCAGTTCCCTATTTTTGTCAATACATCGGATAAGGCATTCATATTTTTACTCAATTCATCTAATTTTGCACTGGTCTTGTCTTGACGCGGCTTTTGTTGCGCTTGAGTTCCATCAGTCGGTTTCCTAAGTGTCTCGGGTTCGGGAGGTTGCGTGCCGAAATCTTTCCTATTCACATCGTCCAAAGCCCCGGTAAGTTTTTCTAACACAGTGATCAATTTTTCGTTTATGACATCCGCTAATTTATCAAAGTTACCTTGAATGCTATTAGAGAATAGATATAATTCGTGCATCATTTCCTTTAAGGAAGTGGCTTTAGAAATATCTAATGAATTGACTGATTTAATAAGCTTGACAGAATCATCGGTAGCCTGTTTCCAAGATTTGGTCCGCTGTTCTAAGTCTTTGCCATCCACATTTTGGAATACGGATTTAGCGATGAGATCTACGGCATGACCTCCAACAGTATTGGTTTTATCATCTATTTTAACGAATTTGATATCGCCGCCCTTTTGTAGAACTTCTATAATCTTACCCATCGGTTCGGACATGCCTCCTAGCGATTTTATTAAAGTCCCCGCAGCGTCTATTGATTTCTGGTCCTTAACGGCATCTTTTAATACTTTGTTCTCCGTCAGATTTGTCACAAATGCTCCTATAATATCAAATACTGTTTTTGTAGGATCCTCTTTTGATAAATCTATCATCTTCCATCCGGTAGGTTCTCCGGTCTTTTCATCAATCTTAGTAGGATATTTGGCGGATTTGTATTTAACGATAGTATCCATTAGTGAATTTATCGGAGAAGTCATATCCATGATTTTCTTCACCGAATCTTCATTATTCTTTTTAGTACCTTTTACCTTGTCCCAGAAAGATTCTTTACCGAAATTTATATTCGGAAGATCAAATGCTTCTACATAATCTTTGACGAACTTGGCAATCTCCTTAGCTGCATCGGATATATCCGAGGTATTCAAGAGTTTCCATTTTTTGATTTCTCCGGTATTCGGATCCAGATATCCTTCGGTGGACGTATCCGGAACCTTTAGAGCTTTCATTTTGATGATAGTATCTACTAATTTGCTAATAGGATCCGATAATTCCACTAATGCTTTAGTATGTTCTATTCTTCTCTTATTGCCGGCGGTCACCAGGTTCCATAGGTCTTTAAGAGATCCGTTTTCTTGTCCGATATCTACCGTCTTGACATAATTAGATACAATCAATGCGACATTTTTGGCGGCATCCGCAAAATATTTAGAATCCGCGAGTTTCCATTTGTTTATCTTTCCGGTTTTCTGATCAATACTATTTTCGTCATATGGAACCATCATCCGAGATAGTTTGTTTATAGTATCCACCATACCGGAGATTGGAACTGCCAATTCCATGATTTTTTTGACCTTCTTGATCTGGCGTTTGGAGATTTTATCTAAATTGTCAAGATTTGTTACACCGGTTTTTTCATCTTTGAAGCTAAATGCGCCAACCATTGAGGTTATGATTTGCTGGATGTTCTTTCCAGCTGTTTCAAACTTCGTTGCATCCGCTAGAGCATATTTTTTAATTTCTCCAGTTTTCTCATTTATCTCAACAGGGAATCTCATGAAAGAAATATCCACCATAGTCTTAGCCATCTTTCCGATAGAAGCTACAGTTCTTTTCATATTCCGGAATATTCTCTTGATAATACGAGCCTTTTTGGCATCATTATCAAAATACTCGGCAGTAGCTATAATGGCACCCATCACTGATATTATCAAAGTCTTGAAGTTTTCAGCATCACCCTCATATGGAGGTATCATAGCTATAGTGCGAGCTATGTTTCCGACACCTTCTATTACGGTAGATAATCCTATAGTGACTTTTTTAGCATCTTTGATGGTACTCAACTTGAAATGAGCTAAGAAATGAACTATACTACCTTCATCTACCTTTCCTGTCCATGCCGTACGTGGATTTTTCACCACTGCCTTAATAGGTATGAGCATCATCTGAGCTAGATAATTAGCTACTTCTATATCTTTCATTCCGGATAACCCTGGTATCTTCTCATATATATTATGCCACTCTATAGCTGCCGCGGCGACTGCTTTCATGCTTTCGGCTAGTGCCCAGATGATACCACCAATAGCTAAAACGGTGGCGGCGCCTATAGCCATAACAATCGCTCCGCCCCCCATAGTAGCGGTTATCATTCCACCCAAAACAAGTATTAATCCGGTCATACCTAAAACAACAGCACTCATAATACCTACAGTAGCCGCTAAATCTCCGACATCAGTCATATTAGCAATATAAGCTATTGGTTCAAATAGTTTAGCTACACACCACATCACCCCGGCGATAGCTAGTAACGCGATAGCGCCCTCTCCGAGGATTGTCGCACCCTCTCCGGTTTGCATAAATGCACCTAATATAAATAGTAATGCGGTAACGCCGGCTACCGTAAGTATCATCATTGCTACAACACCCGCAAGTTTAAGGAAGTTGACCTTCTCCGACAACTCTACCAATGCATACATAATTAAGGTCAAGATAGCTAGTGATAATGATATCACTAATAATGCAATAGCTCCTTCTTTGATAAATTTCCTGCCTAATGCCAACAGTACCATAAGAGCTAGTACTCCAGCAATAAATCCAATAGCTACCGAGATCAATGCCGCTCCTATAACCACCATAGCGCCCACGCCGATTACCGCCAATGCTATGATCACTATAGAATAGAATACCATTCTTATAAGCATAGATGCTCTATATGCCCTCCGAGATTCGCGTTGAGATTTATTAAGTATATGGATAACGACAATCATACCGGACATGATCACCATCATCATCAATATAGACACAGCAGAGTCTTTGAGATCTTCTTTTTTAGGTAATACTTTTATAGCTTCTCCAAATGATTTCATGGTAGAAGCCATGTCCTTGACAATCTGAGCTACCCTTTCTTGCGCTTTACTTCTATCATCCCCCAGTTTTTTATCTATGATCGAGATCGCCCAGAGCATGCCTTCGTAAATCACAATGCTCAACATCATAGTACCTAATATAGCAGCAATCTCCCCGGTTTTCTTTGCTTCCGGAGCATTTTTAGTGGCTTCGGTGAAATCTTTTAAGGTAGCCGCCATAGCTGCTATGACAATCTGAGCGGAATTCTTATCATTGGGTCCGGCATTTGGATCTACTAAGCCCATAGATATAAACTTTCCGGTAATCCACAAAACACCACCGTATATAAGAACCGCTCCCACCATAACCACCATACAAAGCAAAATCTTATAAGAATCTGCTATTGCCGGAGCCGTGTTTGCCGCTTCGGACATTTTTTTAATTGTGGATATCATGGAATCTAAAGTAGACTGCAGCAAATTAAAGGCATCGTCAGACAATAAAGATTTTTCTTTAAGTTTCTTTATTTTATTTAATATTCTACTATAGAAGATTATAGCAAAATATATAGATATTAAACATGTACCGAATTTAGCTTGCTGGACAAGATCAGGTGATGCCTTAATTATCTCAATAAATTTATCGATCATATATTTCATATTATCGATAACCTTTTTAGCATCTTCTGATTTTTCTAATATTTTAGCTTTTTTATCGGTAAGCAGTTTGACAATTTTAATAAGCTTTCTAATATCCCATATAAATGTCCGGAGGAGTATTTTAGACGAAGCAGCAGCTTTTAAGTCTACTTCTTTTAATTTTTTAAAGATATCTACAATAGATTCAACAATATTGAATACACATATAAAACCTTTTTTGATATTTTCTTCGTTTCTTCCAAACGTCATCATTATGCCCATTATAGAGCGGCTTCCGCCCCCACTACTCGGGTCTTTCGATGTACCGAATAATATGATATATAATCTTTTGATTCCTTTTCGTAGTCTTTTATATCTTAGCTTTCCGAATAATCCGGTGAGTAAGTTCAAACTTCGTAATACTATATTAAGAGCTTTGAAGAAAACTACTAGAGAAATAGCGATACCGGCAGCTTTCAAGGCGTCTACGATTTCCAACGACTCTAATACGCCTTCTATCAGATCCATGACTCCCCGGTTTTTCTTTCCTTTTTTCCGGAATACTTTTCGAGCTAGCCACCCATATTCTTCTCCAAATAACAATTTCCACATTCTATCAAGATTGGTCTGGATTTGATTTTTTTCCAACCAACTCATATGCTCATTGATAAAATGCAACGTCACATTTAAACTTTCAAATGTCTTAGATATCATAAGCATATTTATCCGAGATTTAATAGCGGTAGCTATTTCCATCCTTCCAATATTCTCAATAAGACTCATTATAGAATGAGAACGGCGGAATATTCTATCATAGGTGCGTCCGAATAGTAATACATATATCTTAGATATAGTTCTTCGATATTGAATTATCTGTTTGAGGGTAATATTGTTTTTCAATACTTCGAAAATCGTCGGAATTAAATTAATAGTATCGGCTATAAATTTTATGCTTGTCTTTGCTTTAGCAAACGGAACCAATTTTCGATCTCCGATAAATTCTATTAGCCGAATGAGTTTTCGGAACAACATCTTATATTTTATAACCGTAAACCTATATTTTATAACATCCCTTAAAGATATCTTTTTCAATGGAGAAGCCACAATCTCTAAGGACTCCATAATGGGTTCCATGGCTTTTAGGGATATTTTGGCTTTTATAATATTTATGGTATTATAACTTCCAAGTTTTTCTACGAATTTAAATAAAGACCTCATACTCTTTCTCAAGAGAATCATCCGAAACTTATTGCCGATTAAATCTTTTAATGGAATCTTTCCAACAGTTTCCATTAGTATCTGATACTCATATATGGTATCGGTCATGCTCTTCAAATCTTTGGCATTTATAGATACGGCTAAATAAGCACCCGAGATTCTTTCTAACCCATATAGAACAGTCTCTATGGCGTCGGTAGAACGCTCTATGCATTTCTTCAAAGTATTGAAGAATTTCTTATCCATCTTATTCTTGACGATGATCTGATTTATATCATTGACAAGTTTAAGCTGCTCTTTATATATTTCGAAAAGGTCCTCACTATTAGGTATTTTGGTCTCGGCCATAATGTTATGTTTTCTTTTTTATATTTCGGATTATATCAGTGGCAATCCGAATTATTATATAAATAATCAAATATCAGTTGAAACAATGAAGAAGCTGACACAATATCTTAAAAATGTAAATGAAGCATTTGGGGATGAATTGAATGAAATTACCGGATGGCTAGGTTCACTAGAAAACCTATCCGATGTCTTGGATAGACTCGAAAATTCAAAAATTCTCGGCGGACGGGGTAACGATAGATTTGGAAGGGGAGATGGTGAGAATATTGATGATCATACAAAAAGGTATGTGGGAATGATTCTCAAAAAACTTATGACGGATCCCGAGATTATATCCTGGTATGATTCTCCATATAACAACGAGATGGAGCTTTATAGTTTGCTAGCTAAAAAGCTTTCTCCCAGAGAAATGACTTATCTGGAAGAGATCACTCAGGTTTTATCTTCCGTAGAAGACTCGGATAAAGATGCAGAGATAGTTAATAATGCCGTTGTCCGCCTCATAGATGATCCAGATTTAGAAAGATGGTTTAAAAAATATTCAAAACCTATTAAGAAAACGGATAGGTTCGGTAATGTCGAAACTACAACGGCAACTCCTAATGAATTTGAACTCAGAAAGATTATTAACAGCAAACTTTCAGGCACGGAAAGAAAATTTTCCGAGCCCATTGCGCGAAAATTTATGCGAATATATAGTGGTGAATATGATACCGATGACTATTTTAATGGAGATAGAGGCAGTTCAGGAATGGGTATGTCTATGACCGGAAGACGGAGCGGCGGACGTTTTAGAATTTAATTAAAAATTAATCAAGATATATGAAAAGATTTCATGAATATACAGGGATGATCACGGAATCCCTAATGATGTTATTAGTCTATTCCGCTATAGTAGCTACCATGGTCCAGGATGCCAAACAAGAACGTCTCAAGTTCAAGATAGAGCAAAAACGAATGGAAAAAGAGCTTAAAGAAATGGAAGATAGGGAGGATGATGAAGAAGTCCAACGTAGGATAGAAAAAGAACGTCATAAACAAGAACTAGCTCAGGCGAGACATGAACGTCAAGAAGAGAAAATGAAACGGAGAATGGCTAAAATACAGATGCTCCAGGATAAAATAGCGGAATCTCGTGAGAAAAAATTAGAAACTCAGCGTTTTGCATTAGCAGCCCATAATATGATGAACGACAAGGAGACCGCTGAAGACCGGAGTCTTATCGAGAAACATGCTAAGAACAAAGAAAAATGCTCTCCTGATCAAATTCGCAGGGCTACTGAAAAAGCTGATAAAATATCCGACGAAGAAGCAGATAAGTATATAGCTAAATACATGCCGAAAAAAGAACTCCCTAAGACCGAACCCGGGCCTAAAAAAGAAACTCCGAAGAAAACGGATAAGATCCCAAATCCTGGAGACTTCAAGATGCCTAAAAAACCGGATACTGACGGGGCTGTAGATAAAAAATCAGAACCTAAAGAAGAAGAAGTAATCAATCCGGAAACTGGCAAGAAAGAAAAACATAAAGTATATACAGGTAAACGCGGTGGTAGATATTGGATGTCTAAAAACAACAATAAAGTATATGTTAATGAAGATAAAGAAGAACAAGAAGAAGCTTCTCGTTGGGATATTACTAATTCTAGACTAGCTTATCTGCAATGGGTTATAGATAACACTAAAGATAAAGAAAAATCCAATAAGCTTCAGGAGATGTATAATGCCTTGTATAATATAACATATGATACGGGCGGCGATATCCGGAGCTTAGATGATACTATATCTTATATTACTCAGACCATGCAAAACAATAAAGGTCTGATTCCGGGACTTCCTTCTAATGATCAGATAGAAGAAATCGATAAAAAAGCAGCTAGCTTTGAAGAATTGCACCCGGAAGAATATGAAAGTTATATCAAGAGACTGGAAAGTTCTAATCTGGATAAATCCAAGAAAGATAAAGAAGATCAAGCGGATAGTGTGCTGAGTCCGGCGGACACCAAAGATGATAAAGATGCCCGCAATAAGCTAGCTACTCTTACTTCCATATTTGGATTTACTAATATTATAGGTCTAGAACCTAATCGGAAGCCATCCGCGGAAGATATGAAGAAAAAATCCGAGCTGAAAAAAGATCAGAAAGATAATGCATTGCTCCAGGATACCGAGGATGACGAAACTGCTCTTAAAAAACCGGAGATCTCCGGTGAAGAAAGCTCCGATGAGTCCGGTGAAGAAGGCTCCGATGAGTCCGGTGAAGAAGGCTCCGATGAGTCCGGTGAAGAGTTGTCGGATATTGAAGAGGATATGATCATGTATGTAGTCATGATGGCTGAAGAATATTTGGACCAGTTCGAAGGCGAAGACTATGACGAAGCTGATGTGGACAAATGGTTGGATGAACAGGATTTGGAATCCGATCTTGGCCTGGAAACCGAAGAAGAGAAAAAAGGCTTCCGGGATGCTATGAAGCAAGAAATTAAGAATGAACTAGAATCCGAGTCCGATGAAGGTAGTGAAGAGTCCGGTGAACAGACTACGGAATCTCTCTTAGAGTTCTCTCAAAACTTTATATTTGAATTGTTTGGTCGGAATGACGCTTTCAAGGCGGCTAAGAAAAATGCTGAAATGTTCAATAAGTATGGTGATGGTGCATATAAACCGGAAGTTACAGTAAAAGAACTCCAAAAGGCACGTAAGAAAAATGCAAGCGCCGTTAAGTTCAACAAGGCGGCAAATTTGCTTACCGGACCACTGGGTGCCGCCATTATCAACAAAAAACAAGATAATATGAAGAAACGTATGGCCGGAATGAAGTCCATGATTGATAGCACGCAGGATCCCGATGAAAAAGAGAAACTTCAAAAGAATTACGATATGATGATGAAGGCTTGTGTTACCAAGAAAGGAAGATTCCGCGCCCGTCCGAAACTTAAAAGCCTTTCTCCGGAAGAAAGGGCCGAATTTAAATCTAAGTACAAAGAAATCAAGCAATCTAAAACAATCCGACAAGCTGGCAAGGATTATATGATCAAACACGAAGATTTTGCAGACCAAGTACTACAAGATAAAGTATCTAAGAAAAAAGAAGAAAAAGAAATCAAGAAAGGTAATGTTGAAAAGACTTCCATGGATGACGGATCTACTCTGGTAGCTCGGAAATCGGAAAGAGACGGCCATATGATTTATACTAGAGAAAAAGGAGGCAAGACTATTGAATATATGGATAAAGACGACTATCAAAAACGTCTAGCTAGCAAGAAAGAATCTGTAGAACATCACTTCAGTTCTTTCAAATCCTTGCTAGAATCTAAAAATGCATAAACTAAACTTATAAATATCTTATAAGAATCGGACTCGAAAGGGTCCGATTTTTTTATTATTTATTCAAAGGTGATTTTATATGAAACATATTAGTGAATCCATAAGGAATGTAAAATGCTACGTTAACGAAGATACCGTAACTCATGATAAAAGATCGCAATCTTTCCAATACGGTGACGGAAGCCTTGTCTATTTTGATGAGATTTTAACATATCCCCAATATCACGACAATGCTCTGGAAATCGAGACTCTGCATGCCGTAACTAAAAGAAGAGGTATTGGTTCGAAACTGATAGAAGCTATCAAGGATTATGCTGATTCCGAAAGAAAATCAATAGTGGTATATGCTAGTCCGCTGACAAACGACATATCTGAAAGAGACCTTATCAAATTCTATAAAAAGAATGGATTTATACAAGATCCGGATACCGACAATCCACATTGTTTGATTTATATCGGAAGATAATTCAAAATCGGACTCGAAAGGGTCCGATTTTTTTTATTTTTTATACAAATAAGATTTTTATATGAAAAATATTGGAAGTTATATTCAAGAATCCCAAATGTTTGAGGCAGAAAAAGAAAATTTAAAGTTATCTAAAGAAGACCAAAAACAACTACAAGAGATTCTTCAAAGAGCTATTACTGCATTTTATAATGATGATGAAGATAGAGATATAGAAGAATTTATTAAAGATACATTTGCTGATTATGGATGGTCCGATAAGCTCATGTCTGGATTCATAGACATATGTAAGCAGATTGTGGACAAGTCTGATAAATATGTTGAAAAATTGAGTAAAACAGATAAAGATGTTAATGAAAGTTTGGGTGATTTAATTGCCGAAAAAGATGGGGAGGGCTTAAAAAAGGCAATTGATGCAGTTGATAGTGGCTTGGGAAAACTTGTGGATGCCGGTGTATTCGGAGATAATGCTAAAAATAAGCGAGCTGTTAATAAAGCACTTGGCAATACAGCGGCCGATAAAGCTAAAAAAGGTGTTGACAATGTGGTTTCAACAAAAACTGCGGTAGAAGATGCTCATAAAGCAGAAGTAAAACGTAACGCTGAGATGGCTAATAATATCGGGCGGGATGGCAAATTCCACCAAGATTTGGTAACCGGAAAATATTACAAATCCGAAGAAGAACTTAATCGAGCTGTTGGGAGAAGAAAAATGGAGGAATTTGATAAAGAATATGAAGAAGCTGTTAAAAAAGAAACCGATATAAAGAAAAATAACCAGGACACATATCAAATTCAAACATCACCAGGTAAATGGAAAGATGTATCTAAAGAAGAGTATGAAAAGGCTAAAAAAGAAAATCCCAGAACAGCTAAAAAGACGGAACGTTCTTCCATAGATCCTCATGAGTATAAAATACCAACTTCTAGAGACACCAAATATGGATATGAAAAGGATGGGGAAATAACCCATACACACCTTCAACGTCATTATGAAATGGAAACTCCGTGGTGTCGTTTCTTGACTTCCGGAGGTCCTCAGAAGGTAGCGTTAGGTGCAGCTATCGTGGGTGCCGTGGCTCTCACTACGGCCGTTGCGGTACATACTGCCAGAAAGCAAAATGAAAAATTCTTAGCAGGCCTCAAAGCCCGCTCCGAACAAGCTGACGACCCCAGAATTCGCAAGGAATATGAAAAATACTATCAAGATGCATTAAAGGCTATGTATAAGGATAATGGCAAGGTTAGAATGGATCCGGATTTTTCTAAAATCCCCGAAGAGAGTAGAAAGTCATTCGTTAAAATTTACGGTTCCGGCAAAGATCTTCGCAAAATGGGCAAAGAATATATTAAGAAAAACGGTTCCGAATTTTTAGAATATGATAGAGACCATACTGCTTCTTCTACTAAAAAAGAACCTAAAGAACAAGTAGCTAAAGCTAAAGACGGATCCGAAATCCATGCTCGCCGCAAGAAATCCGGACACGGTATGACCTATGTGCGTACTAAAAACGGCAAAGAAGTCGGATATGCCACTAAGGACGATTTCCGGCGCGCTAGACAAAATGAAGGCATGATTTCATTGAGAGATGCTTTGTTAGAATCTTTTGAAATCTAAAAGTTCTTAAAAAATCCATAAGAATCGGACTCAAAAGAGTCCGATTTTTTTATTCTTTATTCAAAGAAGATTTTATATGAAACATATTAGTGAATCTATAATAGGAAGAAGGGGATCTTCAAATATTTCCGACTTCCGTTTTGAAAGCATAGTCCGAGGAAGTATAGTATATATTCCCGAACTCAAGCGAAACGATTCCGATAATCCTTATTTTTTGTGTGTAACTATCCGAGATTTATATGATTTGTGGCCGGATAGATACATAGATAGTAATTTACTTAGTTTAATTCATTATATTCTGCCTTCTAAATATAGTGTATATGACACTCCAATCGGAGAGGTAACCCTTCAAGGATATAAAAATCATTTTCCATTTTATGACGGTAATAAAATACCCATAAAAGCTATATACGGACCTATAGATCGGCATAAGTTAAACAGAATACTATCCTCAGAAGACACATTAATAGATTTTTTAAAAAATTTACACCCCTAAAATATGAATTTAAAAAATTATATCTTAGAATCTCAAGAACCGGAAAATCTTCCGGAAATTCTAGACTTTGTAACTAATATAATATCTCAATATACGGACTCTCTTTCCGATCTTTCCGATTATTCGGAATCCGGCTTCAAAAAATGGTGTGAAGACAATGGTATTGAAGATATAGATTGGGATGATGATGCTAAAAAGAATTTTTATAAGTTATGTGATACTGCGCTTTCTAATATGAAAGATACGGATGATTCTGTAGAAGAATCTTTTAAGATCCCGGATCTTAATATTTTATTAGAAGCGGTCCCTAATAAGGATTCTCAAAATTCTCCGAAGTTTTCTAAAGAAGATGCTCAAAAATTATTAAAGCAAGCTAGAGATGAAGTTTGGTCGGGAATGAAAACATACGGCAAGAAAAAAGCCACTAACTGGTCTGGCGATCAACTTAACAAACTCACTGATAAGATAATGACGAGCATTAAAAATAAAAAAACATCATCCGCCGAAGAATATGCAAATGCTGGAATTTCCGCCGGAAAAGCATTTTCTAAAGTACCTGGCATCAGCAAGGCACTGGCCGGAATATCCGCTCTTTCGGGTCCTCAGGTCGCTCTGATCACCGTATCCGTAGCGGCGGTTGCCGCGGGAACTGTAGTGGTTGTCCGTCAGATAAAGAAAAAGAAAAACGAAAAGATCTTGACTGGGATAAAGGCTAAAGTTGAGGAATATAAGAAATCGGGAGATACTGAAAAAGCTAAGTTCTATGATGATTTTTACCAAAAACTAGAAAAAACCTGTTTAGACGATAAAGGAAAACTTCGCGTGAGTCCGGACCTTAACAAGCTTCCTGAAAAAGATCGCGATTTATTCTCAACTTTATATAATAGGATTAAGAAAAATAAAAACATCATTAAAGCCGGAAAGGTTTCGGCACCTAAAGAACAAGTGGTGAAAGATAAAGATGGGAGCGAGATCCACGCCCGCCGGAAAAAAACCGGCATCGGCATGACCTATGTCAGAATGAAAAATGGCAAAGAAATCGGATACGCCACCAAAGATGAATTCCGGGCCGCAAAAAGCTCCAATGAATCCTATACAGGATTATCGGATTATATTAATGAGTCAGTCGAATAAAATCTATCATAAATCTTTCATATTCGTTATAAAACAAGCGATCGTATCTTAGATGACTAGTTATATCACTTAAGATGTGATCGCTTGTTTTATATATGTTTATGAAAGAAATTACATTATTTCTAAATTCGGAACTAAGCTCGGATATATAAATTGCCAAGCTGTATACATGTTTTTCTTATCATCCACCGATTTAAGAATATCCCGGTTATAAGAATATCCGTATTTCGCAACAAACTTAAACCATACCTCTCTTATATTCTCATATAAATCTATTGAAGTTATATACGTATTGTTTTTTATTCGCAACCTACAGTTTTCACATCCCATCTCGCCCAAAAATTCATTGACTAATTGTTCATACCCCCCACATTCATTATCGTACTCTACAGCTCCAGCCACCGTAATTAATTTATCAGGAGTTTCAATAATTTTTTCATATAATCCCCGATGGAATCCGTGGTCTATAAAAAATGCATTGAGTGTGCCGTTGAGAATATCTAATCTTTCATAATCATTATAATCTTTATCATGCTGAGATATATCATATCCAAGATTGAATACTATCTGGGGTTGCCCATATGTTTCGCATTTATGAACTTGAGGCATCCAGGCGGACCCATATGTAGAACAATAAATAGGAATACATAAGAAATTCAGCTCTCCATATCTATGCTCGCATATGTTGAATTCCGGGTCTCCGCAAATGGTCACATCCGCATCCGATAAAGGAAGGACATAGGATGTAATCAAATCTTTCTTGCGCTCCGCATACCAGAAAATATCAAATGGTTCCCAATGGCATATCAGATTAATTTTCGGCCGGAAAGTCCAGTTAGGTTTCATTCCTTTGCTTAATAAGAATTCTTGTTCTCCTCTAGATAACGGCCCTTGTATATCGGTAAAATAATTTATATTCTGATTCCAATTCCACCAAGTATATCCATCCACACTTTTCATATCCAAACCGGCATGACCACGTTTGTACTTATTGTACCAATAATCCTTGATGTTTTTGATGATATAGTGATTCACCCATACTGTATCGAGACTTCCGTCTCTCCATTTAAACATATTGTAATTCACAAGATTGCCTAAACAGTCTCGAGCGGATACACCTGACGCGGACCACACCGTATGTTCATTCATATCCAAAGCCAATCCGGATCTAGATATAGTTTTATACCAGCCGTTCATATTCTCGGGTCGGCAATCTTTCCGGACATTATCCGCAATCGGCTCTGTACAATATTGATATATTGGTTTATCTATATCAAACGATTCGGGATTTGCATGAAAACAACGCCATTGTAAGATATAAGCATCTGTATCTGGGAAAGTGTTCAAAAAGTTTTTAATGCTCGTATAAATATCTTTATTGATATTAATATATTCATCAATGTCAATAAAGGCTACCCATCTATAAATATTATCGTCGCAAAATGTTTTATATTGTGTTATTTGCTGAGCCTTGGCTCCGCGAATTTGGCGTATTTCGACTTGATTGAACTTTTTTTCCAGCCACTGATATGATTCTGGAGAATCGATATCGTTGTTGTCATAGACATATATTCTGTCAAATCCTAGTTCTAAATGCCATTTGCACCAATCTTCTAGATAATTGTTTTCTTGCTTGGCAATAGCACATATTACCGTTTCGCGAGATCGGTTCTCATATGTTTCTATAGACATAGTCAAACCAAGGTCTCCAGCGGCCTTATGCCAGGTTTCGACATCTATATCCCATTCGGGAATATTTCTTTCTAAAATTTTATTATGCACAGTTTTTCGGATAATCGTAGTACCCTGATCAAAATCATTGAAAACATGTATAAGCAGATCATCGTGCTCTCCGGCGATTTTCAGCAGCGCTTTATAACAATCTCCATTCCACGGCCCACCAAACACCGGATCATGAGAAGCCGCACATTCAGAAATTGGCCACATATCATGACACACAATAGTCCCCCCAGTATTCAAAAATTTAAGAGAGTTTGTAATATCTCTATATACTTGCTCATGCTGATGCAATCCATCAATGAATATTAAATCAAACATTTGCCGGTTTATAGAGAAAAAGTCATCCGAAGCAATTATCATATTAGCGGCGGTATCCGGGTTAGGGTCCACCCCTGTTTTGAATTCGGCATTGATTTGATTAAAAACATAACCTTCCGATACGCCGATTTCTAAATATGTTTTATATTTATATTTTTCTATTAAAAAATTTAAAAGATCTAATCTATCTTTCATATATTAATTTTAATTAAAGTTCCGGAATCCAAGCATATGTCCATTTATCTTGGAAGAAATACATCCAATTGTCAATTTCATCCCGGTTGTCCGTCATATTTATGAACGGACGAAATCCTTCTTTTTGTGAGATTTCGGAATTATGATAATAATATTCAAACCATTTGCAGAACAAAAACCGGTTATGCATTAGGATGAACCTAGGATCCTGATACGCCATTTTATATACTGCATAGGTAAGTGCGGTTTGATTGATGCGATCTACTTGCCGGTTACTACCCCACAAGAACATGACCGTCCAGGTATGAGAATTTATAGCCTGGGTGAATTTAGTGTTTTTATATATAATCATGGTGCTCTGGAGAAGTCCTTCAGAGTGATAATTTGCGTCGTCTAAATATCGTACTACTCTTTCCGCATCTTCTTTTGAAAAACCATAATATCCATAATAAGCCCATCTATTCACTTCCGTCCGAATATCATTGACTATGGTATTCTGCAATGTACCATATTCCCAATTTTCATTTTCAAACTTTTTCAATACATCAATAGGATCTTTTTTTATTTGAATAGATCCATCTATATATAAGCAAATATCGGTGTTGACAAATTCAAATGGGTGATATCGGACATATGCCCACCGATCCTGCCCTTCGGGGTAATCTAAAAGCTGAGGATAATATAATATCTTCCAAGTTTCGGACCGGAGGTCTGGATTATCGGTTACCATTATATATTCTATATCGGGGTTTGGATCAAGGACTTCCCGGACCATTTCGTATCCGGAAAATATACAAGACAATATACTATATTTAGGCATATCGATTTAATGATTTATAATATAATATTATATTTCTTTTCGAAATTTCCAAATCCACACGTATAATATATTTATTTTTTTATCAAGGAATTTGTTAATATGTGGAGTAATAAAATATACGATCATGGCATAGACACCCAGCCATTTAAAAGCATCTTGCCGTACGATCGGGTAGATATAGATAATGATGTAGTAAATGACATGAACTATTATCGTCATTGGGGAATATTCGGTCTTAAAGACGAACCTTCCTTGATGGTGTGGACTCGTATGACGAATGGAAAATTAGAATATTATATTCCGGCGCATAAAGATATCAATGATCAGATGATTCCGGAAGTAAAAAATATTCCGGAAGATCAGGTATATTACACGGATAAAAGAAACCCGCGCATAGGCACCAAATCATTATTTAATAATGTTAATGCAGTAGCATTTCAACCCGAATATGCTGTGCATGCCAATGCTCCCTTGATTGATTCTAGAGAAGTCCGTAAAAGAATGCGAGATTTAGGAGATTGCTCTATTAAAGCTCTTGTCAATGCTTCCCAGGAGGGACGCATGGGGCGGGCGGTATATGATTATAACGACTTTATGTTCTGCAAATATCTGGGGCAAGTTTCTAATAACTATCTAATAACATTAAGAAGATTTCCATTTCCTGCGGGTGATAATATCAATCTAGTTTTACATGGGGAAGATGCGAATGAGATCACTACTCAAAAACATATGCCGGACGTCGGTCGATTGGTGACATGGATGGGAACTCCAGGTAATGATCTGGAAAATATATTAAAATATAAGGTTTTGATGCCGTATAAGGAACTCACCTCTACTATAGAGCAAACCAGTGGTGGGGGTGAAGGCGGTGGAATTATGGGTACTATTACAAACTTGACTAGCCCAGCATACGCTCATAATGTTTATCTAGGACGTGCCGGATCGGGGTCTATAGCTCATTTACAAGCATTGACCCAAACTCGTCTCGGTGGCATGATGGGAATGGGAAGAATTGGTAATTTATTGCAAGGACCTCGAGATGAAGGAGCTTCCGGGCATATGGATCGAACTAAAAACTATGGACCCGTAGATGTTATTGCTAAAACTCATATTCGCGAAGGTGGAGAAGATGGAGGATTGCGTTTCGAACAAGATATTAATTTAACGTTTGATTATGAGTTGAGATCGTATGATAATATCAACACAAGGGCGGCTTTTTTGGATTTACTAGCTAATATATTAGCCGTGACCTATGTAGACGGCCGGTTCTGGGGAGGTGCTTACATGGGGACTGGTGTATCTCAGAATAAATTGTTTTCAAACCTCCCTATATATAATCTAAAACAACCCTTTAATTTTGGAGACATATATAATGCCGGAGTAGCTTCATTAAAAATGATTGCGACGGAATTAAATGGCGGCAAGCCTATAACAGGTACTAAAGATATCGTGAATGCGGTAGTTCAATTAGGTAAAAATATGCTCACGGTAGTTGCTGGTGGCTTGCTGAACGGACTAGGTCGTCCGCAAAGACAGGCAGTTAATTCGTTGTTGACTAACGCCCCGGTAGGTCTTTGGCATCTTACCATAGGCAATCCAAAACATCCTATCATGTCTATGGGAAATATGATTCTTGATGATGTTAATATTCAACATTACGGGAGGCTAGGTTTAGATGATTTCCCGGTCGGGTTGAGAGTCAGCATTACCTTAAAACATGGCATGCCCCGGGATGCTAAAGGCATTGAGCATATGTATATGATGGGAGATTCTCGAATATATCAGCATATGGATGAAGATCTGCTTTATATGTACGAAGAAGCTCAATCTTTAGATACTAAACCTAAAAATAAAAAAGGCGGCGGTAATTCCGGCAAAGTGAAAAATTCAATGAAAAGCCTGAAAGAAGTAAACGATACTATAGGGACGTATGCCGGAAGAATTGCTAGAATGGTTACCGATATCCTACACGGCAACCCTAATGCCGACGTTGATACGATTGAAAAATCTATAATGAATAGGTTAGGTCAAGTTCAGGGATTTGCTCGAATAGTCAAGCAGTTTGGCACCAATTCACTCCGGCAGATCATTATAGCTGCTAAAGAAAGCTATAAGGGTAACGATAAAATATCTAAAAATTCGTAGTAAGAAATACAATATAAATTAGTATAATATATAAAAACAACATATGAATTCAATTACCGAATGTTTAAAACAGATAACCTCCCTGACTAAGAAAAATCTTCAATTATTGAAGATGATCAATGATTCCTTTTATACTAGAAAAAATCATCTGGTATCTATAGTCGATGGGGAGCAATACGTAGTTCCGTCTTTCTTGTCTTTAGAAAGCAAGATTGATAATCTGGAAGCTAATTTACAAAATATTTTAGATGCTCCAAAAACAGGAGAGGCTTTTACTTATTTCGATGGCACTACTCAGAGAATAGAGCTATCCGGATATTCTAATACACCACCGAAAACGAATCTCATACCACCGAATTCATTCGTTTCATCTATCAATCATATTTTTAAAGATTTTATGTCTCCCCAACCTACGGTTCGATTCGATATCGGGGGTATTTCTAATACAATCAAACACGTATTAGTTAAAAAGGTATCTATTCGCAATCCTATTTTGTTAGGGTTGGTTTTAGATAATGTAGTATCCGGGGAATCGGATATTTCCGAAGATGGAACTAAAAAGCGCGGGTCTATAGAATATGGTGATCTTGTCAAAACTTTATTTAATTATGAAAATGGAGTAGAATATGAAGATTATGACACAATAAAAAGACTGCCTTTAAGAATGGATAATCCTACCGGCGAATACGATATTTTAGAAATTGTAGATACTTGGCAGGATGAGAATTTTGAAGAGCATTATATTCTCCGATTAGATAAAGATTTGATATATTATGTGCGAAATGGTACTATTCAAAAAAATATCATGATAGGAGACTACTTAGTCAGCTATAATGACAAAGTAGAGATGATCGTGGAAGATACGAATCCCGTAAATAGAACTATTACGGTTAAGATACTACACGGTGCATATGCTGAACTTTGCGATGTTCTTTCCGGAAATACTGATCTATATAGGCTTAAATATCATAAAGTTAATGATGAAGTATTTTCGGCGACAAAATATGTCGAAGTCCCATTGGAGGAAGATGAACACGTATGTATATTTATCGCGCCGATTAACGATACCACTAACACACAAGCCGCTTTCGGCACTGGGGCTTATTTATATACAGATTATCTTGAAGATGAATCGGGAAATGATTTCCGAACATATTATACGGATAATGTAAATAATATTGGAGATGCCTTATTCGCTATCACTAATATGATGAACGACGACGATCAAGTGGAAAAACTTACCGGATCAGAATTTCTAGCGCTTTCTGCCGTTAAGCCGGTATTGGGGACGGAAAGTATTACCGTATATCAGATCAACAAACACCTGAATGATTCGGAGAGCGTCAAAAAAATACGTAATTTATACAATCAAAAAGTTCATTATAAAAACGAATTATCCGATATTGAAAAGAAAATTGATGATATTAATAATATTTTAGCGGACTCATCTTTTGATGATACCGACGAAACCAGAGAGGCTTACAAATCTCAGCTTCGGGAATTGAATGCTCAAAGAAAGGAGCTTGCCCAAAACGTCACTTCCGTCATCCAAGAGATTTCCGAGAACGCCAATTCTTCAGACACTCCTATTGAAAATGCTAAATACCACATCCGCGGGTTTGTGGACACCGGTAATTTTGATAACGCCTCCGTTATAGGTTTGGATGTAGAATACAGATATAAAAACAAAAACAAATTTACGGGCAATGCCGAAACAATCGGTGAATCTTATATTTACTCTGATTGGAATAAAATGGATTCGTTTATGAATGTAAAAACTCCAGCATATGATCCCATTACCGGTAAATATTCGTATAAATGGGGGGACCACAATGAATCTATGAATGAGCCTTCTTTTAATCAAATAGATATCCCCATATCTCAAGGCGAAAATGTAGATATCCGGGTTCGATTCATTTATAATTTGGGCTGGCCATTGATTACTTTCCGTTCGGATTGGTCCGAAATATTAAATGTAGATTTTCCCGAAGAATTTGTCAAAGATATAGAAATACTGGATATCATAGAAGAGAATAACTCGGATATCAAACAACAACAATTTATTGGAATTCTAGAAAAAGAAGGAATTTTAGACCATGTATATGATAAAATCAGAGACATGGATCTTACATATTTTCATCAGCCGGAACATATCGCCAGTGGATTTTATACGCCCGAACGCCGGATAATTCCGCTTTCAGACCAATTAGCGACTATGGCCCGAGCACTATCCGATTTGCAGACGGAAGTTAATGGAGCTACCGCACAATTAGTGTTAACCTTATCGGATGGGATCCAAGAATCAACACTGTTGCCCGGAATAATGAATAACTTTAGAGTCCGGTCTTATGTCGATGCTGTCAACGAGGGCGATTATCAAACTATGAAATTTGTTCGTGATCCTTTACATCCCGACGAAACATTAGACGCACCCCTGGCCGTATCTAATTTGGTTATTAATATCTATAATCCATCTGAATACGTTATTAAACTACATTCTTTATTCCCGGGAGACAATTCCACAATATTGGATGATTCTCTCTCTTCTAATAGGTTCGGATATTTGAATTATGTCGGTGGCGGATATTGTACAACCGAAAACACCGATCCAAAATCTTCTAATATCGGAGGATATAATTATGATCCGTCCGCGGGTGTATGGATGATGATGTCCGATATCGATAACCCTAACCAACAAAGGATTCTTCAAAGACAAAATCAATTTTTATATTTCAGAACGGTAGTGGATGGTAAATCTTTATATACCGTAGGGTTATATGATGGGAACTCGTTTAATAACACTAGACAATCCGTATCGGACGATAACTTCAATGGCAAGTTCCCGGAAAATCTATTGTCCGCCAGAAACAACAATATACTCGAATTAGAAGATTATTTATATTATATGTACGATAGTTCCGATGTTTTATATAAAGGAATCGCCGGTTTATATCCAAGTATTGGAGGCATAGAAGAAATATGTGCCCCCACCGGATCTAGTTTTTATGAATTAAAACCCGGAGAATCCGTACAAATTCCTTTGAATTTCGCTTATTGGATTTCTAACAATAAGAGTTCATCTATCCAATCCGCCGGAGATCTTTCTTCTAATGTAGAGGCGAAAATGAAACCCTATATTAACAAAATATCCCGAGCAATTGCATTTGATATCCGGACATCTTTATTTACGGACCCGGTAACTTATAAAATCACGGTATCCGCACATTACCAAGACCTGCAGACATTCAAATCTACTAGAGTTAATAAACAATCCGTAAAAAAACAATATTCCCCCACTACTGTGGTAACCCAACTTAAAATCGGCAAATAGATATGATGACGCAAGAAGAAAAAGATATTATATATAAAATTCGCAAAGGAGAGATAGATGTGAATAACCAACAGATATTCCTATCTCTCCTCATAAAGGGTTTGATATGGAATCTTAATCAGCATATTAAAATCCGAGATATAGATGTACCACATTTTATCATCAATACCGGTGATGATATTATGTACTTAGAAGTCAAAGGCCAGGATCATTCTATAGAACCATTGGAGGTCTCTAATGAGAGCTTTGTATATAATACGGTCCCTAGATGCCTAGTCACCCCGGAAGGTATATCCATCCCTACCGATGACTTATCCTCTCCATACTCTAATGGTATGTTCCAATATGAATCCGAAGATGATATATACAGCTACACGGCGGAATTCCGGAGATTACCTATGGAAATAACAGTATCTTTGAAATATTATTTTGATTCATATACGGATTCTTTGGAAGGCATCCAACAAATCCTGACACATTGTGCGTTTATCAACATATTTGACATACAATATTTAGGCCAGACCATCCGATCCAGCTATCAAATATCGGACCAATATGAATCCCAATTCCAAGTAGAATTCGATGGTTTAAGCCAAGATAATAAATGCCGGGTAGTAGAAACGGACATTACCATAGATACTAATATGCCGATTATATACCCAAGAACCGCCATTTTAGGAGACCGATTTATCAAAACCGCGATACATGAATTAAAAGTGTCCGATAAAGACGAGATCCAAAAGCGGTATATTCGTCAAATGGACGTATGCAATATTTGCAAAAACAAATATCGGACGGCGCTTCAAGGCGAAAACTATGTATGCCCAACATATCTCTCATATAGAGATTCGGAAATTGAGATTCCGGAAGATAATTGCCCGGATTTTGAAGGTTTCTAATTTCAAAAATATGTCTAAAAGAAAAATAAAAATTTATGAAACTAAGATTTGGAGAATTACGGCCAGGAAAAGTGCTGCGCGTCGAAGACGCTTATGGCACCATCAAAGGAAGTTGTCTCGGGATGTTTGCTGAAACCGAAGATCCGGATAACCTGCCCCCCATGTTTCCGAATCCATTAGGACAAACTTCTTCGACTTCTTTCTGCCAACCTCATGAAGGGGATCTTATTTGGGTAATGTCTTTCTCGGACAATCCATGGGCTTTATATTATTCATTCCAAAACAGCGCAGGGCATCATAATAAAGAAATTTTAGATAAGAACTATAAAGATGCGGAAATTCTTCTGAGACGGAAAAATGAATCCGGAGAAGATGCTACGATGGAATATAATAGCGAGGATGGATCCGTTGTTCGAAACGGCAAAGCGGTATACCAAGCTGACCAAAAAGGTAATCTCCATATGGAGAGAGACGGAGACCATAGAACTATAGAAATTAATGAAACCGGAATATCTATAGGGAGTTCCGAAAAAAGCGATCAACCCGCAGTTTTGGGTGATGCCTGTGAATCCGCTTTTAAGGGTATTTATAAATGTCTAGCTCAAATCGCGGAAGTGTGCCGGGAAAATACTTATACCGCAGCCATCGCTCCAGCCATAGAAAATGTATTACCCGAAATCAGAAGTCATATAGAGCAAATAAAATCGGAATACGTAACATTAGATTGATTATGGAAAATAATATGATAGATAAATCCATAGCGGTAGCGGAAAATCTAAGTGAAGATGTTATAAAAACCGCTATGAGCACCCTTAGCGGAGCCGCCGGGAAGATCAGTGATAAGCTTCATTCGATTCTGGATACGCTACAGGAATTTAAAAATTATAAACCCAAAGATCCATTTGAAGAAGAGGATAAGAAAATGGGATTATTGCCCGAAGAAACTCCTTCCGAAGAAACTCCTTCCGAAGAAACTGCTCCGTCTAAAACCAAAAAACTCAAAGAAAAATTTATGCAGGGGGTGAAAAATATCATCCCCGGATTAGATATTGATACTGTTTTAGATAAATTGGCTTCCAAATGCAAACCATTACAAGCCGCTATGGGGCCTATTAAAGATTCGATTTATCATATTAAGGAAAACAAACGATTATCTCCCGAAGAGAAAGCCACCCGCATTCAAACATTGCGGGAACAAAGACAAAAACAGATAGACGATTGGAAAAAATCACAAAAAGATTATGTTTCGCACATTATAGATGATATTAAAGCCGATTTTGATGAAATTAAATTCGGAGTAGAAAATTTAACGGCAACAGTTCCCATCGTCTCATCCCAATTAGCATTACCTACATTTATAGGCACCGGAAGCCCCAATCCTGCTAGGGTAGCGGCAGACTTCTTGGCAACAAAACGCATGCTTATGAGTATGGTTCATCCATTGCAAACAGCCGCCCGTAAATTTTTAGATAATTGCGACAGAATAGATTTTGATATACCTGAACCGGTATTGGATATATTAGAGGGTATTGCTAGCCTTGAATATCTAATTAGTAAACTTCCCGGATAATAATTAAAATAAAGCGCAAAAACATATCAAAAACAAGCGATCGTATCTTAGATGACTAGTTATATCACTTAAGGTACGATCGCTTGTTATATCGCAGATATGCGAGTTTTTACTTAGGAAGTTTATTTTGGGGCAGTGCTTTATTGATCTCCGTTCTCTTAACGGCCAATCCCATCCTTGTGGCGATATCTATAGTTTCGTCATCCATATCGGCTTTGGGATTATCCGGATTATATGGGGCTAATAGATTATTAGTGTCTAAGAAACCATAAAACAATCCTTCTACATGCCGATCAAAAGATTTTTGAAAAATATCATACGCATATTTAAGTTCTATATATTTAGATGGAGTACATATCACTACCATATTAGATCCTCTCGGACGAGAATAATCCGTGATCTTCCGTATCTTCTTCGCATATTTATCTTGAGCATCATTGCCAAAATATGTCATCCTGTCTACATTGCAGTATATGATAGCCACTTGCCGGAAAAGATCCCGACATTTATAACCGGATATCTTGAAAAAGTAGACCTGTTCTTTTTCATCATACAAGTCTTCTTCCGTGATCCCATATTTTTGCATTAATGAATTCAACAAGGATTCCGCCGAGATTTTTTCACCACCTTCACCCTGTTCGGCAAGAGCCCTGACTTTGTTGATTTTATTAATGATATCGTCTTTTGTCATTGTTTCTGTAATAAGTTATTTTTTCCCCGTTTCTGATCCGGATAAACACATGAGCTAAAATATATCCTATAGCAAATCCACCAAAGATGGCTGCTATCATAGATACGGTAGTATTAGGGAATATTTTAGAACAGAAAAATCCCCAAGTACCACCAATTACAATCAAAATCATGATTTCAATAAAGTTTCTGACAGATTCTTTCATATGCTTTTTAATTTAAGGGTTTATACTAAATTTAATCTTATACCTATATATACTCTAATTCCATCAAAGTTTGCACGAATATCATAATCGCTGCTTGCTGGGATACACCCTATACAATTAAGAAATTCTTGAAGGACATCCTCAGGATAATTAGTCAGAGGAATTAAATCAGCCGCGCTAATATTATCCCTACCTTTTTCCGCAAGGTTAGCAAAAGCATCTATAAGGATATCTACATCCTTGAGTGTATATTTTGGATTAGGCATTGGAAAGGTCCCTCCCACAGACCGGACAATATTTAATAGGAATATACATATGGTGGACTTTCCGGCGATCATCTGCTATATAGATCTCAATAGTTGAAGTAAGTCCATCTTCTTCATGTTTATGTCTTGAGATTGGAGTTGGAGGAATGATGCTAGCCATAGTCTCAACATCCTCTCCGGAAAAATCTTGACTGGAATAATTAGTTTTGAGTAACTCTCTATATTTATGAGCACTCATCTTATCTCCCGTTAGAGCTTCACAATATTTACACATATCTTATATTTATACTGTTAGACAAATACGTTTCAAAAAACTTTAGTTTTTCTTGTGCTATCTCTTCGGTTTCACAGTTGATAGTTAATTTATCACCATCCAGAAAATGCACTACCACTTTAGCATCCTCCCAGATATACCCTTCTTCATCAAACCGGCGCTCCTCAATGTCTCTGTACTTTATAGCTTCTTCTTTCGTATATAATTCTTCCCGAAACATACTGCCGCAGTACCCATACATATCTTCTTCATAGACCTTTTTGGTAGTTTTTTCACCACCAAACCATGTGAGTTTTACAATAGGTTCTCCTTTCTTATGAAGAAGCTGAAACGATTCCCATTTTTGCTTAGGAATATACCGCACATGACTTAATTTTTCGAATAAGATCTTTTCTCCCATATTTATATATCTTTATGATAATATATAAACGGATTCCGGGAAGGTTAAGATATTTTTTCGGAGTTCTGTTGGCACCATATTGCATGGAGTTTCCCGTTAAGTTCTTTACATTCGGACTTATAATGCCGATATTTATTCCTATACACTCTATAAAGGTTATAGAAATACCAACAAAGAACCAATAAGATTGTGGATACAAAAATTAGAATTATGGATAATAATGTCATAAATTTATATTTTTAATCGAAAATTTTCACAAATATTACATTTCAAAAATCAAAAATGTCTCGAAATTTTTCATCCGGATCGTTCCTCCACATATCCGCTGTGATCATTGTGTGATTGTTGCCAAGACCTTCGTTATAAATTCCATTCGGATAGAATTTTTCGGTGTACTCAGCAAGTCGTTCTCTCTGTTTCTGAGTGAACGGAAGATCCCTCATTGCTGATCCCATGCTGACCAGATTGTAACCGGAATACCGGACTTTTCCGTCATGGAACCGCACCCAGCCCATCTTGTCAAGGTGCCAGTCTCTGTTGAAACTGTCATGAGGAAGTTCTTTCATAATCGACCAGTTCTCGAACACAGCATCAGCGATGTCGATGTGAGCAAGACGAGACTCTTCCCCGTCCATAGCCAACACATTGCCGTCTCTGTCAATGAATCCGGCTGTCCAGTTGTGGTCAAATTGCACAGGCTCGGAGATGTCTCTTCTCTCAGGCTCTTTTCTTGCGGCAACGAATCTGTCCAGCTCATCAAAAACGGTTGCTCCTGCGATGTTGTCGCACTGTCTAGACACAGCATAGTCAGATGCATGTTCTTCTAGATATTGGTGAGTAACATTCCATTCCCTCAGTCCATCTTCATCTAACTCTTTCATCACGCTGAGCAGTTTTGCAAGATCGGCAACGATTTCCATGTAGTGTGAGAAGCCATCGCACTCTCCGGAGCATGCAAGATTCTCCATCAGCCATTCGCGGAGACGGATCAGTTTCAGTCCCTCATTCACGAATTTTCTGACTCCTTCCAAGTCATTAAAGATGTCACTGATTTTTTGCGAGAAACATCTAGTCAACTCACCAGACTCTATGATTTGCTGCATCTGGTAGTCGTTGGTCATCCAGATTCTAGCAATATCCATCGGAGTGAATCGTGCGCCGACCGACCAGTGCCAACCTTTCGGAAGATCGAAGATCGCTTCAGCGTGGTCGATGTCCAGGTCATATAGAAGACAATTGCTGAAGAACTGGTACAAATGCTTAGTGAGATATTCTCCCTGCTCGATAAGATCAAATCCCTCTTTGTGGACAGTGTGATGAAGAAAAAGAGGATCGAATTTGTGGTACATTTCGTAGTCTCCTTCGGGTAGCTCGTCTTTAGAGCAGATGCCCATCGTTCCTCCGTCTATTACATAAAGGAACAGCTGAGACCGCAGGATTGCTCTCACATACTGCTCGGGACAGCCGGACAACACCAGAGCATCCCAAGCCTTCTGTGGCTCCATTTCGTAGAACAGATGCTCATGCGCGATATTTTGGAGCATGATGCCGGCGTTAGCGCCGAGCGAGAAGTGGAGGGTGTGTTTTTCTTTTTCCATATTTATATCATTTACGATATTATATAATCTTTTTCTGAAACAATTAAGACAAAAAAAAAAGACCCTTTATGGGTCTTATATATTAAAACTATCGTCTTCAAACCAATCCCGATCAGGTTGTTCCGCCTCGCTACCGGAATCTGTATTAGGTAATCCAAAATATTCGTCAAATGCTCGAGAAAATGAATCATATAATTTTCGTTGAATGTCTTCTTCTCGGATATTTTTACAAAAATAATTTTTAATATCCTCCAAATTCACACCCATAACTTGAGATGAAGTTTTAAGTTTCTCCGCATATTCCGGACATATATTTATCTTAACTTCAAAACTCACTTCGGGATATCCAAGATTTTCCGTCATTCTCTTTATTATGATATCATTAGTGGACTCTGTTGGCTGAGATAATGGTGTGTATGATTCCGTGGCTGGATTTTGATCTGGTTTGTTCTCGGATACAGGTGTAAATACATCTCCTAATTCTTCTTCGGAGATTCCTTGCATAAGCAACGATTTATTCAACTTTACAACCGGCGGGGTTTTAGGGGTACTGATAGGTGTTTCCGATTGAATATAATCTCGAAGAATGTCGCCATTGATCATTCGCCCATCATAAGTTTGGATAGACATGCCGGTTCCGTCAAAGAACACACTGCGTACTTTAAAATGGTCCGAGCCGTCTTGTTTCCACCAAGTGGTGTTTTCTATATCAAAATTCATTCCCTGATTATACATTAATCAAAATTTTGTATAAATATATCCAAAAGATCGGGATGTTTAACCAAGCCATATAATATGGCGGCCACACGCTTAGGCTCTTCGTTGAAGAAATAAATGTGTTTTTTGTCATACACCCTATCTATGAATCCTTGTATATTGAAACTTTCATTATCTTCTTGTATATTAAAATCGTGCATATATCCATTTTCGATCATATAATTAAACCGGAAATCTGAAGTATTATCTAGCCATATTATAGTAACATCCATTTTATCCCAGACCGATTGAGGTATTTTCACTATATGATCTATGCCCATATAGATTACATCGTTCTGATCATATTCATAAAAAGAGAGTCCTTCCAGAAATTTTTCTTTCTGGAAGCACTCTTGCATAAATATATATGAATTTGATTCTTCGATGTTTTCGATATCTGAATAATCATATATTAATTTAGACAGAGTATAAGAGCGGGGATCAATTTCGGATATATTCCGAAAGATATGTCCTACGGATATTCCCATTTTTTCGGAAAGTTCAACTATTTCCTTGACTCCACAACCCTGTCGTCCGACGATTAGGTATTTCATAATCTTGGTGTTTTATTAAAATTCGGCATACGGGGCACACTTGGCATCCTAGGCACTGATTTCTGCGCTTGGCGTTGATAAGTATTCGGATTATACCGATTAGAAGATTTTCCTTTCTCGGCTTCTTCTTGTCTTTTATTTTCCTCCTCTATGATATTCTGCATAGCTTTCATATACTCCTCATATTCCCAATAAGGCATTCTATCGACTTCGGACGGCTGTGTGCGGCACGAATATGCTAGACGTGCTTTATTTTGAACCAAATTTGCTATGTTTACCTTGAATAGAGAATAAATACTTAATGCCATTGGGAAACCGTACTGTGCTGCGCACCTCCTCACCGCAGTTAGGACACTTCATAGTCAATTTTTCGGATGGATTGATAAGAATGTTCCGGCGGACTTCATCTAAGAATAAGAACATATCTTGATTCCAAGATTTATATTCTCTTTGACAATCTTTAATCATCCTATCCAGCAGAGTAGGATCTTTAGGAGCTTTTTCTAACATGAACGGTAAGAATTTGATAAACGTCTCATCTATATTCTTTCCGGTTTCCGATTGTGCATATAGCCATTGAATGATAGCATTGTCTTTTTGCAATGTCGGAATATAGAATTTAATAGTTTTACCCGGTAAATTATAATCATTAGGGTCGATAATCCATGTTCTGGATTCAGAATCCAGATGTTTTTCAATAACCTCTTCATCAGGGAGATCATAATAAAGATCATCGGCGCGGAGCACGAAATGCAGGTTCTCGCCACAGTTATCACATTCTTCATCAAACTCTAGTGCTTGTTCTCCTTTCTGGAACGTATATTCGCGGACTTTGAGAATAAACCAGAATCTATCCCAAGAGTTGATCTTATCCCACCCTAACTTGCCGGTTGGTGTGGAGATAGATACACAAGATTTGATGATTTCATTCATTACATTGTTAACTACAGCAATGTTTTCTTCATCAATACTAGACCAGTTCTTGATAGCATCTACGGTGGCCGGTTTCACTCTGAACTGCCAATCCGCCGGATAGAATCGGGAACGCTCTCCCATTGAAGCTCTGTCAATAGGAATCCAGCCTCCGGTAATATCATAATAGTTATAATCGTCTAGAGACGGCCTTTCTTTGTGTGTGGCTTTGTTGAAGGCTTCAAATGCGGCTTGTTCATCAGTTGAAAGAGTATCTTGCTGGCCCGGGATATGTTTCATCTTACCCAGATCATGCATTTCTTCTTGAGGTTCTCCTCCGATATTGCCGATTTCGTTTTCTAAAATTTTATTTACATCAGCCATATTATGCTATTTAATTTATTGTAAAGTAATAATGATATAAAATTCATTTTTAAGTTTTAAGGATAAAAAAAGACCCGAAAAGGTCTTTTATTTATCAATAAAGATAACTCGCCACCCCTGTATGTGAGTTATTGGTTGCCTTATGATTTTATATTTTTCATTTTCAAGTTGCGGAATAGCTTCTTCCTCAAAAGCAAATGTGTCTATAGGAACAGGTATTGTTTGTTTATAATATGAGCCATTAAATCCAAGATCTTTAATTTCGACATAACTTGGATTTGCATTTTTAGAGATTCTATACTCACCTTCATTATTTTGTACAATATATCTGCCGGAAAGCAACATAGCTATAATATCTTCAGGGTCGGTATACATAGATTTATTCATATCCCAGGTTAATCTATGACCGTGGGATCCTTTTCTTCCTATTATAGATTCGCTAATTGATTTCATAATTTGTGTTTATTTATATTTTTACGCCGAGCTTTGTTTTTATATAATTTTGAATATTCTCAAATATCTTGTGACAATATCAGGAAATTCTATTTCATCTAAAAATTCAATACAATGTCGGAAATCCGATATATAATTACTGATATTGGACATTATAATATCATATGCTTCTTGAGGATGTTTTATACTTATATCATTTTCAATTATAAACCAGAATATTTCACCGTGTCGTTGCAACTGATCCTTTCTAAAACAGGGACACCATTCTACACCGGGAGCCCAAAAAAATACGTGTTTATCATCATCCATAATACACCAATGGTTTGAAGACTCTTCAATATCTATTGAATATGCTGTCCGATTAATAAACTTCCATTTGATCTCCCCAGGAATATTCCGGAATTTAACGGATACGGTATTCTCTTTCCTTCCTATTATAGATTCACTGATTGATTTCATATTTTAAAATTGTATTTTACCCGAAAATAACCGAAAAAACCTATCCGGATGATGACCAAAATATGATCTAGTATATACCTGTTCTTGCAACCATTTCGTAGCGTCTTGGATGTCGCTAATATCTTTATCTTTGAATAAAAAAATATCACAATATAACATAACCCGAGTATGAATACTTTGAAGATTTTGAAAAGTTCCTACGAATATATTCTCGGCTCCGTCAATATCCCCATCCAGAATAATATTTTCAATATTTTTATTGTGTTGTATTGAACTCCGTATCTCATCAACTCCGTCTTCGGTTTCGGGAATTATAATGAGTATATCCGATTTGTTTATTTGTCTCATTTGTCTCAATATCCTGGTTAAATAATTAGAACTACCCCTTCGTCCTATTATAGATTCTCTGATTGATTTCATAAACTTTTAATATATTTTGAAATATCTGTAACTGTTACAATATTTGATTGATAAATATCATCCACGGACTTCATCGATTGTATCCAATCTTTTAATTGGTTGATGTTTTTAAAATGCAATTTGTTTACAACACACAATTTACTATCCGGGTCCGGAAATTCTTTACCCCGGTATTTGGGGTAGCCGGATTTAAAATATTTTTTTAATAATCGTATGTCGTCTGTACAAAATACATAATTATTATATCGATATCCATTATTATATCGATATCCATGTTCGACCGCAATTTTACATTCCGTTGGAAATATTTCATTAGCTAAAACGTAATCGAATTTTATTGGATACAATATCCATATTTCCGAAGACGGTACACCTTTTCTTCCTATTATAGATTCGCTAATTGATTTCATGATTTTAAAATTGTCTGATTCTTAAATTATACTCTTTAAAGATATTATATAAATCTTCTACGGTTTTCACTGATTCTAATTTTCGTGAAGAGAATTTGTATTTAGAATCTACAACTCGCATCGTTTGAGTAATTCTCGGAAAGTTGTTAAGTATTTCTTCAACCAATCGAATATATTCAAATTTAAGAGGTTCATCTAAATATTTTAAAACACTTACCAACACATAATCAGATTTATCAAACCAATTTTGAGTTCTAGCTTTACGAATATGACAATGGTTTTTATCCATTACAATAAAATCTACAAATTCATCATCTCCATAACAAATAGTAATAAGGGATCCTGGTATATGTGCAAAAAAACGCGGATCATGCGGATCAATAGATAATCTTCGCCCTATTATAGATTCACTGATTGATTTCATATATTAATTTATTTTGATTTCCAATAGCTATAAATGCCTTTCTCTAATTCAAAAGTATTCCAGTGATACCATTCTCCTATAGGATTCTTCTCTTGAACCCATCTCCACATATTTTCAATACCATCATAGACGGAGACACTATCTTTATAATCTAATAATCTAATGGATTTATATGGATCCACATCGCAGAACTTGATTTCATTTCGCGGTTCTAAATATACTTTTTCCGCAGTTCCAGTTACTTCTAGAACCATATCCGCCAGATCGTTGATAGAATATTTTTGAATGCCACCCAAGTTGATAATCTGATTATCCGTATTCTTGTCTTCCATACATCTATAAAGAGGTTCTAAAATATTAGTGACTTCCGTGAAGCATCTGGTTTGCTCACCATCGCCATAAATGGTAATAGGGTCTCCATCCTTAATATGGTGCATCCAGATCCCCAAAACATTCCGATACGTATCATTCATGTTCTGATTTCTTCCGAAGACATTATGAGGGCGGATGATAGTCCATTTCAATCCGAAGTACTCTCCGGAGACTTCAATATCTTTTTCACACGCTGCCTTAGAGATAGCATATGGATCTTTCGGAGAAGGTCTTTGAAATTCCATATACGGGGGAGTACAATCACCATATACGGACATGGAAGAAGTATATATAAGTTTTTCCACCCCATATTTAACACAAGCATTGAATATATTGGAGGTGGCGACTATATTGTTCTTGTAGTTAAAGGAACGCATGAAATAAGATAAGATCTCGGCGGCATAAGCGGCAAAGTGATAAACATATTTTATGTTATATTGAGTAAAGATCTCATCCAGGACTGAAGGAGCGGAATCCGATGCTAGATCGAGTTTCCAATGCCGGATGTTCGGCACTCTGAAATGATTACCCCAGTCCGCTTCTAGATCTATACCTATAATTTTCGGATAAAATCCGGATTCATCTAATTGAAGATTGTTACGATTTATGATGTGTTCTATAAATCTGGACCCTATGAGACCTGAGGATCCTGTTACTAATATATATTCGTTATTCATAATTATACACTTGTTGGATATCCAGTAGCTTGCTGAGCTTCCCGGTTAGTTTTATATTTGACGGTACCACCTAAACGTTTATAGTCTTGCAAGAATTTTTCCATCATAGAACTATCATAATATCCAAACACTTTAGGAAAATTTTCTTCGCTTATAGCATATGTCTTTCCGGAGTCTCCTTCTACTTCTCCGGAAGCAAGCATTCTTATAGACATTGATATATCTCCAAGATCAATTTCTTTATATTTACGCAACTTTTCAACAAGATATCGCTCCTTATCAAAAATCTTTTTTTCTTCCGCGGCGGCACGCTCCCCTTCTATAGCATCAATGTCTTTCAGCTCATGTTCGGTAACTTTCTTTATAAAATCCATAAGACCGGCTGAAACTACCCAATAACCATGCAAGTTTGGATCATAATCCATTAAGAAACCTCCCATTTTTAATAATTTTACGATATACTCGTCGGCATCACGAGTAGAATCAAATTTCCACATATTTTCTAACCCAAATTCTTGAATGAATTCTTCAACCTTATATTGGCATTTATTAAAATAACTAAAGGTATTAGAAAATATTTTATAAAAATCTTTTTTTCCACACGGAATAATAGCGGTTCTGCCCCGGTAATCTGTGATCCCCGTACGATACATAGCACCGATCATAATAGCAAAAAAAACTGTTTTGCACAAACGCTCTACATCTACTCCTACATGAAGTATTTGAGAATACCCCGGTGAAGTGAAATCGGAAAATAATCTCTCATAATTCACTTGACTCCTCTTAGTAGGCATCGGAAGTGCGAGGGTATTCATATTGTACCCTTTATAGCTTCCCCGAGTATTGATAATAAATCCTTCCGTGTCCTTGCCTTTATTGTAAGTATCGGCAAATACCCCCGCAATCCGGGATAAGAACCCGGGAGTATCATAAATATCTCGCATAATATTTAATACGAAATCATAAACATTTTCTAATCCTACAAAAGGAGTATATACGGTCTTTTCGGGCACATATATGATATTGTTATTAGAATCTTTTGTAGGAACTATGGCTATTCTCCCAAATGGATCTTCTATGTTAGTATCATTACCTGATATTATATAACTTACAAAAGCTCCGTTCCGGATATCTCCGATGATCCGGCTTAGTGCTAATTCACGATCCATATTTGTTGTATTGCCTCCGTACAACTCCATACAGGATACCCATTTCCGATCCGTAGATTTTCCGGCGATATCATATTTGTGATTACTGAAACATAGCAGCATATCATCTTTAGGAGTAGACATAAATGTAAGAAGTAAATTATAAGCTTCTAACAACTCTTTTCTTCCGGATAATAATTTAGTAATTTTTATTTGTCTTTCGCGACCATCATGCCCTTCATATGTCACTAAATTGGCGGTAAGATCCGCGGATACGTTTTGTATATTTTTATGACCTAAACTATCCCCAATCCAAAAACATATTTGACTTATAATATTTTCTTCCCCTAAACTGAAAAGAAGTGCATCATCACCGTCACGAATTGCTTGATCTATTTTAGACTTAAGCAATTTAGACTTAAATTTTAAGGTATCCGATAATATTTTAGCATCTTCCAAATTAAATCTCATCTCTCTATGCCACGTAAATGGATTTCCATCAGTATCAAAAGCTGAGGGTTTGTAATCTACTCTCATAGGTTTCATATCTACCCATTTTCGAGGAATAGGAATGTATATCCTATAACTATTCTGGCTTATAAATCCTCCGTGCTTAGTACAATATTCCCCTAAGATCTTCCAGAACTCCATCAAATATGTTTCCGCTATATCGGATCTATCAATATTTCCAAAATTATCTCTATAGAAACCATAATTCAGAGCTTCCGACAAATTTAATTGCTTTTTAAAAGATTTCATAGAATTAATACATATTTACTAATATAATAATTCTCGTTGGTTCATAAAATCACCCATTCTCAAATATTCGGATGCTTGTCTTATCAATCTTGGATCGCTCGAATTGGAAATATTCGGTCCCATAGCGGCATAATAGTTTACATATTTTTCATTAGTGATATTATTCCGGTCTTCAAAATCTTCTCGCAGATATTTGAATTGTAGAGATTCTTCAGCCAAGACCAGCTGAGCCTGAGACATGACCATATCATCATGTCCGAAACTGGCTTCATAGGAAGATCCGGATTGGGCGAAATTTTTTAGTTCTAATAGGAATTTGACATCATTGTTTTGAATGTATCCTTTCTCGAAAGCTGTCTTGAAGAGCTTACACATCTTATTCTTGCTAGATTTAGTAATCCGAATTCCTAATTTGAACTTGTCGTAATTATCATCATTATAAAATTTGATAATATTGCTATACCAATGTTCTTTAAGTTTGTCTATCCATAATTCTCCATATAAGTTATATTCTATGGAAATCAGGAATCTTTCCGGGTGTAAATAATTTCTATAGAACTCAGATAATCTAGAACAGCATTCTTTATCGTCTAATGTATTGGTCCGAAAGTATCCTATAGTCTTAGTAATAGGATCATTATTGTCGGACACTCCTATAAGTTGATTAAAGGTCTGCACCGTATAATCTCCACCTATGCCTTCGGAAATATCCGTAGTAAGTACCAAATATTGATTTCGGAGGTCATAAATATCCACATCCGGATCCCAATAAAAATCATCATTGAAACATCCCAGCATATCCTTTACTATAAATTCTATAGTGGATTTGGCACAGTCATTGAGTTTCTTTTTAGAAATCAGAGCGTTGTTAGCGGAGCTGAACTCGGTCCCAAACTGCTCATTGAATGCATCTTCACTTCCTAGGTTGCCTATTTGCATTTGCTTCCAAGCATCATCTCGTTTATACCATATCTTCTTATCAGGGTCCCATTCCGGAACCTGATCCCAGTCTACCTTAAATGCCGCATATTCATTTTCTCCCTTCACGGCGGCGGTATAGATCTTAGAAAATAACTCTAACCCGTTCTGAGTAGAGGTGATCATCAAGCGAGCACGTCCTGCGGAAATGGTAGGGAATATATTTTTATAGAAAGGCTCTTGAATATTAGGGGCGATATGAGCAAACTCATCCAACAAGACACAGTGCAAGGTATAGCCGATACCCGAACGCGGTGTGGTGGCTTCGGCGATGATCATGCAGCCGTTATCCAGAGAGATCTTGCCTTCATTCCAGACCCGGATTCCCGGTTTCAGGAAATAAGGTAGCTCATAGAAGATATCTTTTGTTTTTTTCAAGATTTCTACGGCGGTATCTCTTTTGTTTCCTAATACCATTGCATTTTTGTCCGTATTGAATATTATATACCAGAGCATGAAAATAGCGGAGGTAGTCGTTTTTCCGGATTGTCTTGCTGAAAGCATGATACTCAAGCGGTTATTTTGCAAATGTTTTAAGTAATCTTCTTGATAATCTCTCAAAGATATGTTTTTAATTCCATCCGGAGTCATCAGCTTACAATAGGTGTTGGCAAAATATATGATGTCATTAGCACATTTCTTCCATTCTTTGATTTCCTCGGAAGTTCTTTTATATAGTAAATCGGGCTTTAAGAGTTTAGTATTTTTCTCATAAAACGGATTGACGGCCAGAGGCAAACCCTTATCGATGCCATCCAGTGCCTGCTTTATGATCTTGCTAGTCCACTGGACGGCTTCCGCCTTTTTGCCGCCCACGGTTTCTTTTATAGGATTAAAAGCCATATTGTTATCTTGATTTCACAAAATAATACGGATCTTATTCTATTTTTTATAGAAAACAAAGACCTGATATGGCTCGTTATCAATTATTTCGTACCTCTCCAAGCCTTTCCGGACAAGTAAGATTAGATATAATAGTGAATAAAGATCCGGAAACACAGATAATAACGGGAGATGATATTCATATAGTCCCAATTAATGATAATATAGACTTTAATGAATCTAATAAGCGCCGAACTTTAAATTATTCTCATCGAGAAAATATTAAAAATCTTTATAGAGAGATAAGTGGAGATTTTTATAGCTCTGCCGGAGAATATGTTGAAAAAACCTGGTTATATGACGGAATCTCTAGAAAAGATCCGCATTCTCATACATATATGGCCGGGCCGAAAAGGATGAGATATACCAGATATGAGAAACAGTTTTCATATATGATTCCCGTATGGATCTCGGAATACACAGATTTTAATAAAATAAGGTTTGTGTGTCATGCTGGATCGGAAGATCAAGATGTTATTATAAGTTCCTTCAAGCTATCTCCCGACATAGTCCGATATCTGCAAGAATATATGGGGACATCAGCTACAGGTGAATGCGTTTCGGACAATCTTTTGAATATAGATCTGGGAAATATGAGTTCATATATTCAGGGAATCCAAGCCGATACCGGGCAATATATGACCAGAGATACTTCTTATATCATGAATTTCTTGTTCAAAAGAGAAAGACCTATGCTAGAATTAGACTCGGCCTTGCTGGATTTATTCCGACAAAACAATATAATAGCTCAACAGATATTGAATCTGAATTTTGTTTTTAACATTAAAGATATTTCCGGAGCTTGGCCTGAATATTATCTTTACAATAAACAAATCCGAATATGGATAGATGTTCAATATGAAAATAAATCATTAGAATATAAAGATTTATATACAAATTATCAGTTTATTCCAAAATATAATTTACAATCCGGAGGATATACCCACGACAATGTATTGGATTTTATGGAAGACTATAATTGTGTCGATTTGGTAAGTGTAAATAAATTCACCCAGCCTATATTTCATTGGGCATTGGTCAATAATCCAAAATACATATTCAATCTATATTCGGGGTGTGCTCCATATATAGAAAAAAATATGGTGCTAGACGGGGGTACATTTAACTGGGTGGATATATCGCTTGACGAAGCCGACCCGTGGCGGCAGAATTGGAAATGGATTAAATTTGCAAATAAAACCGGAATATCCAACTGGTCTGGTGATTATGATGATGATATTAATCATGACCGGCCTGATTATAAATTTTCCAAGATAATTGTCAATCCCGGCAGTCTGGCTATAGAAAGCAATTTGTTTAGAAAGTTCTTCAACGACGAAGATGAATCGGCATGGGCTAGCGTCTGGAAGAAACTGGAAGCTAAAAATATATGGATGACTTTGATTTTAAATACAAATCAGTCCGATAAATATGAATTTAATTTCAGGATATCCGGAAATAACATTTTTATTTTCATAAAATGCAATAATCTGGATGACATGGTATTATATAAAATGTGTCACGATGAAGACCTTCCGGGTATTATTGACGAAATTCCGGATGGGTATGATAATGTGAGTCTCGAAGATATGGATTTAATTAAAAGTTTATTGAGATATATTATAGGTGAAAATGATATATCCAATAAAAATTTATGGGATAGATGGATACGGCCGAATCTTGTCGAATTTGATAATATTTTAGATATTTATAAAGAAAATAAAAATTTATCGGGCCAAACAACAAAAGAATTCAAATATTCGGAACATTCTAGTGCTGACTATGATGGATTATATCGTTATTCCGGAAATTTATGTCCGATTTTTATAGATCCTGAAGACCCTATATTTTATAATCAATACTATAGATATTATCAGTGGGATAATAAACGGAGCGATGTGATGAGAGAATGTGCGGCTTTGAAAAACAAGAAAATTCCCATGAACTACCCATCTATTAAGATAGGTAAAGATCATAATGGTGATATAACGTATTTTCCATGGATTGAAGGCGGCAGTTCGTTATCATCTCCTTTTTACGCCGATTGGCATCGCGATGTGCTATGGGGTAGACATAGTATTTTATGGAATTTGCCGCCAACGGTAAAATTCCAAAAAGAAATATCAAAAAATCTATCGCCCGCGGATATCGAAAACGAGATATGGCGTGGATTTATAAAGGCTCTTAAAGATATGGATTCCTCTCAAGACTGTCCCTTAGCGGATATCATCGAGGAGTATCCGGACGAATTTCGAGAATTTATAAATAAAAATTATTTAGTAATTCAAAATTTTGAATATAAGAGTCTCACCGATATCGACAATATTATTTATACAGTAACATATAAATTAAGATAAACCAAGTATGGCTGAAATTAGAGATTTTTTAATCCCCATAACGGTACCCAATATATCTTCGTCAGATTTCGCGATAGATTTTGAAGCCTTTTGTGTCGCCGTAAAGGATAATATAAACAAAATAGTGAGTGCTCCGTTTCTCAAGGGCGATCGGGGAAGCCGGGTGCGAATAAAAAACGAATACTTGAAACTCCAAGTTGATTCAAATGGGACTTCTCATGAAGAATGGTCCGATTTCGCCAAATGCTTGGTTAGATCTATATATGGGAATCATCCGGGATCCGTCAATCCGGATTTGCCATTACCGTTAATGGATATAGATGAAACTCATCCGGACGGACTTATAATACCAGAGGATGATGATTGGGAGACGATGGTGTCTATAGACGGTGGTTATGCGTCTCCGGCGATTATCGGATATGAATTTGAATTGTTTGATGATGCTTCGGGAGAAGTATCTCATGGTACCGGAAAAATGAAGGTATTGTCTTCAACAGACACCACCTCGGTAATTTCTATCGTCGAACATTCCGGAATCGGGATATCGGGTAGAGAATTTGTTATTGGATCTTCGGAAGAAAATTTTGATCCCGAAACATACTATCAATTAGTAGAGCAGGATTCTCCGGTCAATCTATGGATGAAAATCGGAGATAAAATCAATCTCCATGGAGACGATGAGGATAATTTTGAAATGTTCTTTTCTTATGACATATTCAAGAATTTAGAATATATTCCAGTATGTTATGATGAAGATTCTGGTAAAAAATTCTTATGTGTACCGTTTTATTTCTTTGACGGCAGACTTAATTACGTAGGATATATGGACTGGTCTCTTTCGCTATTTCGCGATATGTCGGTCACGGTGTTTGGTGAAGCGACACTGGAATTTCAAGGTGATAATCCTACCAAGGAGGAAATTGAAGACCCAAACTGCTGGATATGGTCTATGGAGACCACAAATGCGTTTCCTAAATTATATTATAATGTCGATCTTAAACAGTTTTGCTGGGAAATTGCCGGAGAACAAACTAATATTATAGCTCAGGGATTGAAAGGAGATAAAGGCGATTCTGCAAATATATGGGTGTGTGAAGGGTCCGTCACCGGAGGGACTGATGAAGAATCTATATTGATTAATAGAATATTAGCACCATATGATGGCATGCCTATTTCTAATATCCAATCTGGAGATCTTATCGTAGTATTATATGATGATAATGAAGGAGCCGCCGAGCCTGGTGAAGAACCTCCATATCGGAGAGTTCAGTTTGGCATAGCCCATGTAGCCGGACAAATATGTTATATAGATTATAAATATAACTGTGAAATCATCCATAAACTCAGAAATTATAGTCTGCATGATTACCTGAGAAGCATAGGAGTAGATCCAAATGGAGACGATTCGATTGGTGGGGTTATTACCGCCTTATATACATTAGAAAGAGGTGGGCGGGCTAACGCTATGGCTATGTGGGCGAGTAGATGGGATTTGAATGCCGGAGAATATGATGATGATAATCATTTTATAGCACCCATATCTCTCGGCAAAACATCCGGTAATCTACAAGAGACCGACAAGAATACCTTGTCTAATAAGATTCTAAATATTCTATATGATGATGTAGTATTCAAAAAGACAATACATGTTGATAACATAATTTCCAATAATGGCATGAATACTAATGCGGTTGGAGTTCTGCAAAATCCGATTTCGGGGAATTATCTGAAGGAATATCGGCTTGGTGTGCTCTGCAACGTGCTGTCCGCTAGGAAGTCCGATAACCCTGTAACGGGCAGAATGGGTGAAGGGCTTATACCAAATTTAGCGGTTTCCGATGAAAATCCGTCTCATGCCGATATAATTGCTAAATCAACTAGTGCTTTTCTATATATAGAGTGTGAACTAATAGTGGGATGGATCCCTTCGATTATAGCGGACATTTTTAACGAAAACCTGAGTGACAATAGAAATACCCCAACTTTAGACATATACAGAGCGCAAAAATATCATTTGTATGTGAGAGTTCCGGTATCCGGGAGCAATAATGTTGCCGCCATTTCTTTAGACGGGCATGCCTGGAGCCCCAATATATATCTAAACACTACTACTGGATCGGCAACCGCTTCTTCTTCACTATCTCACAAAGGATCGGGACGAAATCTATCTATATCTATAGACAATTCCATGGTATTTGAAGAAAATATCAAGCAAGAAAATAAAACGGAAGTAGATTCTTGGTTCAACAATGCTACATTCCATATACAAAATAGACTTACCGGATATTCGACTCCCGGAGGCCGGGAATTCTTCTATGAATACAGAACGCCGAAAGGATTTTTATGTAAAGATAAAATCAAATATAGTGTTAGCATCAGCGATAATAAATATTGTTTTTACTTGAATCAATTTAGATTGTCTGGGGGGCAATTAAGAATGTCCGCGGGTGGAGATTTTAATGTAGATAATTTGATCTGGTTTGGATCTCGCAATACATCTAGTTCTCCGATAGGATATAGAGATAATACTACATCGGAATCTTTATTATGGCCTCTCACCGACGACGGATATTCTTTTTTAAATTACTTTAAATCCGGTCAGAATAATTATATTCGTACAACGAATGATGAAGGTAATTATATGTGGCAAGGCCGCATTTTAAGTGCTAATCCGAAAAATAATACAGCCGCCGGTAAAAAACAAGATTTATATTATATCAATACTTCGTTTTACGAAACTTTATATCCTGCTGAATTCTTTACATTTATAGTTAAAAATCCGGATCTAGATACCTATAATACATCTACTAGACACATTTCGCGAGTACCGATAAATTCCGCTATACATATTTATCCCGAAGGAATATGTGGGCTGGCCTATGATAGAGTAGTGACGACTAGTGAAAACCAAGCCTGGGGTCCGGATATTGTGAATCCTGCTCAGGCGGCTAGTGGAACATATGTTCCTTCCCAGCAGGTGGAATCTTGAAAATTATAAATTTATGAACAGTTATTTATTATTGAAATACCAAATAAAAGATAAGAAATGAATAGTGTTTACAAGACATTAGTGGAGCTCGACTTTCCAAACATTCTTTTCGAAGCCGACGCTATGACCGCAACGGGTCAAGAATTGATCAACAAGTACAAAAAATCTGTTATGATGGGCGAAACCACATGCGCTATGGTCAACAATTTTATTAAAGAGGCAAAAGATTATACTTATGATTCCGGAGTGTCCGAAGCTCTTGGTAAAATATCTGATGTCTTGAATGCTAATAAATATTCCTGGGCTATTTCTAGTGCATGCGAGAGTATCCAAGCTAATAAGTCCACTTATAATTATTTAGCCCGCAATGCTGCGGAAAAAGTCATGCCGATTCTCGAAATGGGAGAGGATGAGATAGTTCAATACATTAAAAGCGGTGCTTTAAAGAGTGTGATGCATGTTGAGCAGTTCCGCAATATTGCGAAGTCCGTTTTTAAAGATCAACCTATTGTAGAGTATATCGACAAATTTAAAGCAATCAGACCGATTTCTATTGTAGAAGATAATGATTCGGCTATTTTCTTCGAAGTTCTCGGTAATATCTATAAAATTCAAGATAAACTTTTATATGAAGCTGCCGCTAACGAGGTTAGCGATACTTTCATCACTATCTCCCAGCTTTTAGAAAGTAATATGGTAACTTTAGATACCGTCAATGAAAGTGTGACTTTGAATTTTGGAGATAAAAAATACGAAGTTTCTAAACAAGATGAAGTAACTTTGATCTCGGGAGATAATCGTAGAGTTATGAATACCGCTCAATTGCGAGAGAATAACAACCTTTACATTTCCGCTCTTCCGAATACGGCATCCAAATATAATCAAGCCGCGGTATTAGAAGCTTTAGCTAAATTGGTAGAAAATTTCGATAGAGTCCATGTGATGGATAATGTTTATGTTATCGAGTCACAATTCGATAAATTTTTCATTATCGAAAACGATGGCAAGGCGGTAGCTAAAAGCATAGTCTCAGGTCATAATGTCAGATTAAATGAATCCGGAAATATCACGGAAGTGCTGAACACTATTAAAAAGCAGACTAAAATTGATCTTACCGAAAAATACTCCGAATCTATTGGTAAAAACATTCGAGATGCCGAAGAAGTGGAAGCCAAGCAAATTCAAGAATCTCTTGAAGATTCTCGGAATGATCAGAGACGCCAGAAAATCGAAGAACTCACCAAGAGATATAAAAATGATCCGGCTAAATTAGCGGTGCTTTCTAAAATCGCTTCGGAATTAAATACGCTCTAATCTAATTGTAAATAGAATAAGAAAGGACCTCATTGAGGTCCTTTTTTTATCGCGGGAATCTTACTATTTTATGATATTTTCCCCAAGCATTCGGTATCGGATTATATTTTTCCGACCGCTCGAACCCAAATTTCCCATACAGTTTATACAACATATCTAACGGTGTTTTAAACATATCATCCGGATCTCCGACAAGGACAACATTATTATCATCTGCCCATAACGTTAATTCATCTAGGACATTTGTGGCTATCCCCCGATTGCGAAGAGCGGGTTTTACTTGTATAGATACGAGCTCTACTACCATATTATTTGTGCCAAATGCTTTCTTTTGCGAATCGTCTCGTTTGAGTATGAGTTCGCTTAAACCATATTCTTCGGACAATTCCGGATGGAGATTATCCTCCGGGTCCATGCTGATTATAAAAGTCTCTAAGTTTCTTGAAAAATACTTTTCAAGAGTTTTATATAGTCTCCCTGGTTTTGTTTTTTTAGCAGGTCGTCCTATTATGGATTCAATAATATTTTTCATATTTCAATAATACTATTATCCCGGTCCATGGAAAGATTACCGCTAGGGACACACAGTTTGATATATTTATATCCATTATCAATCATATCATGCAAGGAGTAATCCATATTTTTGATAACTAATGAGGACTCTTCGCCGGATAAATCTTCTATAAAATCATCCCAGTGATCCCGAACCGCCTCGTATGCGGAGAGAGTCTCTCTGTCCGGATTGCTTTCATAACGATCTTTTAATTTTTTTATCCATTCTTCTTTTAAATTCGAATCCGGGTATATTACGGTATATATTTGATTGCGAGATTTTAAATACCTCCTGATAGCTTCATGTGATGGCACTAATACGTCATATCCTTGTTCTACAAGATCTATAGCAACATTGCAAAAAGATTCATACCATCCTTCCGGCCGGACTTTTTTATCTCCATTCCCTATCCAAAAACAGTCACTTCTTAAATCTATCCATCCCATTTCTTTCAAAGAACTTTTTCCCACACCGGGAAATCCTACTATTATCCTGCTCATATTGTATGTTTATTTTTTAGGATCGAAAAATATAAATTCTCTTTTATAATCATGCCCCAATAAATTATCAAATGTGTTTTTAAGAATTACGTGCATTTTTCCAGCCATATCATTTCCTGCAGCATGCTCCATAATTCGAGATGTGTTTATATATTCATCACCGCTCTGATATGTCACATCCATAATAAGGGGACTTTTAATCCAGGCTCCCTTTAAAAGATATCCTACCATAGTCATCTGAATAAGATCTTCGTGCGTCAGATCTACTATTCCTGGTGCAAATGCCGGATTTTTTATAAACCGGCATCTCAATACTCGTGGATGCATAGGTGGGATCGAACCAGCGGGCATAGAATTATACCGTACCGCCCATTCTCCAGGAAATGACAAGCTCCAATTGCCTACACGCAGAGGGTTGGAATTTACTAATTTATAATCTTGGGAATCCGAATACCAGCAACTATAGAATATGTTATTGTTTATATCATAAATTGAAGATGCTCGATCTCCGGCCATATAATCTATTTCGGTGCCACAAAAATCATTACACATATTAATATATTCCAAGGCATTTGGGAATAATATGTCATCATGATCTAATTGTATGGTCCACTCATCGGGTTTGCACGAAATATGAGCTATAGCTTCGCGTTTTATTTTTCCTATAGGCCGGCCCACCATATTTTTTTCAAAAATCTTCACCTTGCTGGAATGTTTTTTATATTCAGGATGATGATCTAAAAAATCAATAAATGTCTCTTTGAAAAACGGAGTTTTAGATGTATCCAAAACTACCCATTCCCAATCCTCATACGTCTGATTCATGACAGATTCTATGACGATTTCGACAAGCGGCATTTTTTTGTGTGTTGGAGTAATGATGCTTATCATAAAAATTCTTAAAATTGTAAAAATCTTGGATTCCAATTAAGAGACATACCTAAACCAATATATGGGGATAATTTAACGGAATGATCTGGAAAGGATATACCATATCCCACCTGTAATCCGAGCCCAATCCCAAACTGTTTTCGGTTCTTATATTCGCTTTTAGGATCGGAAATGGCGATAGCCGTACCATTATGGAAATATATCGGATAGTCGGATTTAAGATCCATCCACGTATATCCTTTTTTATCTTTATATATATAACTATCAATCCAGACATCCTGATTTAAATCTATCATAGCTTCTCCCTCCATCTGTAATTTGCCGGTTTCGCAATTCACACCATAAGGTACGAATACATTCAAATACCTGGACGATTTTCCGAATATAGCCGTATCCGTTACGGATAGAATTCCGGAGTCCGACCAAATTTCTTCTATATACATGGTATCATGTATAATTTTAACCGACGCCCATATGGTATCGTGCATTCCAGCAACATATTGTAAAATGGTAATGGGTTCTTTGCCTTTCTCTAATTTCAGACTATCGGACAATTCATCAGTTCTTAATTGCAATGCTCGCATAGTGGCTGTATTCAAACCGTCTTTATCTTTATAGTTTTTTAAAGTATCATTTATAGCCAATATGTTGTTTTCTAATCGAGCCTTTTCTTTTTTAAATTTAGATGCTAGATCACATTGCCGGAATAAAAGAACACCTAGTAATAAACAAATCGCTACTAATATCCATTTGATGTTTGTTTTAAAAAATGTTTTTGTACGTATTAAGATATCTTTAAATTGAGCCCAGTTCATATTATCATTTTTTCAAAATTATATAATATAATATATTTATTCCGTATTTGAGTTTTCCAATCTTTAGGAAGTTGGTCGAGCATATTATAGAATGATGTATAATCTTGATGTGTTCTCCGGAGGTTGAAAATCTTAAGCACAGTGGCATCTACCGAATCATCATTTTCCAAAAAACCTAACTCTCGAGGGAGAAGATATCGATCGAGATAATGTAACAGTATCGCATAATGACTATATAAGGAATCCCTATCCTCATTTTGCACCCAGTTTTTCCAAAAATATTGAGCAGCATCTATAGGATGGGTTGGAAATAATTTTTCGGCCGTGATTTTTGGATTTACTTCTAAGCTTCCATATTCCTTTCCATTCAAGCAAGATATCAAGTCGTTTAATGTTGTTATCAGCAAATTCGTTGTACCGTCCGTAGTGGAATACGAGATATATAATTCTCCGGTATTACTTTCACACCATCCGGTGGAAAATTCAATGCCCGGTTGTTCAAATACAAAACTATCCGTTGCTCGGAATGAAGTAAAATCTTTATCTATAAAACCCAGATGATGCTGATAGTATAATCGGCCATCAACCCTTTCCGAGTTGTGGACTATACATACATAAGAACCATCTTCGAGTTTTATAAGAGGCGTAGATCCTCGGAATAATGTGCTCCCGATAGGAATAAAACCATTGAATCTGGTTAATTTAGTATTTAAATCACTATATTTCACAGGCACAATATTAAAACGTCCGGAATCGTTTGAAAATTTCCCATCCTCACAATATTCAGCCGATATCATATAGACAAAATCCATCTTATCGTCCGGAATAGCCATCCAATTTTTTTCCGTACATAAATAGTTTTTCCCATAATATTGAGATATACCCGGAAGAAACCCACAGTTTGTAAAATTCTTCATATTTTGATCCGGAATGTAGTAAGTCATAGCTTCTGCATATGGAAAATTATCTGTGAATTGAGTCCCATAAATATATAGTTTACCGCCCCACACTACCAATCTAGGATCCTCCAATCCCCGAAAAATCCCTTTATCCCGGCTAGGCAGTTCTTCGAATTTTTCGGTCTTTATATAAATCGGTATATCTTGTTCGGCATTTTCAAAGACACTTGTGTCTAATTCTCCAATGCGACATATGGAATTATTAAGATATGGTATAGTGCGATTTTCTACAAAATCATAATTATAATGAGGACATCCTTCTATAGATATATTAGTAGATTGGCGAATAGAAAATATAAGTTTATTGTTATAAAAAGCGATCCCAGCAGATCCTCCCACGTATCGGGGTGTAGAATCCGTGTATATATGATATAATTTCGCCTGATCCCCTAAAATATTTTTTAAAATTTTCATATTCGTGTTTTATAAAACAATTTCAACTTCATTTTTCACAGTCGCTGTTTCAAACCGATCATTATCAATGTTGTTTTTAATATTAAAAAATTCACTTTCATTTATATAATGAAAAATAAACTCCGCATCCATGTTCTTAATAGCCCGATCCCTATATGTCCTTGCCATACCCATCAGGCCTCGATTTAGGAAAAAATTAGCAATAATCATCAATATTTCGGGATTGTCGGGGATTGTGGCTTCTAATATAGAAATGATGTTATAAGCTTCTAGATCCCGGATTCCATATCCTATGGAGTATAATATTTTTATTAGATAAGAAATTTGTTTTTCCCGAGATATCGGGAATTCAAAGCTTCTTTCATACATTCTCCAATACCGGCAATAAGCCTCCGAGATAAAATTATTTTCTAAACAAAATTCAGCTTCTTTTTCCGCAGCCTCAAATCCATCGTAATTATTATAATATATTGAAGCATTAGGTAAGAATTCCATATTTTCTGAAAGATCTAGATTGCCATCTAATAGTTTATCAATGTTTATATCGGAAGATTCTATTAGATATGAGAACCCGTCCTGTAAAGCAAATGGGATATAAAAAATACCGTTTTGATAGGCTAATCCGTTTGTGAATTCAATATGGTGGTTGTTAAATGAAAATGCTGGAGAAATCTTTATAATATTCCATTCGTTATCCCAAAGTATGAAATGGTGTAGATATTTTGCCACTTTTCTTTTCATTTCATTTAAATATAATTCACAGGTATGCACAATCGCAATGTGAGTGTCGTCTTTGTACGGAATGACTTGCGATGAACCACGAAATAGTGTATCTCCTTGTTTTGATGAATTATATATTCCTTCCACCCTGGAAATATCCGTGAATTGTTTTTCGATAACTTTTTCCGCATATACAACACCGGACTCAGCGTCCTTTAAATCTATTTTAACTATGCATGTAGGGTTGCTTGTTCTCATAAAATGCCAAGGCATATCTATAATAGGTACCCAATTTTTTTCACAATAGCTATCCCAAGGGACTTCTATTTTCATTCTTGATAATTCTTTACCATCCTCCGTGATCTCCATAATCTCCATTCTTCCAACACCGGTAGGGTTATCATCTCTTCGGACGCCGATAGCCAATAAACGATTTTCCCACCTTACCAATCTGGCATCTTCTAATCCGACAAAATCCCACTGTTCGGGAACATCATTTTCGGAAGTATCTATAAGATTATATTGGATACGATTCTCGGCATATTCGCATATCCAATTTCTCGTCCTGAGATGTGAATAATCATATTCTGGAGTTAAATAATGCACGGGGCCCCAAGAAGACCAAAATCTATACGGATCTATCGAATTATGTAGTATATAATTAACATTTCTGAGAATCAACCTGATCTTATCTCCGTCTATAAATATTGATGGGTTGCAGATACTCGGCCATTCGGGGGTGGTTATAGGGATCCTCAAAGGTACTAAATATGTTGATTCCGATGACCCTAATATATTGGCTAGGTTGTTATATTTTGGATAATGCAGATTGATCATAATATATGTTTATGAAATTATAGTCTATCATTACCGAAAATTTAGTATATTCCATACTAACTTAACTTATATTATAGTTATTTTTTAATCATTGAAATATGATATTATATGGAAACTTATAACCCTTACGAATATAATATATTGCAAGAAGATTTACAAAACCCTGGAGTGATTTCGGAAGCCCGGGTACAGGATATACCCGGGATGAATGTAACTACTAAATTTAAACCCAAATATTCATCACAAGATATAAAAAACGCCGAAAAGAAATCTAAAAAGACTATAGCCAGATTTTTTTCTAACCTTTCCAGGTTAGGAATGAATTATGATGAACAAGTTATCAAGAATATGCGGGCTATTCCGGCGGACAAAAACCTGCTGCCGGAAGAAAGGCAGATCACATATCAAAACCTTTTCCAACAATTACAATCGGCATGGAAGCAAAAATCTAATTCTGATCAATCTTTTTATGAAAAAGACATTGCCATCAAGAGAGAAAATCTCCGGACTTTAGCGATGCAGCCAGAATTAGAAGATATTTTGGATACATTTTCCAATGAAGCTATTGTATATGATTCTAATTTCGTTTATTTTGCCGAACCTTTTATTGATGATAAAGATTTAGTAGAATACAATAAAGATGTCCGCTCCAAAATCAACGATTGTGTCTCCGCTGGATTCAAACGATTTTATAAGATGCTCCGATGGAGAACCAAGGCGTGGGATGATTTTAAAAGATTTTTAGTGGAAGGTTGCCTAGCCTGGGAAATTGTATACGACTCTTTAGAGAAACCTACAAAAATTATAGGGCTCGTACCTTTAGATCCGGCCACCCTGACTAAAAAATTCGAGAATGATAAATGGTATTGGGTTCAATATAAAGACGTTAAGGCTAAGGAAAGAAAACTATTAGATTCTCAAGTAATATATATAGTCTTTCAGGAAACAGAGGCCATATCGAGAACCAGCTATCTGGAACGATTGGTCCGACCGTTTAATATATATAGAATTATCGAACAAGCTCAGATTATATTCTGCGTCACTAATGCTCAATATAAGATGAAATTCACCATCCCGGTGAAAGGCATGAATCGGGCATTGGGATCTCAGACATTGAATTCGGCCATGCAGAGATATCGGGAAGATATCAAATTCATATCCGAAAGCGGCGAGCTGACTATTAATGGACAACCGCAGATGCCGTTCAATAAGGAATATTGGATGGCTGAATCGGAGAGCGGTACACCGGACATCGAAACCCTCGCTGGAGACTCTGGTCCGGATCTTCTGGATTCCGATTATCTGAAATTCTTCCGGAATCAGCTTTATAAAGTATCTAAAATTCCGTTGAATAGATTTGATGTGGATAGCGGAGAAGGCTGGTTTGGCACCGATGCCGAATCCTATGCTCGGAACGAGATAGACTTCGGAAGATATGTTACCAGAATGCGGAATATATTCTCTCAGATCATCTTGAAACCTATCTGGATCCAGCTATGTCTGGATATGCCCGAGATGATGGATTCTCCGGAATTCCAAGATTGCATCCAACTCCACTATCATTCTTATAATCTATTTGAAGAGATGATGGAAATCCAGCTCATGGATCGCCGTATCGAATCTATTAACAATATGAAAGAATTGCAAGATATGGACATGGAAGGCAATGAAGTGACTTTCTTTGCCTCTAAATTCCTGGTTCAGAAATATCTGCATCTCTCCGATGCGGATCTCAAGCTCAATGAGAAATATAAACAAGAAGAAGTAGAGAAATTCAACTTAGCCGGTGGTGAAAGACCACAGCAACCCGGACAATCCGGCCGTTATGGTGGTGGCGCTCCCGGTGGTTGGGAGAGTATGTTAGCTAAGATGAGCGATATGGAGCGAAGGATAGATGAAAAACTTAAAAAGTATAAAGATATTATCAGCGAATCTGAGGAGTTGTAATATTATTTTATTAAAAAAATTAAATATGAAAAGTTTAACGGAATCTATTATAGGGAGACGAAGTGCGGAATTTCGAACACACAATGATCCTACATTAAAAAATCCGGCATTAGAATTTAATGCTATAGTTAAAGATATAGGAAATTGTCTTAAATCTCGTACTAATTGTTTATTAAATTGTGGGAATTATACAGCCACAGATGGTTTAGAAGATATAATTTCGGCAATTCAAAAACGTATTCGAAAATATAAAAATTCTCGCCAATATTTTTATTTCGGAGATGGAGATACGGTGCCTTCCGGATCGCAAAAAGATCTATTTGATTACATAACAGATTTTTATCAAAAATATCCTGGTGAACCTAAATATGGAACAACTCCTGGTGAAGATACAATTATTGTTATAGATATTCGTGGCAATATTAATTTACCTGATAAGACGCCGCAATGGATTGCTGATAAAAATATTACGGTTGTCGTAATTGGTGATAAAAATATACTTTTAGACCACAACTGGGATGTTTTTTTAAGAACAGCTAATGAATATATAGAGGGCCCGTATTCATTTGGATATGTACATGATAAATATTTATTCAATAATCGCGGATATAGATTTGATGCTGATGATAAAACGCAGAAAACAACACCTCCTATTGTATGGAAACACTAATACTTTAATTGAGAATTTCAATATAAAGGTCTTGCAAGAGACCTTTTATTTTTTATATAATTATAATGAAAATATGGAAGAAAAAATTACATTATCCCCATATACCCCGGAATGGGAGGATGCTATAGACATGCAATTCATGCAATCGGTTATCGACGAGGTCACTCAATCCTGTCTGCTTCCCAACCCTATACCTCTTGCCCGCATTCCTAAGATCATCGGACAGGTAGCTAAGTGGTTCTGGCAGCACGATGACACCTCGGTAGAACAGAGATTCTATCTTATTAAAAACGAAGAATTCTGCAAGGGAAATATGTTGAACAAGATAGTACAGCTTCCGGAACAAATTATGGCTGTTCAAGGGTGTTATAAAACCAATAATCTCAAATATGGAGTCATGGGTGATTTCTCGGTGGAGAGGATGATGTTGAGCACTTATTCTATGTATGGAGCGGAGAATAGATGAGAAGCTTAAAAAGTATAAAGATATTATCAGTGAATCTGAGGAATCATAGTATTATTTAAAAAAAATCAAAATATGAAAAGTTTAACGGAATCTATTAAGAATATCAAAGAAAGAAGAACTCCTTATCAAATTGATCAAAATGATCTAAAAAAGGTGGAAAAAGTCTTGAATGATAAAAAAACCTGGAAAGAATTATCTAAATTATGCAACCTATCGGAAGAAATCACCAAGCTATATTGTACTAGTCGATTAGAAATGCTTTCGGATCCGGAATGGTATGAAAACTTCGAAGGCGTGCGCAATCTTAATATGGCTTACGTTATTTCTGAATTAGCCGATACCGATGATGAAGACTTCCAAATAGAATTAGATGATGAAAATATTTCCGGATGGGAATGGCAAGATATTAGTAATTTGGTCACCGATGTTATGAACAGATGTCTCAAGGCTTTAAGATACTCTTAATAAATAAAATTCAATATAAAAATTAACACACAAAGGTCTCGCTAGAGACCTTTTATTTTTTATATGAACTACAGTAAAAACATGGAAGAAAAAATCACATTATCCCCATATACCCCGGAATGGGAGGATGCTATAGACATGCAATTCATGCAATCGGTTATTGATGAGGTCACTCAATCCTGTCTGCTTCCCAACCCTATACCTCTCGCTCGCATCCCTAAGATCATCGGGCAGGTAGCTAAATGGTTCTGGCAGAACGACGATACCGCGGTAGAACAAAGATTCTATCTTATCAAGAATGAAGAGTTCTGTAAAGGAAATATGATGAACAAGATAGTGCAGCTTCCGGAACAGATTATGGCCGTTCAGGGATGCTATAAAACTAATAATCTCAAATACGGGGTCATGGGCGATTTCTCGGTGGAAAGGATGATGTTGAGCACTTATTCTATGTATGGAGGAATAGGAGCAATAGGTGGCGGCATGGGGGCGAGTGCTATAGGATATAACTTAAAGGATTATGTTGTATCTATGTATGAAGTAGATACATTTCAGCAGACATTACAGCCTACTCTTTCCTATAACTATAATATGTTTTCCAAGAAACTTATAGTATACGGAGATCTTGGATTAAGTGATGTCTTGATAGATTCCTGGAAGAGAATCCGATTGCAAGATCTATATCAAAACTATTATTTTTTCCGTTATTGTGTATGTATGGTTATGAAGTCTCTGACTCAGATATTCGGAACATTCACGTTTCGATATCCCGGAGGAGTGGAGATCAGATATGATGACTTTAAAAGCGACGCCCAAGAAGAAATTGAAAAAATCGAAGAAGAAATTCGGAATCTGCATGCTAACGATTACTTCTTCCAACCAAATACGTTATAACTATGAAGACATTACAAGAATCTATAATAGGCCGAAAAGGAAGCTATTCCGACATAGTTGAACCATTACATCCAAAAATTATATCAGCATATAGATCGGAACAATATAAATGCATATCTTTTGAAGATATAGATGAAACATATTTCTGGAATATGAAAGATGAAGCATTTGACATAGCTTCGGAAACATTTGGAATAAATGCTAATTTAATCTCCGGTATATGGGCTACAACTATATTGTCCTGTAAGACGTCCTATTTTCAGGCCGTATTATATAAGACCAATAAAAATGGAGACTGGTCTTTGATAATAATTAAGAAACCAAAAGGACATGGAGAGTACAAAGTCGTATTAAGAAAAAACGACATCCCAGATGATACTGTAGAATCCTATAGAGTTTTTAAGGAAATAAATATCGAAAAACTATGAAAACATTATATGAATCTATAATAGGCAGGAAAGGAACTCGGCATTTTACAGCAAATGATCTCCAAGATGGAGATATCATTATTTTGAGATTAGGTATCACCATGCTCATACGTAACAGAGAAGCCCGTGTAAAAAATCCGGGAGGCCGTAGTGTTCTTTCTATGTCATTAAAAGATTTTATCAATCCGGATCTTACCGCAAAGACGGATCGGGATGATGATATTATGAAAGTGTATAGAATAGAAAGTGACTTAGAACCTTCTTTAACGGATTTTGATTATTTTAGTTTTGAACTTCTCAACCTTATTGATAATATCCAACATAATAGGATTAATGGGACGAAGATACGACTGATGTTTGAAAGAAAATAAACAATATTTGATAAATACAAATTAAAAGTATGAAGACACTGAGTGAATCTATAATCGGTCGAAAAGGAACTCAATTTTCCCCAAAAGACGATATCCAAATAGGAGACATATTGGTGCAGAGAAACGGATATTATTGGTACTTGCAAGATGATATGATGCTTATACATCATAGTAAAGGTGGCGAAGATATGACAGTATATATCGATGATTTTTTGGATGCATATGATAATATGCTTAGAGATATCAGAGGTGGTGAACACAAGAATTGCGATATCGTATGCATATATCGCTTGGGTAACAGTATTCGTAATCTTGATTATAAAAAAATTCAAAATTTTATCAACCACAACTCTCCCATATGGAAGGCACGTGATTAAAAATATAATATGAAATCAATAAAAGAATCTATAATAGGAAAAAGAGGATCTAAACCTTATAGCTTTTCAAAAGACGACCTCCGGATAAATGATATAGCAGTTACCCGTGATGGTACAATTATGATACTTAATAGCACTGGGCAATTTGAATATAAAAACGGATGTGCCGGTTTGAATTTTTTTAGTGACGATCTTTATTCTCTTCCGGCTACCATCGGACCACCGAGAAAAGATCGTAATCATGATATTATGATGATTTACAGATGCCGGTTAAATTCTTTATATGAACCGGATATAGAAAAACAATTGAAAAAAGAAAAACCTATTTGGAGGCGTTCTTAAAAAGACGTTTTATTTACGCCGGAAACATGCTTATTTTAAGCGATCGGGGTATAACCAATATAACTACTCATCTAAAACAAGATCGCTTAAAATATCGCAAATATAAAGTTTTTAAAAATATGAAACATATACAAGAATCTATAATAGGAAGGAAATCATCCAAAATAGCAATATCTATATCGGATCTCCGGTATGGGGATATTGTAAAATTAAGAAATCCTTATATATTCGGGATTATAAACAAATCGGAAGATCGAATAATCTGTTATCTGAATGAAAAAGCTACATGTGTATTTATTTTTTTAGATTATTATTCGGATTTAACTTATATTAAAAACAAGGATTATGACGTTATGGAAGTATGGAGAGATCCATCCCATAAATTAGTTCGCGAACTGGATAAAATATCGCGGTATGACGATTTATATTTGAAATTTATATCCGATCTTAAAAATAAAATCTCGGAATACAATATGGTATTAAGGTATGAAAGACAATAAATTAAAAGGACCACACGGTCCTTTTTTTTATTTATATTGGAAAGATTCCAACCTTCTTAGCCATCCTTTAAGATAGAATTTTGCCCCATTGCAGTTAGCGAGATATGCCCTTCTCTGCCGTATTAATTTATCAAACAATTCCGGAGAAGATTGTGAATTTAATGCAGCCAGTGTTCCGGACCCGAAAACTCCATCCATAGATACGCCTAAGGATTTCTGTATTAATCTTACATATCCTAATCCAGACATCCAGACCATATCAAAAACTAGGTCCGCCATGGATTGGTTTTTTATATCATCTCCTTTGATCTTGCTCCAGAATAATGTTCTTGCAATATCTAGTATATCGGCTTCCGTGAGTTTTTTAAGATCTTCAATGGTGGGTACGGGTTTGCCTTTCTTGCGGCAATATGTCTTATAGGTATTCAAGGTAACTCCTCTCCAGGTGGGTCCGCCGGAGTCTTTGGAGTCGTTAGCATATCCACCTTCCCATCCTAAGGTTTTGGATAATGATTTTTTCAGATCGGCCATATTTATTACTTTCTTTCAAATACGGTATTTATGCCCCAATGAATGATTCCTTTCAGATTGCGAGCCACAAATGATTCAAGATCCGAGCTGACATATTGTTCTTCTGGATATATGACATCCGAGTCTGTAAATCTATATATAGCCATAATATCCCATATTTTATTACGTTTATGTGTTAAATTTATAGGATTATAACTATCTATATCTATACCTTCATCCGGACCGGTGAATGTATTTTTACCATGAATCATATCTTTATAAACTACTTTATATTGCCCGTTTCTCAATACAACTACATCTTCGTCTTGTAATTCAATATGTGGTATTACCGTTCCTCTCCGTCCTATTATAGATTCACTAATATGTTTCATATAATTAATTATAATATCCCCGATAATATATACGTAAAAATCTATTATATTTTTTTGTTCTAACTAGATTATTGAGGAAATCTTCCGCCTTCGCGGTATTATCGGCCATCTGTAATTCTTTTACGATCCTACCTGACGGATCCCGATATACTTCCATAATATCCATATGGGTATCATTGGAGCATGCCATATTGTCTTCATATAGAGCATATTTTCCTATTAGTGATTTGAACTCATATCCTCCACCGTTCATATAATTTACATATTGTTCTGGGCCATCAAAGTAATCAAGATATTTTCCTACAATACCTACGTTTTTATTTCGAAATATTACCACATCCCCCTTCTTTTAGATCATATTTATTTTCTATTGTCGGACGGAATTTTTTTCCTATTATAGATTCTTGCAATGGCTTCATATTTGTGTTTGTGTTTATTTTCTTAAAAATAACTTTGAAAAGTTCACCATAGAGAAAAATGTGCTGGGTTCAATAGCCCATTTGATTTTCTTATCTTTATGAGCTCGGACATTTCTCAAATAACCGGTAGTAATATTTTCTATGTTTTTATGAACTGTCCTATTGGCAATTTCACCGCTGTGAATTACAATCCAATATTGGGTCATTATTGAGTCTTCATTAGCTCCGGACATAATGAGATTTATGAGTTTTTCTGTTTGTGGATATTTTTCTAAATCTAATTTGTTAAGTTTTTCTATGCTTTTTTTCTGATTAGCATCCAAACTATTAATAAGTTCTTTGGCAGCGGCTCTTTTTCCTTTATCCCGGATAAGTTGCACTATCGCGGATATACCGTTTGGTATGCAAAAACATGCCGCTAAAAACAATGAAGCCATCATGCCTGAACCAATTTCTATGGATTCATTGATATAACTACCTAAGTTTTTCATTTCATTTTCATTTTTTCTTGTAAATCACTCCAAAGATCCCTAAAACTATTATAATTAGTGCTATTTAGTACACCCCTATATACTTCTATTATATCGTCATCAGGATACTCTCGGTTTTGAAGATTCATATCATATTTATCAACTTGATGTAATCCTAAACTCCACATAGCTCCAGGGAAGACACCCTCCGACATAATATAAGCTTCAAGGGTGACTTGATTGATCATCTGACGCCGGATCGCGGGTGGACATTGTTTGTAATCTAAGCATACATAACACCTGCCATCCCTTGTCTTTAAGACATTTAAATGCTTTAGATCCGTTATTTTAGGGTTAGATAATAGTTTTCCTCTGAAATAACCAGTTCCTTTCCGTCCTATTATAGATTCTTGTAATGTCTTCATAATTACTCCTTAGATCTGTTTTGATTCCGGATAATCTCTCTCATCAACGCCTTATCGTCATTCAATGATTTTTCCCGATCTATAGCCTGTCGATATCCGGACTGGCATAATTTTAATGAATCTTCTAAAACAATGATTTTTATGCCCAATGAATCTATAATCATCTTTTGAGAAATTATCACGGAATCTTTAGAAGTAATGGTTTCCGTATATTGTACATCTTTCCACTGATCCTTAGTCTTATGAGAGCAACGAGAACATGTTTGTAAACATATGACACATAATAGAATAATTATGACTATTTTGGAGTTATCTAATATTTTTTTGAAAAATTCTTTTATTTTTTCCATTTAAACTATAAATTTTATTTTTTCTTGCAAGATATCCCAAATTGTTTGAAAATCTGGATAATCTTCATTATTTGCAAATATACCCCTATATACAGATATTATATCATATTCCTTTGAACTTCTACATGTAAGGTTTTGATAATAGTTATCTAAACCTAATGGAGATATAATGGGCACGATGGGATCAATTCTATAAGCATCGAAATCATCAATTCTAATTTGTTGTTCACGAAGCCAATCTGGATCTATACATATATAAATATCACTATTTGCACACTTCACCACATCTAGGTGTTGCAAATCTTTTAGTTTAGGATTAGATAACTTATACCCGACTCCCGATGATTTTCTCCCTATTATAGATTCTTGTATATGCTTCATATTGTGCTTATATAAATCTTCCTTTCCAAAGGCCACTTGGAGTGAAAGTAACTAACTTGTCAGGATTTCCTCTTCTCGGCCACTTGATGTCTTTGAATGGGTCTACTTCATATACATTGTTGAATTCGAGATCTATCACTAGAACCTGTGTAGCGTTGTACTGTCCTGATACATAGAGAGTCAGATAGATCACATCCCTTGGCTCTTCTACTGAACACCAGTGAGCGCTCATCTTGTATTTGTCTATGTCTGTCGCAGAGAACAATTTGAAATTCTTCAGTTTATTCAAAGCAGACCTGAACTCCTTTATGTTATTAGTTTCCAGATAGTCATCATTCAACACGAGCTTTCCATCTTCATACTTGTGTACTCTTATAGTGAACTCAGAGTTCTCCAAAGATTTCTTCATATCAAATTCATATGGAGTTATCACATCATGAAATAGTGATGATGATTCTTTGATATATCCCAATAAAGATTTCATATCTATATCTCAAATTTATTTCTATCTAATCCTATTCTTTCTATCTCATTTTTATAATATTTCTAAGTCTTTAAGGTGTTTATTAACACTCAAAAGTTTCTCTATAATATCGGTATCGGAATAACCGGATTGTGTGGGATACATCATGGAACAAAATAGATTCATGGATTCTTTATGATCATCATAATTATCATCAATGAAATTGATATCTCCAGAAATTATGCATTTCTCAATCATGATGGCTTCTTTTTCCGGAAGGTTATCTAAGCAATCTCCGATTCTATTGATGTTATACTTCGGAGAAGAATACTTCCACCCTTCCACCAGACATTCAAACATATCATCTCCAATTAATGTTTCTTCCAGGTTCCGGTAGTTCCCGGAGATCAGGCTCTCACTGTAGATGTCTAGGAGCTCCTGCAAGAGCGGACGTGTTTTCTTATCGTTCTGCAGCCAGGTGATCACCGACTTGACCCGTTGAGATACGGCGGCTCCGGTAATACCGTATTGTTTGGATAATTCCACACCTGTCATCTTCTTGTATCCATGTAATCCAAAATATGAATAGAATATAGACGTAGTTTTATCCGGAAACTTCTTATCTATCATATCATATATTTTCTCCATTTGTCCGGTATCTTGTATTTTTCCGGCCACCGGATCGGTAGTCATTCCCGGAAGACGATCAGCGAGATTGCCGTTTTCCCCATCACTATCCGTCATATCTATCCGGACAGTAGAAAAAGAACGTCCTTCTTTTTTCGCTTTTTCAAATCCATGTTGGGTAACTCGGACGGTTCTGGAATAATTATTGATATCATTAAGTATTTGTTGATTGATACGCCATCCAGCATATTGCTTGAAGCTAAGCTTCTTCATTTTATCATCCTCGATATCGGAATGGGTATTTCTTTTATAATCATTCATGGCCTTAACCAGCCCCATATTAGCGGCACTCACTAATGAATTCCAATCTAACCCACATTTCCCTCTATATTTAGCCGCAATAGACACAGCTAATTTAGAATATTGCTTCACTATCCGAGATCTTCCCTTTTCGGATGTAAGGTCCAAAGTAATATCGTCTGGATCTTTATCTCCATTCATCAGCGATTTTCTATCTTCGTCGGTTATCAAAAGTGGTAACATCCGAATATTTTCCTCTCCAGCCCGATCAATACATTTTTTTAATTCCTCGATATTGCTTGAGGATACCCCAGTATCCTTAGATACAATTTTTAAATCGGTAGCACTCCCATGAATAATTCGATTCAATATACTTTCATCCGTTATATTATAACGAATCAAGAGATTTATGATTTTTCTGATTTCTTCGGGTAAATGTTTACCCATTTTATCTACATAATCTTTCATTTCTTTATTAGAAACTACATTAAATCTCCGATTACTCTCTAAAATTTGTTCAGTAAACAGTTTCATTATTACTAATATTTAATGATTAAAAAATAAAGCGAAAATTCATTATATAAATATCTTTTAAATATCTTTAATGAATATAAATATTTTTTCTGGTTTTGTAAAAATTACAAGTATTTATTATATTTTTATGTTAATAAATGTCTAAAAAGAACAATATGTGGGCGATATTTAATTTTATCAAATATAATATATACATCCGGAGAATAATCCGGGATGAAAAAATTCTGGACAAACTTAAATATTTATTTGGTGGGAAGGAATTTAAATTAGATTGGATTTGTAGAATATATGCGGTGGTAAATCCGAATGTAGACAATATATCATCAGACGGTAATATACTTATATATGATGACGGGCGTCCGGTTATCGAAAAATGGATTATGGATAATCTGAATATAATGTTTAAATTCACAACTTCAAACAACCTATTTGATATCTTAACCTATAAAATCGAAAAATTAGACGATGATGACAATTATTTAATAATATTTCAAAATATTTTTTATGATAGTGCCAAAAAATCAATGAAATGGCTTATGTCGGGCTGCTTATTGGCATTAATTTTGTTAATCACAATGATCGCAATTTTTTAATTAAATAAATATATTACAAAAAATGAAAGAAATCAAAAGACCGGACATCGAGTTCGCTAAAATGGAAGATGTGGCTAAAACCGCAGAATTATGCGAGAAACAAATCGAACAATATAAAACCTGGGTGGATACGTTAAGCGTAGACCAATTAAAAGAGGAAGAAAAGAAGATTATTGAAATCATTAATGAATATGAAAAAATTCTTAAAGAGAAAACTTATCCATTAGGAAGAAAGGTTTTATTTGACAATAAAACTTATACTTCGGATAAAGTTTTTAAATTCATTCAAGACATCATTAACAAAAGAGAAGCGAACTATTCCGAAACATTGGGATTATATCAGTTATATCAATACTGGGGGGGTAACAATACTTCTGTTTCATATCCAATTCTTGATAGTACACTACGCACGCTAGAAAGCACACCAAAATTCAAAGGAGTGTCCGATTGGGAAAAAATATTAGTCATTAACGAATATTTTAAATCCAATAATTCGGAAATGACAATGGATTATCTCCAGCAAATATACTATGCCCACATCCATAATGCAATTATTGATAAATTGCAACTTAATGATCCCGAAAAATCCAACACCAAGACCGAGCAGCAAGAAGGTCCTATTCAAATGGATTAATATTCCGGAAAAATAATCGAAGAGGGCTCCCTGAGCCCTCTTTTTGTAATATATGATCACTATAGGAATAGACCCATCTATTAATTCTACGGGAATATGTGTCCGTACCTCCGATTCGTATGCATATTATATAATATGTTCGAAGATGACCAAGAAAATGAAATCTTTTAAGCACAATAGAATATGTCTTGTTGATTACGACAAAATACCTATTGCAGGATTAGATTATTCCGATAAAGAGTATATAAAATCCAATAATATCTATAAAATTATTGAAACTATCGGTAAGATTATAGATAATTATATATCGGACGATATTGTATGTGTAAACATGGAAGGTATAAGCTATGGGAGTGCTGGAAGTGCGGCTTTGGTGGATTTAGCCGGATTGAATTTTGCTATCAGGATGCTTTTATTAGAAAAAGGAATAAAATTCAAGATAGTATCCCCTATGTCTCTTAAGTTATTCGCTACTAATAATGCCGGAGCTTCCAAAGAAGAGATGTCCTGGGCATGGAAGCTTTTGGATCGAGAAATGAACGACATTGATAAAATAAAAATAGACGACCTTGCGGACGCCTATTTCTTATGTCGATATGAATAAGAATTATATTATAAAATCTGTGTAAGATATTCCTTTGATAATCTTATTTTCTTCCGGAATTTCTTTCAGTGCATCGTGTACAGCATTCCACATCTCGATAATTTGAGGTCGTGTATCGGAAAACGGATCAAACTCTGACATTTCTTTATTTTCTAAAATTTCTTTGACTTCCGGCATCGAATCGGACAATTTTTCATATAGACACAATAGATCTTTTGGTGTCCGAATATTATCTAAATCGTAAGCCATAATCGGATTGTCATCCATTACTTTCCGACCTGAACATAAATTATAAACAATACCAGAGCACTCCGTTATTTTATGGCGAACCGTACCAACCATATAATTACCACCATCGATTAGCAAGCAATGTCCGATTTTGATATTTTTTATAGCCTCTTCTATGCTGTCAAATTTGTCGGACATTTCAAAATATCCGGATCTAATACAATCCTTTTTGATATCATCCGATTTTCCTTCTAAACAAGCAAACTTTATATCATAGTTTTCTATTTCACGACTTATATTTTTCTTCGCTATATCTAATACAGATTGGAAATTGCATATTTTTTGTATATTAGAAATTTGATGCATATTAAAATTTTTATTCTATTGGTCTATTAAAAATATCCTCCACTTCATGTAAATTATTGACTAAAGTTTTAAGATTCAATTCATCATACGACAATATCAGTATAGCCCCCATAAGCTTTCCTTGATAATATAAATTATAAGTATACACCCAAGATATATTCTGATTCTGAGAAGCCATTCTATATAACTTCGGATCCACACTCTCAAATTCTTTAAAAGAACAATACATGAACTGCTGTTTTGTAAAATCGGGATTGTCAAATATATCGTATTTAAATATATGTTCGTCTTTAAGAGGATTAATATCTATATACGGTACCCCGTCTTGATATATATCCATGGTTACATCAAACTTATAGAATGGGAATGCTGAGGCTACATTTTCAGAACCGTTATGATATTCAATCAAATATATATATTGACATCCCGTTTCTCGAAGTATTGATCTAAGTTTTTGTTTTACCATTGTATATGTCTCTTGGCTCTCAATTAACTTATTTTCATGATCCATTTCCTCTTGAGTTATGGTCTGTTCTATTGATTCCGGTACAACCTGGCGAATTTTATTATCTACGACATATACTGTGGTTAAAATCGCGGCAGTTACAAATAAAATAATGATAACCGCCTTTTTACCATACTCTTTTACAATCTCTAAAGCCCATGTGCCGTATTCTTTAAGCCACCCTAATATAGTTGTCCACATTCCTTTTTTCGATGTTCATTTATTTTATAAATAATATGTGCAATTCACATATTCTATGTTCTATATTGGATAAACTCGTTGCCCGGTATTTCTGCCGTTGACAAACCAGAATTCCACCGGACCTTCATCCGGCATAATCACGGTTCTTATATAAGGTACATTGGTTCTGTAATTTTTAAATATAGCCAAATGATCTTTCATGAGTTGATAATTTTCGGATTGCAATCTCATATCCGTTCGGATATCGGCGATAGCATCAGCAATCCTACCCATTGCCCCGGCTATGGTTTCATAATCATCCCCACCATCTATGGTTATAGCGTACGATGTAGCATTAGGGGTGGATACCACCCGAGTCATCAATCTCACAGACCACCCGGTACCTTGCCCAAAAATATCTTCATTGGAAACATATTTTGTTACCTGATTTTTAAAAGGCACCACCCCTGGAGTATCTTGGTTTTCAGTATCAAAATATTCCATATTGATAGGTCCTGTAAAATATATACCAACCGGTCGATTATAGTGCAAACATACCGGACCATCTTCCAAATCCAAATCATTATATACATCATAAAAAACAATTATACAATTAAATGTAAATTCTTTGTTTTTCCCTATAACTTCTTCATCTAAGATATGGGGCGTTCTCATAACCGGATATTTTCTCTTCCCTAATTTATAACTACCACCCTCATCGGATCTAGGTTTTTCATCAATTCCACCGTTATTAATAGGATAAGCTGCTTTTGTCCACCCAATTATCACTTGACTATAATCATAATCACCTTCATGACTCAAATCGAATTCACTTACCGGACCATCTTTGCCTTTAATCAGACTATCAGTTAATTCGTAAGCCATTTTATCATCGGATGGAGATATATAACAATATATATCATCATAATTCATGCCATCCGCCTGACGATTTGAATGAATATTAATATCTCCCACAAATTTAAGTTCCTCAAAGGTCTCAAAAGACCCGTTCGATGTGGTTATTTGAGATCTATTGATTAGCCCCCAATCTTCTAAGGATTTCCACAATAGTTGAGTAGCATATCCATCTTTGAGATTTTCTCCATCATCTTCATCCCAATACATTTCTTTATTTTCTACATCATACCCTAAAACTTCTTTAGCTAAACATACGGAATTTTCATAATATGATTGAAGATATTGGGAAATATATCTGTTTAAATTTTGGACGGAATATGGATCTTCTTCAGATGATTCGTGATGCTCCATATAATCCGCAAATTCGTCAAGATTCAACTCCAGTGCGGCAAATCTAGATGGTATAACCCGATACGAGCCTCCGGCGGCTTCCGCTTTGGTCAGATCGTCGGCATATTGGGAAAATAAGAAAAATTCTCCGGTATCGTTAGATAGTGGTTTAAAAATATTACATCTCATAATAACATATACAATTATATTTCAAATAATACTCTTCATACGAGCTATAAATTTCCATGATATTGATTTCGTCTACTATTATTTCATTAGTATAAAATATTTATAATGTATAAAACAGATCAATACATATCTAAGGTACTTCGTGTCCCGACTCCGTTTGACAGATATGACGATGCTATAGCATGGTTAGATAAATTTACTAAACATGAAATAGGGCAGATAGTGGAGGTTATGTATGATGATCAAACAGATAACATAGATTCTGTACATGCTATTGTAGCCATAGGCACTAAAAACTGGTATGAAGCCGCTGGGGGTTCTATCAACGGAATAGATACTTCTGATCAAAATATTGCTAATTCCGAATCTGATATCTGTGGTCCTCAATACTATGACATTATTGGAGGAGCTCAAATAGGTCCTCCCGGTGCACAAGGTATACAGGGTTTACGTGGTCTCAAGGGAGACAAGGGAGACAAGGGAGACAAGGGAGACAAGGGAGATAAAGGAGCGGACGGTCCCGCAGGTCCTCTAGGTCCTACCGGTCCTAAGGGAGACAGAGGGGATAAAGGAGATAAAGGAGATAAAGGAGATAAAGGAGATAAAGGTAATGATGGTCCTAAGGGTGATAAAGGAGATAAAGGAGATAAAGGAGATAAAGGAGATAAAGGCAATGATGGACCTAAGGGTGATAAAGGAGACAAAGGAGATGTTGGTGATCAAGGTGTGCAGGGTCCGCAGGGTCCGCAGGGTCCGCAGGGTGCTGATGGAAATGTGTTTTTAATACAAGGCATCCAAGGATTAAGAGGAACCTCCGGATATCCGGGTATGGTCTTAATAGGGGTTGTGGGTAATGACGGATATGTTGGCATACAGGGCACTCAAGGAACAGCCGGTATTATCGGCATAACAGGTACTCAAGGAACAGCTGGAACTCAAGGATTGCAAGGTGCACAAGGGGGCATAGGTACACAGGGGGGCATAGGTACACAAGGGACTATGGGTATAACAGGTGTTCAAGGACTCATTGGTATACAAGGCACTATGGGATCCCAAGGCGATGAAGGATATGCGGGGTTGCAGGGAATTCCTGGCCTGCAGGGTGCCCGCGGACCATATTCGGAAAGAGGTTTGCAAGGGACTACCGGGGATACCGGTTATAAGGGAACCAGAGGTGTATCCGGAGCGGCGGGAGCTCAAGGTGAGGCAGGTATCCGGGGTACGCAAGGAATACAAGGGCCTCCCGGGTTAATAGGGCATTATGGTACGCAAGGAACCCAGGGTTCGGCTGGTGGGGAAGGATTGCCGGGAGTTCCCGGGGTTCAGGGATCTCAAGGACCGGCTGGAGAAGGTGGATATCGAGGAACACAAGGAATTGGGGGAGATGGAGAAACCGGATATCAAGGTTATCGAGGTACACAAGGAGAGCCGGGTTCTCAAGGATCGCTGGGGGACCGCGGCACACAGGGATTATATGGTCAGACAGGAGAAGACGGGTTTTCCGGAACATTAGGTGTGCGGGGATCCCAAGGATCACAAGGTATCCAAGGAGATAGAGGTTTGCAAGGTACACAAGGCACTACCGGATCTACCGGCTATCAAGGTACCAAAGGCACGCAAGGTGGAGATGGAAATAGAGGCGTGCAAGGCGATAGAGGATCGCAAGGAGTACGAGGCACTACCGGATCTACCGGTTATTCGGGCACTAAAGGTACACAAGGTGGAGATGGAAATAGAGGTACACAAGGCGATAGAGGATCGCAAGGAGTACAAGGCACTACCGGATCTACAGGCTATCAAGGTACTAAAGGTACGCAAGGTGGAGATGGAAATAGAGGAGTGCAAGGCGATAGAGGATTGCAAGGTGAGCAAGGCACTACCGGATCTACAGGCTATCAAGGCACCAAAGGTACGCAAGGTAGAGACGGAGTTAAAGGTGTACAAGGCGATAGAGGATTGCAAGGTGAGCGAGGCACTACCGGATCTACAGGCTATCAAGGCACCAAAGGTACGCAAGGTAGAGACGGAGTTAAAGGTGTACAAGGCGATAGAGGATCGCAAGGTGAGCAAGGCACTACCGGATCCACAGGCTATCAAGGCACTAAAGGTACGCAAGGTGGAGATGGAAATAGAGGCGTGCAAGGAGATATAGGAGCTCAAGGTACACAAGGCACTACCGGATCTACCGGTTATTCGGGCACTAAAGGTACACAAGGTGGAGATGGAAATAGAGGTACACAAGGTGATAGAGGAGCTCAAGGCGTGCAAGGCACTACCGGATCTACCGGTTATCAAGGTACTAAAGGCACGCAAGGTGGAGATGGAAATAGAGGCGTGCAAGGAGATAGAGGATCGCAAGGTGTACAAAGCACTACCGGATCCACAGGCTATCAAGGCACTAAAGGTACGCAAGGCGGAGATGGAGTTAAAGGTGTACAAGGAGATAGAGGATCGCAAGGAGTACAAGGCGCTACCGGATCCACAGGCTATCAAGGCACTAAAGGTACGCAAGGTGGAGATGGAAATAGAGGCGTGCAAGGCGATAGAGGATTGCAAGGTGAGCAAGGCACTACCGGATCTACAGGCTATCAAGGTACTAAAGGTACGCAAGGTGGAGATGGAAATAGAGGCGTGCAAGGCGATAGAGGATTGCAAGGTGAGCAAGGCACTACTGGATCTACCGGCTATCCAGGCACTAAAGGTACGCAAGGTGGAGATGGAGTTAAAGGTGTACAAGGAGATAGAGGATCGCAAGGAGTACAAGGCACTACTGGATCTACCGGCTAT